TTTTTCTCCTATTATAGTATAAAGAATATAGCATAAATGGGTGGTGGTCTTCTTCAACTTGTCGCTTATGGTGCTCAGGATGTTTATTTAACTGGTAATCCCCAAATTACTTTCTTCAAAGCGTCTTATCGTCGTCATACTAATTTTGCTATTGAAGCGATAGAACAAACTTTTAATGGTAATGTTGGATTTGGTTCTCGTGTTACTTGCCAAATTTCACGAAATGGTGATTTAATAAATCGTGTTTATTTGCAATTAAATTTAACAAATACAAATGCTGATGCTTATTGTAAATATTTTGGTTTACGTGTAATTAACTATGTTGAAATTGAAATTGGAGGACAAAAGATAGATAAACATTATGCTCATTGGTTATATATATGGAATGAACTTTCTCTTCCTAAATCTAAACGCGATGGTTATAATGAAATGGTTGGTGCTTATGGTGGTGGTGTTAATTCAGTTGTTACTGGTAAAGCATCAATCAAACCAACTTTATATGTTCCATTAGAATTTTGGTTCTGTCGCAATGTTGGTCTCGCTCTTCCTTTAATTGCTCTCCAATATCATGAAGTAAAAATAAATATTAATTTTGAAACTCAAGATAATTTAAAATATAGTAGTACTTCTAATGAATCTCCAACTTTTACTGCTTCTTTATGGGTTGATTATATTTTCCTTGATACTGATGAACGTCGACGATTTGCTCAATTATCACATGAATATTTAATTGAACAATTACAATTCACTGGTGAAGAAGCAGTATCTAGCACCAATATTAAGGCAAAATTAAATTTCAATCATCCTTGTAAAGAATTAGTATGGTTTTTAAGAAATAGTGTCAATAATAACAATAACTGGTTCAATTATACAACTAAAATAAATAGTGTTAGTAATGATGATTTTGGAACTGATACCTTACAAAAAGATTTAATGTATGATGGTTTAACCAGTTCATCAGGTATGGCAGAAGTTCTTTATCCCTCAAATCCTGTTATCAAAGCTAAATTAGTGTTAAATGGAAATGATCGCTTTGCTGAACGCACTGGTAATTATTTTAACACTGTTCAACCATTCCAACATCATGAAAATATACCCGCTAATGCAGGTATCAATGTTTATTCATTTGCTCTTAAACCAGAAGAACATCAACCATCAGGAACTCTTAATATGTCTCGCATAGATACTGCTGTATTAAATTTAACTGTTTTTGATAGAACTGAAGCATTAGCAAATATAACTGTAACTCCTGGCAAATACGAATATTCTAAATCTTCATTATATGTTTATGCCACTAATTATAATGTTCTCCGTATTCTTTCAGGTATGGGTGGTTTAGCATACTCTAATTAGATTTTACTATTTCTTTTTTTTTCTCCTATTATAGTATAAAGAATATAGCATAAATGGGTGGTGGTCTTCTTCAACTTGTCGCTTATGGTGCTCAGGATGTTTATTTAACTGGTAATCCCCAAATTACTTTCTTCAAAGTTGCATATCGTCGTCATACCAATTTTGCTATTGAAGCGATAGAACAAACTTTTAATGGAACTGCTGCATTTGGTTCCCGTGTTACTTGTCAAATAACACGAAATGGTGATTTAATAAATCGTGTTTATTTACGTGCATCTTTCAATAATACAAATACAACTGCTACTGGTGCTACTGCAGAGAACAATGGTGTTGCATTAGTTCCCTATTTTGGTCTTAAATTATTAAAATCTATTGAATTAGAAATTGGTGGTCAACGTATTGATAAACATTATGCTGAATGGTTATATATATGGAATGAATTATCATTACCTGCTGGAAAACGTGATGGTTATTATTTAATGGTTGGTGGTGATAAATATAATCATTCTATTTATGTACCTGCTCAATGTTCTTATCGCGTTCATGTTCCTCTTGAATTCTGGTTTTGTCGTAATGTTGGTCTCGCTCTTCCTTTAATTGCGCTCCAATATCATGAAGTAAAAATAAATATTGAATTTGAGTCTGCTAGCAATTTAGTGGATAAATCTGCGAATTATTGTGATAAAGCATTTTTCTTAAAAAGTTCTACAGGTGGTAATGTAGCATCTCTTCCTCTTCTTAATTCTGCTTTAACTAATTCTACTGCTGATAAAATAAGTTTAAGTGAAGTTGCTTTATTTGTTGATTATATTTTCCTTGATACTGATGAACGTCGCCGATTTGCTCAATTATCTCATGAATATTTAATTGAACAATTACAATTTACTGGTAGTGACACCATTTCAGGAAGTACTACTGTAAAAAGCATTCGAATGAATTTCAATCATCCTTGCAAAGAATTAGTATGGTATGTTAAACCAGACAAAGCGTCTGATGCAACTGCTGATCTTTATTGGAATAACTTTAGCACCCGTAATGGTGACAATAATATGTTCTTGGGTGAAAATCCAATCACTTCTGCTAAAATACAATTAAATGGTAATGATCGTTTTGCTGAACGTGTAGGAACTTATTTCAATCTTGTTCAACCTTATCAACATCATGAAAATACTCCTGATTATTTCCATGAAGGAATAAATGTTTATTCATTTGCCATAAAACCCGAAGAACATCAACCATCTGGATCATTAAATATGTCTCGTATAGACACTGCCATATTATCTGTTTCATCTTCAAAAGCAGGAAATATATTCATATATACTACCAATTATAACGTTCTTCGTATTCTTTCAGGAATGGGTGGTCTTGCTTACTCTAATTAAAAAAAACAATTAGTTTTGAGATTTCCATTTTCTAATTCTTCTTTTTTCTTTTTATTACTTAAAGATATTCGTAATAATTCAATTTCTCTTTGACTTGCCATTTTTTGCATTTTAATATCATGTTCAACTTTAATTTTATTAAACTTAAGAATATCTCCATTTCTTATATTTTCAAAAATACTAATATCTTTAATTTCTTTATTATATTCTTCAATTGTATCTTTTAATTTTTCATATACTTCATCAGTTAATATATTATTAATTTTATGAAATTTAATTAAATCACGTTGTTTATCATATAAATTCTTATAATTAAATAATGTATCATGAATATTTTTTAATTTGTCCATATTTTCCCTGTAACTTTTAAATTTAACAATTGAACTTAAAATAGTTAGAATAGTGCTTAATGATAATGACAATACATTTATAATTAATGATACTGTTTCTTGTGAAATAAATTTTTTTATACTTGATCCTTCATATTGAGTATCATAATTAACTATTGTTAATCTAATTGCTTCTATAAATGTAATAATAACTGATAAAATTAATATTGATAATGATATCTTATTAAATCTAAAATATATAATATCATATTTAGTTGAAACTATATATAATTGATTTGTTATTTTCAATTTACTATCTTTTATCATTTGTAATAATTTATCTGCTTTGTCTAAATTACCATCAACTATATCGCCAGTTTGTGATCCTTGAATTACTGTTACCAATTGTGCACTTGTTGAAGGATTTCGTAATGGTATATCTATAAAAACTTTATCATTTACTGGATCAATTTTAGGAGATTCATCATTATTCATAAAAATTTTATCTTGTTCTTCTTTTTCATCAGGATTACTCAACATCTCTTTATTATCTCATACGATAATATTTTTATCTAATATATCAATTATTATTTCATCATTATTATTTTTAATATCACTATTTACTTGAATTGGATTATTCATAACAACTTCATCAGTATTTACAGCAACCTCATCAGTATTCACTGCAACCTCATCAGTATTCACTGCAACCTCATCAGTATTTGCAACAACTTCATCAGTATTTGCAACAACTTCATCAGTATTCATAATAACTTCATCAGTATTCACTGCAACCTCATCAGTATTTGCAACAACTTCATCAGTATTCATAATAACTTCATCAGTATTCACTGCAACCTCATCAGTATTTGCAACAACTTCATCAGTATTCATAATAACTTCATCAGTATTTGCAACAACCTCATCAGTATTTGCAACAACTTCATCAGTATTCACTGCAACCTCATCAGTATTTGCAACAACCTCATCAGTATTTGCAACAACTTCATCAGTATTTGCAACAACTTCATCAGTATTTGCAACAACTTCATCAGTATTTGCAACAACTTCATCAGTATTCACTGCAACCTCATCAGTATTTACAGCAACTTCATCAGTATTTACAGCAACTTCATCAGTATTTACAGCAACCTCATCAGTATTCATAACAACCTCATCAGTATTCATAACAACCTCATCAGTATTCATAACAACCTCATCAGTATTTACAACAACTTCATCAGTATTTACAGCAACCTCATCAGTATTATTTAATGGTGTTTCATTGACAAAAGCAAGGTCACTTATCATAGTTACTATAAGTATATCTTATAATTAATAATAATAAAATTATTGATATTATAACGATAGTTAAATCTCTTAAATCAAAACATCTTTTAATTTTATCTTTTTTATTAAAAATAATATTTGATAATTTGATTGAATTACTTATTGCAGATTCTAATGATGTAAATGAATTTTTTTGTTTTCCATTATGTGTTCCTAATGAATAAATATTTTTAACTTTATTGCTGTTAAAGTCAAGATAATCATAGTTAGGTATTTTAACAAATGCACATTCATTTGCATGCCATTGTTTCTTTTTAGTATCAAAATAGTTATTATTAAATATTAAAGTAGGTCTTGGAATATTTTTATAAATTAATCGTAATTGTTGATATACTTCTTCAAATAATTCTTCTTCTGAACATTCATTTGCTGTTTTATCAATATATCTACCTTTAACATCTGTTAAAACAATTGCACAAGAAATAACAGTTTTAGATTTTCTTTCTTTAAATTTCATTATTTCAGTCATATTATCAGCAATAAGAAACCATTCAGTTTTAGTATTAAAAACATTTAAATCATTTTCTAAATTTAATTCATAGTCCCAATGTAAAGTCAATGTTATAGATTCTAAATATTCAGTTTTTTCAACATAATCTTCTTTTAATTCAAATGCTTCTTTTAATCCTTTAATTTTATATTGATTTATTGGTGGAATTGCAAAAATAAATTTTTTTCCTTTAATTGATCTTCCATCTTTTAAAATAACTGATTCAACCTTATTTTTATTATTATCAAAAAAACTTATTTCAGCAACTGGTGAATTTAACAAAAAATCAACTTTTTTTTCTTTATAAAGATATTGATACCAATAATTAAATAATGCTTCATCATTTGGTTTTTTTGGTATATAAATCGAATATAAAAAAGTTTGTATTGTTGTATTAATAAAATTATTGAGAGAAATCATTTTACTATTACCACCATCAATTGAACTACATAAAAAATCAATATTTATCATTGCTTCTTTTGAAAAATTATTAAATACCATATAATCATACATACTTATGTTAATTCCATGTTTATTGTCAAATAAAACTAATATAAAATCTCTTGCAAATGATAAGAAATCAAAAAACCCTAACATTTTATCTTGAAAAACTGATTTGAATAAAACTGAAAATATTGAATATTTTTTGCCAAAAAGTTCTTTAAAATCGAGTTTCATAGATTTAAGTAAACTTATAAAATTAACATAATTGCCAATATAAACTCTTGGTCCATGTTCACAAAAATAAAATTCATCATTATGTTTTTTTCTGTTTACTTTATGACATCCACCAATAACATTATCTTTTTCAATTATTATTATTTTTTCATTTGGATTATGTTTTTTAGCATAATTAGCAAATGCCAATCCTGCAGGACCAGCACCAATAATTACTGAATCATATATCATCTCTCTTAATAATAATTAATTTTTCTTTTTAATATTAACTTTAATTTTATTTTTATTTTTAACAAAAACAGAAGGATCATATGGTTCTTCTTCCTCCTCATCCTCATAAAACAAAGTATTTTCCTTCCTTTCTTTTTCTAATGCACATAAATTCCATAATTCAGGTGTACATAATTTAAAATCTTTTTCTTCTGCTTTATACCATTTAACTTGATCCTCTAATTTATTACTTTGAACCTTATTATCAATAACTAAACATTCATAATTATCTGTACATTTATCCATGACATTACAAAATGTTTCAAAATTATTAAAAATACCAGCATAATGTTGATAAATCTTTTCTCTTTCTTTAATTAAATTATTTTTAAAAATAAAAACATAATCAATATTTGCACGTAATATAGGTGGAAGTCCTAAACAATATTGCATTGTAATTAAAAAGAAAATTTTATAATGTCTTCCATTCATAAAAATACTTCTTATATTTTTATCTGTTGGCCATTTTTTATCATAAAGACAATCATCTAAAATTAAAAATGCTCGACTATCAATTTCAGATGAACCATATTTCTTTAATTGTTCCCCTTTTTGTTTATTTATATTAATTTGTCTTTCTAAAAACTTCTTAATAATATCAGGTTCATATTCGTCATAAATAAGCATATTAGGAACAAATTTTTCAAAATAATTGTTTGCTGTTTCAGTAGGACTTATAACTATTCCAACAGGTAAATCTCTGTGATAACTTAAAATATCTTTCATACAATAGGATTTACCAGTATTACGTTTTCCAATAAATACAACTACCGAATCACTCTTAATACTTGAAGGGTCAAATTTACGTAATTCTAATTTCATTTTAATAAATTATTATACTAATATTAATTATAATAATGCGTATATTTATATATAATTAATCATCTATTTATTATTAGAAATCAAAATGGAATATTATATAATTTCATTAATTACATCTATTATCATATTCATAATAATTCAAATGGTAGAATATAATAATCATAAAAAAAATTTAGAAAATGAAGAAAATATTTATGAAGAAGAACCTTATAATTTATTTAAAATTTCAAATATTTTATTATTTTTAATTATTTATTTAGTTTTTACAATTGGATTTTTTTATTTAAAACCTTCACTTCCTTCATTTTTAAATTTTAGTTTACTTGCCAATGATAATTCACAATCTGGTGGTAACAACGGAAATGGAAATAATGGCAATACAAATGTGAGTGAAGAAATAGATCCAACAGTTATATCAAAAATAACTGATAACTTTGAAACAGGTTTTGCACCATTTAATAGTGATGATGATTCATTAAGTTCAATGAGTTCTAATGAGAACTCTTAAATTATTTTATTAATAATTTCATTATATGTAAAATCATAAATACGTGTTGATGGTGCTTTTTCATAATTATCACCAATAGTATCATTATGAATAATTTTATCTATTTTAATATCTAAATCAAATAAATCTGCCATAATTATTGCAAAAATTAAATATATTGAATATAAATAAATTACAATAAAAATATCTCTTAAATCAAAATTAAGATAATTAGGAAAGAAATGTAAAAGTGGTAAAAATTTCATTATAAATAAAATAAAAGAATATCTTAAAATATTAGTTTTATTTATTTTATTTTTTTTTATTAATATAATCAATACTATTAAATTTTGTATAAATGTTATTAATAATGCAAATAAAGGACTTCCTTGTATTAATCCTATGCGATATAAAATAAACCAAATAAATACAATTGTTGAAAAAGCAACTTCATTTAACAACAATAATAAAACATTTTTAACATTTAATGTAATATTAGTCATTTTTATTTTATTTCTATTTACACCAATTAAAAAGATTTAAGGAATTAAATATAATCATTAATGACATTTAAATTTATAAAATAAAAATGATAATCGACGACTATTTAGATAAGGAAATTGAATATAAAAATAAATATGGTGAAAATACATTAATTTTGATGCAAGTTGGTTCTTTTTATGAGTTATATTCAATTGTTGAAAATTGTCCTTTTATATATAAAATAGGAGATATATGTAATATTCAGATATCACGCAAAAATAAAGCGATAAAAGAAGTTTCAAAAAATAACCCCTTGATGGCAGGATTTCCAACATGGGCATTGGAAAAATTTCTTCAAATTTTATTACAAAACAATTATACAATTGTTAAAATTGATCAAATAACACAACCACCTAATCCTGAAAGAAAAATTACAGATATAATAAGTCCATCTACAAATATAAATATTACTTCTAGAAAAAGTAATTATATTTTAGTTTTTTATTTTGAGGAAATTGCAGGATTATTAATGGTTGGTATAAGTGGTGTTGATTTAACAACAGGTAAATCATTTATATATGAAAATGGAACTTCTAAATCAGATCCTCAATTTACATTTGATGAATGTTTCAGAATTTTAACCACCTATAATCCAACAGAAATATTATTATTATCGGATAAAATAAGCGATAGTAATAAACAACAAATTTTATTGATTATTAATGGTAATTACTTAATTCATGCAAAATGGGAAAATTATGAATTAAATACTCATATGAAAAAACTAGAATATCAAACTAAAATACTTGAAAAAGCATTTGAAAATAATTCAATGCTTTCTATTATTGAATATTTAAATCTTGAAAAATATTCAATTGGTCGTTTAAGTTTTTGTTGTCTTCTTCAATTTGCATATGATCACAATTCTGAAATTATTAAGGAATTAAATTTACCTGAATTACTTGAAAATTCACAAACATTAACAATTGAATATAATAGTTCTTTACAATTAAATATTATTAGTCATAATGATAATGAACGACCATTATTGGAAATTTTAAATAGATGTTCCACAGCATTTGGTTCAAGAAGATTTAAAGAAAGACTTTTAAATCCAATAAATAATAAAGATGAATTAAATAAGAGATATCAAAAAATTGAAGAAATATTAAAAGATAATAAATTTAAAATAATAAATAAAAACTTAAATAATATTATTGATTTAGAAAGAGTAAAAAGAAAAATTCTTTTGAATAAATTAAATCCTTCTGAATGGGGATCTATTATTAATTCATTAGAAAGTGCTATTGAAGCATTTAAAGTAATTGATGATAATGAAACTATATCTATTATTGATCAAATTTTAAATGATCTTCAAATATTAAATGTTGATGAATGTTCAAAATATAATCTTAATGATATTAAAAGTAATATTTTTTTAGAAGGATATTCGGATAAATTAGATAAATTAACAAAAATATATAAGGAAAATTATGAATCTTTGGAAAAAATCATAGAATTTATAAATAATATTGATGATTGTATATGTAAATTAGATTTCAATTCAAATGAAGGATATTATATAACAATAACAAAAAAAAGATTTGAAAATGCATTAAAGAAAAATAAAAGTTATATGAGTAAATTTGAAAAAAAACTAACATCAAATAATAGTAATTATAAATTAGTTTCAAATGAAATTAATGAAGCATCAAAAATAATAGAAACAACTTTAAATGAAATACAAATTAGTGTTACTAAAGAATATTTTAAATTTTTAGAATCTTTTTTGAATAAAAATAAAAATAATTTATTTATTATAATTAACAATTTAATTGATTTAGATATAAATAGTTGTAATGCACGTAATGCATTTGATTATTGTTATTATAAACCACTAATAGATAATGAATCAAATAACTCATATATAAATGCAGAAAATTTAAGACATCCTATAATTGAAAGAATTTCAACGGATGTTGAATATATTGGTAATGATATTTCTCTAAATCAATCTGGAATTTTATTATTTGGTATAAATTCATCTGGTAAAAGTTCATTTATGAAGGCAATTGGACTATCAATTATAATGGCACAAGCAGGTATGTTTGTTCCTGCAACTGTTTTTAAATTTACTCCTTATAATCACATTATGACACGTATTTGTGGTAATGATAATATTTATAAAGGAATGAGTAGTTTTGTTGTTGAAATGACTGAATTAAGAAATATTCTTCAACGTGCTAATAAAAATAGTTTAATTATAGGTGATGAAATTTGTTGTGGCACTGAAGCAATATCTGGTTTATGTATTGTATCATCTGCTATAAATGAATTAATAAATAAACGTTCATCTTTTATTTTCACAAGTCACTTACATGAATTAACATCAATATCATTATTAAAACCAAAAATAGGAAATGAATTAATAGTATGTCATATGCATATTGAAATTATAGATGATAAAATTATTTATGAAAGAAAATTAAGAGAAGGTCAGGGATCAAATATTTATGGTATTGATGTTTGTAAATCATTGGATCTTCCTTTAAGTTTCATGAAAAATGCTGAATTGATTAAAAAAGAACTTCAAGGAATAAATAATACAATTGTAAATACTAAAACATCGAATTATAATTCTAATATTTATATTGATCTTTGTCAAGTTTGCAAACTAAACAAGGGAACAGAAACACATCATATTAATTATCAAATTAATAGTGATAAAAATGGTAAATTTGAAAATTTTAATAAAAATGCTCAACATAACTTAGTATGTATATGTGAAGAATGTCATAAAAAAGAACATAATGGCGAAATAGGAATAATAGGTTATAAACAAACAAATAAAGGAGTTAAATTAGAAATAGAAAAAACAGCAAGAATATTTAATTTAATAAAAAGAGGTAAAAATAATTGGTTTTCACGAAAAAAAATAAATGGCAAATTTGAAATAACAACACCCGAAGAAATAATAATATTTTATAATAAGCAAACTAAAAGTCAAATTAAAGATATTGATGATTTAGAAATCGAAAATAAATTTTATGATCCAACACTTAATTAATTTTTACGCGATTTTATTTCTTTACCTATTTTTCCATCCGCTTTAACACATCTATTTGTTAAAGGATTATAAACTTTACCAGGAGGACATTCTTTTTCAGGTGCTTTTGGTGCTTTAGCAGGTGCTTTAGCAGGTGCCTTTGGTGCTTTAGCAGGTGCTTTTGGTGCTTTAGCAGGTGCCTTTGGTGCTTTAGCAGGTGCCTTTGGTGCTTTAGCAGGTGCCTTTGGTGCTTTAGCAGGTGCTTTTGTTTTTTTAACTTTAGGTGTTGGTTCTTCATCTTCTTCTTGTATTTTTCTTAGATTTCTCACCTTTCTAACTTTAGGTGTTGGTTCTTCATCTTCTTCTTGTATTTTTCTTAGATTTCTCACCTTTCTAACTTTAGGTGTTGGTTCTTCTTCTTCATCTTCTTGTATTTTTCTTAGATTTCTCACCTTTCTAACTTTAGGTATTGGTTCTTCATATTCTTCTTCATCGATATCTTCAATTATTTGGTCAAGTTGTGGTTTAGTTTTAATATTAATTTTTTTATGTGTTTTTAATTCTGGAGATGATTTTTGATTTTCTGATATTGTAGTTAATTTTTGATAATTTTGATATTTCTTTTCTTTTTTTATTGGTTGAAGAATTGGATTGTATTTTTCGGAAATCATTGGTTTTCTACCTGTTTTAGTAACTAAAGGAGTGTTTGGAAATAATTGATGTAATACTTTTTTATTTGTATCGGGAAAAGCGTCAAGTATTTCTTGATTAAATTCAGGTTCTTGATATTCATAGGTTTTAGCATATTTTGATTCTTGACCAAATTTATAAGAAGGATTAGTTTTAAAAGGAGGAGATATTTTTTTATTTTCAGATACTACACCTGTTTTTTTAATATTTTCTATTAATTCTTGAATTTCTTTTTTTGTTTTTTGTGAAGATTTTTTAGGTTTCGGTTCAGGTTTAGTTTTAGGTTTTGTATATTCATTTATAGCATTAGAAATACTATAAATACCTTTAATTATTTTTTGTCCAAATGTTTCAGGTTCTGCGGGTTTTACAGGAACTGGTTTAACAACTGGTTTTTGATATTGTGCTAAATTTACAACCTTTTTTATAGGTGAATTTATCACTGGTTTATATTTATTTAAATGAACTTCTTCTACTGTTTTTAATTTTAATTGTTTAGTTCCTAACTTTTTGACATTTTTAGATGGTGATGGTTTGATCTTAGTATATTCTTGTTTTAATAATTTCATTGGTTGTTTTTTTTGCTTTTTATTGTAACCTAATTTTTCAACAACAGAACCATACACATTTTTAATCGTATCCATATTCTAATTATAATAAATTATTATAAAAATTATTGTACCAAATCCAAAAAAAATCTATTGAATCTATTTGTTCACTTTTATGACGGATTATAGTATTATTTTTTGTTGTTTCAAAACCATATACTATATATCTGTCATTTTCAACTCTCAATGATATTGTTATGAATTTATCTTGATTATAAATAGAAAATCTTATTTCAGTATCAGTTAAGTAATAAATATCCTTATATGGACTATCTCTATATGATACTTGTTTAAAAATTTCTCTTAACATTTATTATTAGATAATAATAAATAATAATAAAATTTTATATATTTGAAAAAAAAATTGATTTAATTTAAAAATAACTATAATTATATTATAGTCATTACAATGATTACATATAATTATATTATTCCAAAGATGTTGGAACCTGCAACAGCAAGTATAGCAATATATTTATTGGCAAAAACACCTTTGGATATTAATAGAAACCATAAGATAATTCTTCGACGTCCTTATCATGTAAAAAGGAAGGTTTGCAAATGGATACTTCATAATAGAAACGAACTCACTGAAAGATTTATTGATGAAACCAGTGATTATTTAATAGATGTATTAAATTTAGTAAAAATAATTAAATTTAACCCTTCTATATTTGTTATGATTTATATAATGTTATTAATTATAGTTATAGTTTTTTAACAATTTAAAACAATTGGATTTATTTTTATTATGTCAGAATTTTCCGCAATAGGTGCAAGTAATGTTGAATCTAATCGATCTTTATATGCATTGTCTCTCTTTACGTGAGATGTTATATTATCTTCTGTTATAGGTAATGGTGTTGTTTGATATATTTTTCCAATATTTCTTAATGGTCCACAAGTTTCTTGTATATCATATTGGCGTTTAATTCCCATATTAATATCTTTTTTATCAACTGTTTTAAAATTACCTGCACCATTTGGTTTAAATTCAGATGCTTTTTGTTGCATTAATTCTCTAGTTCCATCTATTTCTGCATTCATTTCCGCTTCACGATCAGGAGGAATAAAAGTAACAGCACTTTTTAACCCGCCATTATATTCAATATGTGAATATTGTCTTTGTGTATTTTTATTATCAACTTCTTTAATTACATATCCACCTATAATACTATTCAATAAACCTCCTATATATCCGAATTGATTTGGATTTGAATTAACAGTTGTTTCTTTTACAGTTGTTTTTGCTACTATAGAAGGATCATATACATATGTACTTTTATATCTTACATTATTAATATTACGTGTATTATCTTGTCTTGGTAATGTTTGTTTAACTGTTGTTCTTAATTTATCATTATTTTTTATATATGAAGATTCCATTAATCTTATATTACCTGTTGAATTATCATGAATAGTTGTTTCCTTGGTTGTTGTTTTAGCATTATCATATAAACCTGAATAAGTTTCTTTATCACCTGTTAAATTAAGATTTTCTGTGTCATGAATAGTTGTTTCTTTTGTAGTAGTTTTAGCATTGTCATATAATCCTGAATAAGTTTCTTTATCACCACTTAAATTAAGATTTTCACTATCGTGAATAGTTGTTTCCTTGGTAGTTGTCTTAGCATTATCATATAAACTCGAATATGTTTCACGATCACCACTTAAATTGAGATTATCACTATCGTGAATAGTTGTTTCTTTAGTAGTAGTCTTAGCACTGTCATATAATGCTGAATAGGATTCTTTATCACCACTTAAATTAAGATTTTCACTATCATGAATAGTTGTTTCCTTGGTTGTTGTTTTAGCATTATCATATAAACTAGAATAAGTTTCTTTATCACCTGTTAAATTAAGTTTTTCACTATCGTGAATAGTAGTTTCTTTGGTAGTAGTTTTAGCAGTATCATATAAACTTGAATAGGTTTCTTTATTACCTGTTAAATTGAGATTATCACTGTCATGAATTGTAGTTTCTTTTACAGTAGTTCTCATAATATGATTATCGGGATCATATGTTGTTTGTTTTTCAGGTATTTGAGGAACAGCATTACCATAAGAACGAACAGAATCTATAAAATATTCTTTCATAGTGATTTTTAGAGCATCTGTTATTGGTGCAACAACTGCTTTAATAATAGAAGTAAAATTGGCAACAGGTGTTTCTATTTTTGCTAATTCATGTTTTTCAGTATTATAAACCATTATAGATTTTTTACCATAATCTTCTTTGGGATTTATATATTCATCTTGAGTTTTTAATGGTCCATAATAATCCTTATGAGTTCCTATTCTTGTAGTATCTTTAAGATTTTCTTCTGGTCTCGCAGTATCCTTCTTTAAATAAGATTGACCTTTAAACCAATTTTCACAAGTTTGTTTATAAACAGTTTCAGGTTTATTTTTAGCAAAAGGAGTAACAAAACCTCTTTTATCAATTGGATTTTTAATTGGTCCTTGAACAGGAATTTCAAAAATAGAACATCTTTGATCTGTAGCAGGTCTTAATTCTTCTTTTGTTTTTGGTTGAACAAAATTACGAGTTTCTGATTGTTGATATCCGCCACTTGCCTGAGATGTAAAACCCATATTTAATCCTGGACCAACACGAATACTTTGAATTGGATTATAATTATTTTGTTTTTCTGTTAAATTTGTTCTATCTAATAAAAATTGACTAGGATCTGGAGCACCTCTTAAATAACTAGTATCAGTAGTAGGTTGAAAAAAGTTTTCAACTTCAGTTTTTCTTATTTTGAAATCATTATAACCAAATTTATCAATAAAATTAGGATTATTATTTAAATCAGTTGGTTGTGTTATACCTTTTGTTAAAAATTGTTGCATATTTCCATGTTTAAAATCCTGAACTCTAATTTTATTACCAGATAAACTATGAATATAATTATCGGTTTTATTATATTCTGAAGTTTCCATAAACATATCAGAATAAGCAGGTGATGGAACAACACCTGTCTGAAATGGATTTCTAGATTTTTCATATGATTTATTTGCTAAATCTAATTCATATTTTTTAGTTTGATTATAATAATCAGAATTATATATATTGTCCATAGATGGCATTTCATTTTTAATATAATCCATATCTCTACTATTATAGATAAATAACAAAAAAATAACTATAATAAAATAACAATTATAATTATGATTTAGAATAAATAAACCCAAAATCATAATAATCTAAATTATTAAATTCAATATCATGATCATTATCATCGTCTTCTCCTTGCATACTAAATTCATTTTCAGCGTCAGCATCTTTTTCTTCTTCAGTTTTTTCTTTATTTTTAAAAATTTCATTTTCATCAAAATCAGATAATTTATCTATATTTAAACCAAATTTTTTAAGATCTTTAATATTTTTCTTTTCATCAATTGATTTATTTTGATATTTCTGTAAAACCTTATTTTTATTATCTTCACGGAAATCATCAATATATTTCTTTATTTCATCTTTATTGGGCATTTTACAACCAAAAATTTCATTTATTTTTTTAACTATTTCTTTATTTATTTCAATAAACAATTTTTTATCTATATCAACATTTAAATAAGATTCTAATTTAGTGTTCTTTTTATTTTCAGGAAATGAAGGCAAACACATTGCTTTGATAATGATAATTGTTTGTATTTGAATTATTCTTACATTATTATCATCATTTATTATTGAATTTAAATTATCAAGAACAAGAATTGTTTTATTTATACGATTTATAATATTCATTGCTTTTGTATTTAAATGTTTATATAAAATTACAGAAATTGCAATTAATATTTGTCTATAATTTTTAAAATAAAAATAGTCTTTATTTCCATTAATTAATTTAAAAAAATCTTTATTAATTAAATTTAAAATTTCATTTACATTAAAATCATATGTTTCTTTTAATTTACTTCGTATATCATTTACATTTGTTTTAGTTAAAATAGTAGTATCATCTAATTCATTAAACCATTTTTCTAAAGGAATATCATAAATAGGATATTCAAAACTTTCATATTTAATACCAATAAAATTAGTTTTTTTTTGAATTTTTTCAGGTTTTGATAAATAAAAACGTAAATATCTTTTTTTATTTAAAACACGATCACTTGAATATTTAGATTTTGCTTTTTCTAAATCAGTACGATTAGTTTTAAAAAACTTATCATTTGTAAAATCACTATCTATTTTTTCTAAACAACAACCTAATAAATATTTATGAATTTTTTTGAATTTTACTGATGGATAATATAAAAGGGATTCCATAAATGTATTAAAAAATTCATCATTGTCATATTTCTTTTCTTGTAAAAATTTAACTAGTTTTTTTTGTGCTTCATATCCCTTTTTTACTTTCATAACTTCTCCATTTTTTTCATCATATTCTTTAAACTTATTCAATTCATTTTTATAATTTTCATTTATTCTTTCCAATATTTTTGTTTTATATTTACCTTCAAATTCAATATATTCATTTAAATCAATTTCTTCATATTGTTCTTTGATGACATCTTTAAAAATACATGATATATAATGAAGTATTCCATCTTTTGCATCCATTTTATAAGGTGCACCATATTCATTCCATAAATCTATACAATTGACATATACAAAATCTTTTGCATATACTAATGTTTGTTCCAATAATTGTTGTTGTAATTCAATCGACCATTTACATATAACATCATACATCATATCAATAATTATATTTAAATATTCAACATTTGCTTCTATTAATTTATCATCACTATCATCTGAAGTTACGACATATTCAAATGTTTTTTGTGCTTCTTCTTTACAATAACTATCATCATATTTACCATTATATTTTTCACTAATAGTGATATATTTTTCAGGGATACCACCATAAATATTTAATAAATGTGTACATATTACATCTAAATTAATGGGAAGTCGACATCTTTTTTGTAATTCAAGTGAAAAAGGTAAAACATATTTTAATGCTTCAGCAAATCCTTTTTCATTTTTATATTTATTGTAATATTTATTTAATTCAATATTTTTATATTTTTCTTGTTCATCATAATCATCCATATCGTCATCAATAAGATTATCATCAGTATCATCAACATTTGAATTTTCATTTATAACCTTATTTTTAACGTCAACTTCAAAACCTTCATAATTACTTGTATCAGTTGCCATTTTAATTTCATGTTCGTCTTTTTCAAATTCAAAACTAATTTCATATAAATCTTTATAATTTGATTTTAATAAATTAAATTTATTTTCAAGTTTTTCAAAATGACGATTAATATCTTGCATATTATTTTTCAAATAATTTTCAAGTGCATTAGTGCAATTATCAATTGATAGGTTTTTTCTTATTTCTCTTAAATTTTTAATAATATCAGAATAATTATCATTATTGATATTTGCTATTAATAATGATAAATCTTTATAAATTGGAGAGTCTTGTATAACTATCTTTTGATCTTTAATATCATCTAAGTCTTTTTGAATTTTTTTGGCAGATTTAAGAGTAATATCAATAAGACTAAAAGTTTTTTTTAAAATTGAAAAAAATGCAAAACGATTATTTTCTAAATGTCTTATAGTATGTTTAACTGTTGAATATTTAATTATAGATTGTTTTTCCTTTTTATTTAAAGATTGTAAATGAGTTTTTAATAATTGAAAGTCTTCTTTATTAATATAATCCAAGTTTTTATTATATTTTTTAAATAAATTATTTAATGATAAATAATTATAATCATCTTCATCTATTTGTTCTAATGGTAATTTGAGTTTATAATTCGAAATTAAATCATCAAAAGATTTATAATTAGATGCTTTTAATAATTCCCCTTTTTTTCGTGAAGTTATTAAAAAACTTGCAATTTTATCATTTAAATTGTCATTATCTTGAACAACTGGTTCATAAAAATAAACACCCATAATAGGAATATCTCTTTCATCATCTTTAAAAACAATGTAATAATCATTAACACCTAATTCAATTACAGTTGTTGTTGTTGGTCTAAAAGTAAAAGAACTATTTTCATCATAAACTAATGGAAACCAAATTTTATTTTTATTTTTAAATCCAGTTTTAACATCAATTTTATTACTGTCTTTAATTTTATTTACAAATTCATTTATCATAAAAGCAGATTTAATTTTTTCTTGTGTTTCCTCATCTTCTGTTTCATATTCTGAAAAATCACCTCTTTTAGCATCTGCAACAACAATAAAATTATTTACATCTGATTTTGCAACTTGTCTATTTATAATTTCAGTAAATAAAGTTAAATAGTTTCTTGCCTTAATCTTATCTGGTTTAAAGAATTGTAATAGATTATTATAAATTTCATCATTAGAAAAAGCAACGAATGTTGAATCATATTTACTGATTTCTTCTAATGTGACTACTTCATAATATTCTATTTCATCTAATTCTTCGTTTTCCATTTTTCTATAGATAATAAAAAAATAAATTTTGATTTATTTTTATTTTATGGATATAGAGAAATATATAATTTAATTATATTTTAGACCAACTTAAAAGAAAAAATAAAAATTAGTAATAATAATTATCTATTGAAGTCACATCAATACAAGAATAAAGCAAAAAATATGTTATGAAACTTTAGAAAAATTAAGTGATACAAATTTGATATATGAATATAAAAATGAAATCAAAAATTGAGCGACATATTAGAAAAATATATTAAAGAATAAAATAATAAAAAATAAATTAATTACATGAAGTTAAATTTCTATTACAATTTAAATTAAGATTTGCTTGTGGTAATGGATATCCTGGCGAATATGTCTTATTTTCTTTATAAATTTCAGACCATTTATGTAAGTCATCTGAATATTTTACATTAGCATTAACAGTTGGTGTAAATTTAGATTGACAGTCTTGTTGTTCTATAAGAGGTATATGATTATCTTTTGCAACCATTCTATAATTTATACCAATTCTATCAAATGATTCTAATGCTTTTGATTGTGGATCCCAACATAGAGGATCAAAACGATTTATTCCTGTTTCTTTAAGTGTACATGGTGGATTTGATAAACGAGTTGATTCAGTTGGTGTGCTGCATTTGCGTATATCATCATTCAATTTTAATACACATCCAGTTGATATATATTTATTAGGTGCATATGCATCTTGATTACATTTAGAATTTTTGTAATTCAATCCATATAATTCACTTGAATCGTCTACTGCTTTTTTCATAGTACACGCATTGGGACCATATTTTTGATATCTTAATGTAGGATCATTAGGTATATATTGATTACATTCTGTGCAATCATTATAAGGTGTATTTATTCTATAACTACCTGGATATAATGAACGTTGCAATTGTTCTTGGTATGAACCAGTATCATATTTCATTCTTGTGTCATTTGCATTTAACATTAGATTATTCTTCTATTAGAATAAAAATAAAAAAAACTTAACAATTATTTATTTTCATAGGAGGAGGTAAAGGGATTGAGCGATACATTATAGATTGACAACTTGGTAAATGTTTCATATTAGTATCAATTGGTTGTGTTTTATCATTTTTGACAATATTATCTTCAGATGGTATATATTGATTGCTTGGGCATTTAGTTAAAATTCTTGTTTGTCCACGTAATTCACTATCTAAATCAACAAGATTACCTTGAATATGTGATACTGAAGTACCGCCAACAAATCCTAATTGATGCATACATTTATCTTTATGTTCATATCTATAAGGAGATAATATATGACTCAATGTTTCTACATTTGTTTTTAAGTCTGTTGCATAAGAACAATTATCATATTTAGTTCTATTAAAACTCATTCTATCTATTATAAATAAATATTTAATTATTGATAATTATTTTTATTAAAAGTTAAACGGTTTATATATGATCTAGTATCCTCACCACCATTTGTCCATATTGGAACAATATGATCAGGATTTTGAATATCTTTCATACAATCAACTAAAGGTATTGGATGTTTTAATTGAAGTTCCATTAATCTCTTTTTACATCCACTTATTTTAAATGTTGAATCAGATCCTGATAAAATATCTAATTCATCATTTACATCTATTTCACAACCTTTTAATTGAGGTGCACCTGTAAAAATTCTTTTTGTTAATTGAATTTTACATTTATCTCGTGTCATCATTTCATCATTTTTAACTAAATCATTGTATATATCAACTAAGCAAGGTTCTGCTAAACCATAACCAGCACGACCTCTTAAATTAGGATGATCTAACATAAATTCTGGAACTCTTACTTTTGGTTCATTACAAGGTAATAATTGAGAAGATTTATCATATGTAGTATAATTCATTATTTTTTCATTTCCGGTATTTTTATAATCTAACCAGCAACTATCTGAACACAAATTATTTTGAAAATCATAAAAAGTGGTCTTTTCCATTATATCTATTTAATAATTACATTATATTATAATAACATTGTTCTCCATTATTTTCTTTACAAGACTTGCCTCTTGAATATAACCAATTTACATATGATTCTTGATCATTTGGTATTGTTGTTGCGGGCATAGTGTAAAATTGACGTTCCGAAAATTTTCTGTCATAAATATCTATTACATCTTTATAAACAGGTGTCTTAAAATAATCATCAATACCATTTTTTATTCTTTTATTATTAATATCACATGCAGAATAATCCAAATTACTAACTTCTAATATATTCGGATTCATAAAAGGATTATCTTTTGTTGGTTTCACACAAACCTTATTTTTGATTATATCTCTGTGTTGATTATCTAATTTTTCTTTTATTTTTGTTTTTACTTCATTATCATAAAGATAAATATAAAACAAAAACAAACATAATATTATACCAAATAATAAAAATGCAATGTTTCTAAATATCAATGTTGCAATAAATGATATAAATAAAATGAAACCTGAAATTAATAATAATTTGTCTTTAAATATCATAGGTTTTTTCTAATAGAATAATTGAAAAGAATTATTTATTTTTTCTGTTTGCTAATTTTTTCTGAAGTTCTGCTTTTTTTGCCAAATTTTTTAATCCTTGTTTATTTATTGCTGCCTTTGATTTCTTTCCACCACCAGGTGCCATACCTGCATTCATTGCACTCATCATTTTCATCATATCTGCCATATTAAAACTACCACCATCTCCTCCTTCGCCTTTACCAAACATTGATGGAATAAATGAAGCAAATTTCATGGCATCCTTCATTATACTATCTTGATTTAATTCACCAGATGAAATCTTATCAGTTACCTTTGAACCAACTGTTGAGAATAATTCACCTAATCCATTTTCAGGATTAGCAAGTGCTTTGAAAATATCACCGTCATTATTATAAATAGATTGTTTAAGTTTATCAATATTAACATCATCAATTATTTCTTTTGCGATCTTGCCAATTGTAGTATCTTTTAGATTATCCATTCCTTCAAAATTAGATTCTGATTTAACTCTGTCAGTTTTAAGTGAATTTAGACGTTCAATTATTTTCTTGAAATCTTCATTTTCTAATTCAAATTTTTCATCAAATGATTGAAGAACTTTAAGAATAGTTGCTGCAGTTTCATCAGTCATCTCATTTTTAAAAATATACAATACACTTAAATAATGATGACACATGAAATTATCACGAAGAAGTTTAGTGATATCAGCAATAGTGATATCTTTAAAAATACAAACTGATTTAATTTCATCTTTCTTTAACCATTCATCACAATCTTCTTTAGATACATCAATATATGATTTCCAAAAATCTTCTTTACAATTATCATTTAAAAATGTCACATAATCATTTGATGATTTATCAAATTCTTTATAATTTTCTTTCACTACATCAAGAACTTTAGTAGCAGTTGTAGAATGTTCTTTATGTTTCTTTGCTATAGTTCGTATTTTTGTTAATAGATCATAATAATATTGATTAAAGATTATGATTGATGAACTCATTATTTTTATATATATTTAAAATTATTTAATATCCTTAAATAGATTTTCTCGCTCTTTAGTTAGTTCTTCTATAGACGGTAATTTTTTATCAGATTTACTTTCACGTGTGTTTATTCCTCCACTATTAATATCTGTAGGAGGTGGTGGTTTATTTTGATTATCATTTGTTATTAAATCCCATCCATAAACCCTATTACTATTTAAATTTACTGAATTTACATTATCATCATTTATATCACTAAATTTATCACTCATTATACTTCCTAATGAAAATGCTAATGGTTCATTTGCTTCTGTTTGATTATTCAATGGAACAGGTGCAGTTAATGATGAATTTTGATTATTATCAGATTTATCACGTGTGCTATTACTTGTAAATAAAATGCCTCTATTGGGTAATAAAAGATGATCAAATACTGCTTTTCCATAAATTATTTCCTTATTAGGAAGAAACATTAATGCAGGTACTTTAGTAATCTTATCTTTGATGGTTTGTATTCGTGTATCTATACAAACTAACTTTATCATTTTTTTTGTATCATGTCTTTTTATAGTATCTAATAAAACAGAACAATGTTGACAACTATCACTATAAAATAAAATCATTTATTTAATAAATTATAAATTAAAAATTAAAAAAATGACATAAAAATTATAAATATCTTAAATAAATAAAGATAAAGATGTTTTCAAGTTACAATTATAATAATAAAGCAGAAAGACACTCATTTCAAATAAATAATCTGGATCTTGCCATTATTAATTCAATTCGAAGAATCATCTTATCAGATATACCAGTAATAGGATTTTATGGCGAAGAAGAACCAACAGTTGAAATTCCTGTTAATACTGGTCCACTTCATAATGAATTTATGATTCATAGAGTAGGTTTAATTCCACTTCATATTTCTGAACAAATTACTGAAAATTATGAAGATGGTGAATATAAGTTTGAATTTAATGTCATAAATAAAAATAGTGAAACAATTAATATTACAACCAGTGATTTTAAAGGAACTTATAAGGAAAAGGAATTAACCAAAAGTGAATTAGCAAAAATTTTTCCGCCAAATAAAATTTCCAAATCAAATATATTAATTACTCGTCTTAGACCAGGTGAACAACTTCATGTTATAGCAACTGCCATTAAAAGAACCGGAAAAACACATGCATCTTTTTCACCTGTTTCATTAGCAAACTTCTATTTTATTGAAGATCCTAAGCAAAAGAAAGATAATATTTTAGATACACAAAGAGGTTATTTTAAAAATGAATTTGGTGATCCATCAAAAATTAATTTTCAATTAGAATCTATTAATGGATTATCTTATAAATATCTTTTCAGAAAAGCAATTGACATTATCATTGAAAAATTGGAAAATCTCATTAATAATCTCAATGAAAATAAAATTCCTATTGAAAAAGTTCCCAGTTGTGATAACTCATATAATTTTCAAATTGATAATGAAGATGATAGTCTTGGTAATTTAATTCAATCATTACTCCATAATAAATATGTCAGAAATAATGAAAAATATAAGGGTTATGATTGTTCATATGTTGGATATATTTGTCCACATCCTTTAATTAATCGATTAATAGTTAGATTTACATTATCTACTAATGATATTAAGGTTTTTAATCAATTCTTTATTGATAATAGTAAAGATATTATAAAAATAATGGAAGATATTAAAAGTGAATGGAATAAATTTGCTAAATAATTCTCTGTTTATGATATCCAACAAATGAAAGATTTAGACCCTTAAATAGATCATAAAGATGTACCCAAACATTCATAGGTGCAGTAATAACAATTGTTCTATTTTTTTTCTCTGGTGTTACTTCATCATCCCAATATTTCTGAAGATTATAAAAAGCAGTTCCATTATTAAGTCTTTCAACAATTAATTGTGTTCGTTCTTCATATTCAGGTGTCAATTCGCCTGTCATTGTATATTCGAAATAAGACATCTTTCTGATAATAACTAATATAATAAATATTTATTATATTAAATCCTTAAGTAATTTATAATAAAGGGTTAATTCAACTTGTGAATTTGTAAGTTTATCATCAATATCATATATATAACTATTTAAATCATATTTAACATATTCTGTTGGTATAAAATGACTATAATTTCCAGTAGGATTATTAATATCATAATTTTTTATACTTGTTTTCAATTGACATTCAGGAACTACACCAACAACTTTAACCATCAAAAAATTTGTATAAATATTATTACACAAACACAAAACTTTTAAATGTTTTGCAAGTGGTCTATTATTTCTGTAAATTAAAATACTAATTTCTAAAAGATATGTATTATCATTTTCACGTGCAACTTTATAACGATTTAAATAATGTTTTATTATCATATATGAGGTGTCCTCAATTTTAAAAATATTATCTTGTAATGCATTATTCATATCTTCAATAACATTCATATAATAATTAAAAAGTTTTTTGGTTTTATTTAATTCATTTGTTTGTGTCCATTTAGACCATGATAGACCTTCTATTAACGCTATTACTTTTGAATAATTTATTTTAAATTTTTTTCTAAATAATTCATTTAATTCATCATTACCAAAATCATAAACCTTATTTTCTTTATTTTTACTTATTATATCATATGGTAAATATGAATAAAAATTTATATATTCTAAAGGCATTGTTTCAGTATTGGTATAATTTTTATTTGAAAATTCTTCAATTTGATAGGTTATTAAAACTACAAAAATAACAATTATAGATGTTACTATTATTAACTTCCCTATCATTTATTCTATAATTAATTTATAGAATAATAGTAATGATACTAATACCCATATTAATATATGTCTTAATTTTGCTGTTGTTATTTATATTTAAACCTTCAATTATGTTTGATAAAAATGGCAATTTACGAAAATATTCAAGTAAAAATATGATGACACTTGATATAATTTACCCTATTTTTGCATTATTGTCTTATTATATTTATATTATTATAAAAATAATTGCAAAATAAATATTAATACTTATAATGAATTTAATTAAAGAATGGATTATAAATAGTTATGAATTAAATAAAAAATTATCATTTAATTCATGTATATTTATAAATGGAAATAGTGGTATAGGTAAAACTTTTGCTATAAATAATATTTGCAAAGAACTTGATTTATATATTATAAATATAGATAGTTTTAATTGTTGTTCTTCGGCACAATTATCAGATCTATTATTTAAAAATTTTGTATCATCGCTAATTCAAATATTGACAAATAACACACAAAAAAAAGTGATAATAATTGATGATTTTGATATTTTATTATCATTAGATAATACCATAAATATAAGTTTATATAATTTCATTTTTAATAATACAGGAAAATTAAAACATATACCAATTATATGTATTATTAATTATAATATTGGAAAAAAATTAGGTGATATCAAAAAGAAATGTGTATTATTTGATTTTCCGAAAATGACAGATAATGAAATTTTAGAAATATTAAAATTATATAAATTTGATATTAAAATTAAAGATATTCAGAAATTAACAATTAATCCTAATTTTAATCTTTCAAATGCTATTAGAATGGTAACAAATACATATTATAATCATAATGATGATATATTGGTAATTGATGATTTATATTCTAATAATTTTAATAGAAATAATTTAAGACGAATCATAAGTAAGGAACAATGGATAATACCTTTAAATTTTCATGAAAACCTAATAATAGAATTATATAATAATCGGAGAGGGATTAAAAAAGAAAAAGAGATATTTTATAAAAACTTTTTATTGAATTTATGTTATTTTGATGTAATAATGAATAAAAATAATGAAATAGGAATTGAATTTTTTATTTGTATAATTCAAGGTCTGTATAATATTCAAAATAAAAAATTGAAAAACTCAAGATTAAATAATTTCACAAAAATGTTAAGTTACTTATCTTTACAAAAAAAAACTAATAAATCTAATTATAATAAATCATTTCCATTCCAATTTATAGGAAATTATCACCTAACCTTAATTAGTAGAAAATATATTTATTAATATTAGATAGATAATTAAATGGATTTTTCTAGAAGTTCTAGCCCTCTCAGTAGTTTAACTAGTACTCTCGGTAATTTATCAAATACTGGAAGTAATTTAACTAGTGCTCTTAGCAATTCAATTAATGGCATGTTTAATAATAAGACAATTTATATTGGTCTTATTATTGTTGTTATTGTTTGTATTGGATTAGCATGGACACTTTATTATATCATATCATCTAAAATCTTTTCTTTAGCAAAAGTCGTTTCTAATGAAACATTAAAACCATTATTATGTAATCAAAAATATAAATATGCATTTAAATTTGATAAATCAAGTAATGGTGAAAGACGTAGTTTTACATTCTGGATTTATTTACATGATTTAAATGTTGGTCGTAATATGTATAAGAATGTATTTAATGTAAGTGCTGACAAAGAAAATGTTGAAATTGGAAAATGTTCTCCTTATGTTTTCCTTGATAAAACAAATAATTCTATGTATATAAGATTTGCTAAATTGAAAACTACTTTTGATGGTAGTTTATATATCAAATATACTGATTTAGATAATAGAACTCTTTTAAATAATTTTATGAAAACTGGTTTAGTTGTGCCATATATTCCTCTTCAACGCTGGGTTCATGTTTGTGTTGTTTGTAATGCCAATTCATATAAAAGTTATATGTATGTTTATGTTGACGGTGATTTAGTTAACATGAGTAGCACCGGTGAATTAGAAAAACAATCATCTATGTTAAAAGATGTAACAAAAGATTATAGAGATTTAGATTTAAATGTTGATGGATATTTAACTATTGGCGGAACCTCTGCAGATTTAACTGAAGGTCCTGGATTTTCAGGTTTAATAACTAAAATTACAACTTTCAATTATGAATTAAATCAACAAGATATATTTGACAATTATTATGAAGGTCCAATTGGTGGTTTATTAGCAAAACTTGGATTAGCAAATTATGGATTGCGAAGTCCGATTTATAAAATTAGTTAAATATAAAAATATATATAATTAAATAGAAATGTTAGACATAATTATTCAAGTAATATTAGCAATTCTATTATTATTAATAATGGGATTCCTTGCATATTCGATTTATGATAATGAATATATTAAATCAATTAAATTAAATAATACCAATAAAAAAGAAACAAAAATTTTAGATGGTATTTATGAATTTAATCAACCTACATATACAGTTGATACAATGAATACATATGATCCAAGATATTTAGATATAAATCCATCTGTAAATCAAACTGGTGGTGCCGAATATTCATATAATTTTTGGTTATATTATAACATTAAAGATCCTAATTCAACTTTAATTACAGGTGATAGAAGCGAAAAATATATAGTTCTTTTTTATAAAGGTTTAAGAAATTTAGTTAATTATAATCAATTTGATTATAGTTGTGATACTAAAACAAAAACTTTGGGAGCTAAAAAATATTTATTAGTTAAAAATCCATTAGTTAAATTAAGTAATGATGGAACACATTTAATTATTGAATACAATAATATTAATACCCCAGATACATTTAACTCTAGTTCAAATAAAAAGAATTGTAAAATAACAAGTTTATATGATAATATGGAAAATAAATTGGGAATAAAAGATATGGATAATCGTTTATTCAATAAATCTTTTAATATGATAACAATTGTTATGCAAGAATCACCTGCTAATGAAGATGAATTATTTGTCAATAGAACTAATTGTAAAGTTTATTTAAATGGAACTTTAATTTCAAATCGTTCAACATTAAATAATGATTTAGCATCTGAAAGCAGCACCGACAGTTATTCAACTGTTATGAAGAAAAATATTGGAAATTTATATATCAATCCATTTAAACATTTTGAAGAGTTAAATGCTGAATATCAAAATACTCAATTATCTGAAATTACCGAAACTGATGATATCACAAGAGATGTTCCATTAAAAATGGCAGATTTAACCTATTTTAATTATGCATTAAGTCCTGATGATGTTTCAAGATTATTTCTTCGTAAATTTAATACTAATTTAGTTAAACCTATATCTATTGTTGATCCTAAAAGTATCAATGTTGGCAATAAATTTAACAAAGATTTATATGATAGTGATACTGGTAATGCTATGCCCGTTAAATCAATATAAGTTTTTTTTGTTTTTATTTTTTTTTAAATGTTAATATAAATATAATTATAAATATTAATATTAATATTTGATAAATATGGGAACTGGAGTTATAGCACAGTTAGTAAAAACAAATGAAAGTAATAGAAGTAGTTATATCATAAAAAATCCAGATATAAGTTATTTTAGATTTGCATATAAAAAACACACAAATTTTGCAATGCAATCAATAAAATTAACTTTTAATACAAAACCTTATTTAAATAAAGACAGTAATAAATTTAAATGTCCTATTAATAAAAATAATGCTGATATGGTAACAGATTTTTATTTTAGATATGAATTACCTGATATATATTCAAATGATAAATATAAATTTAGATGGATACCAAATTTTGGTACTTTATTAATAAAACGTGCAGATTTATGGATTAATAACATAATAATTGATACAATAACTGGTGAATGGTTAATTATTTCTAATGAATTAACTGAAAATGTAAAAGATAATTATGATAAAATTAGTGGAAATTTGAGTACATATACAGATCCTAAAATGGATGTTCCTATTATTACAATTAATAATAATAGATTTTTTAATACTTATCCATCATCTGATAAAAATAATGATACACCATCAATTAAAGGTAGAGAAATCATTATCCCATTGAGTTTTAATTTAACAAAAAATCCGTCTTTAGGATTATTATTAACAAATATTATTGCTGTCGATGGTGTTACTAATAATATTTTCATAGAACTTGTTCTTGAAGATATTGAAAATTTATATCAAGTTTATTCAAGTGATTTAAATATGTATATAAGTCCAAGTTTTTATAATGATTTATATCCTAATGATAAAATTAGTTTTGAAACTTTTACAAAAACAAAAGAAATAAACCCTTATATTGAAGCAAATTATGTTTATTTGGATAATAGTGAAAGAACTTTATTACAAACAACATCTCCATTAGATATTGTTATGGATCAAATATTTATAAGTTCAGATTATTCATTAACTCCAGGAAATAATTTATTGAATTCTGTTGTTCTTATGAAGTGTAATACACATATTAAAGAAATTTTATGGACTATTAAAAGAGATGATTATTATAAATTTAATACACCTTTAAATTATACAAATAGTATACCAGAAAATGCTGAAAATCCTATTATGAGTAAAGCAAGAATTATGTATAATAAATCAATCGAAAGAGTTGATGAAAATAATGCAAATTATTTTAATTTAATGCAACCATATAAACATCATGCTAATATTCCTAAACAAGGAATTTATTGTTATTCATATGCACTATTTCCAGATAAATATCAACCTTCTGGTAGTGTTGATTGTGGTAGCATTGAAACAACTTTGGATGTATTTACAAATAATCAAGATAATTCATTTATAAATAATAAATTAATTAAGTTTGGCAGATTATCGCCATATAGTTATAGTTTTAGATTAAATTATTATGTTAGAGGCATTAATATTCTCAGATATATCAATGGTAATGTTGCTTATTTATTTTCATCATAATTTTTTTTATTAATAATAAATAATGGATCTAACTTTATTTATTGTTTTTGTTATAATGATTATAACATTTTTTTATTTTATTAAATCTATGATGCAATTGCAATCAGAAGTAATATCTTTAAAATCAAGTTGTGCTAAATGTGTAAGTTGCATTTCAAATACTTCAAATACTTCAAATACTTCAAATACTTCAAATACTTCAAATACTTCAAATACTTCAAATACTTCAAATACTAATCAAAAAGTAAAAATGGAAGATGTAAAAAAAATAATAAAAGAAAAAATAATGAATTATATAAGAAATTAACGCGTAATATTATTTTAATATGCCCAGAAAAAAAGTTGTTACTGAACAAACAATAAAAAAAACTACAAAAAAAAATATAATTGATTCTATGATAAAAGAAAATGATTCTAATGATGTTATTATTCAAATACCAATATCACAAATAAAAATCAATTCCATTATAAATAATGATAAAAATGAAGATAAAATAGTTGAAGAACCAACGCCTTATGAAAATAATTGTTATTTTATTAATGATGTTTCTGATATTTCATGTGACAATGAATTTTATTTTGATAAAAATCAATATAATCCATCTCATAATAAAAATAATTCACATTGTCATTGGTGTTGTCATCCAATAGTTGGTAATGTTTATGGTTTACCTTACAATTATGATACTTTAAATGACACATATTATATAATTGGTTCTTTTTGTTCGTTTCAATGTGTAAATGCTTACAATTTTTCAATTAATTCTGGAAGTGATAAAGTTTGGGAAATTAATAGTTGGATTCAAATGATTGCAAACAGATCTGGAATTAAAGAAATTATTCGACCTGCGCCATCTAGATATTTATTAAAAATGTTTGGTGGTAATTTAACTATTGAAGAATTCAGAAATGCACATCTAAATAATGATAAAACTTTTATGTTAAATATACCACCTATGATTGCAATAAATAGTACTAGTGAAATCTTAAATACTTCCTATCTTAATAAAATTAGTCGTAAATAAAAAAATGATTTAAAGATTTGAATTCTTTATATATCGTTATAAAGATTTAAGGAAATGGAAGTTTATTTTACTCCATATAAAGTTAGTACAATTACATGCAATGTTGATTTAGGAGTAAATATTGATTTAATAATATTATATAATAATTTTACGATTAATGAAAAATCAAATTTTATTTGGATTCATTATCCAAAAATAACCGAAGGTGAAAATAAGAGAGGTATTTATCCAAAGAAAAAAAGAAATGTTAAAAATACAACTAAAAAAACATCATTTGATAATCAAGTTACTGTTTTATATAAGGCAGATAATTATCCTAATTTAAAAATTTTTAAAAATGGCAACATTCAAATTACCGGTGTTAAAAATAAAGATGATGTAAATGTAATTGTAAGTCAAGTAATTGATGAAATTAATAGAATTTATAAAATTGACTCAAAAATAACAGCAACGGAGGATTTTGAATCAAAAATAGGATTCACTAATTTTCATATTAGAATGATTAATACAGATTTCAAAAGTTTCTGTAATCCAGAACACACAGAAAAATTCATAATCAGACGTAAGATTTTACATAAAATCTTGATAAGTAATGAGTATAACAATAAATGTAGTTTTGAACCAGGCAAATATCATGGTGTCAAATTAGAATTTTTCTGGAATAAAATTAAAGATCATCAAGACGGAATTTGCAGTTGTTCCGAAAATTGTTTCGGTAAAGGTAGTGGAAATGGCAAAAATGATTGTAAAAAAATTACTGTTGCAATATTTGAAAGTGGTAGTGTATTAATTACAGGAGGTGTCTCATTTGAACAAATAAATGATGCATATGAATATATCACAAATATATTTAAAAAACATAGTGTTGAACTTAAAAAAGCAGATTTATCTTTGCTAGAATCTCCTCAAAACCAATTATAGTTTCATTATTATAAAATAATTTATATTCAGATTCATCAATTACCACTAATTTCAATTTAATTATTTTTTCTTTTTGTTCTGAAAAATCAGAATCAGAAGTAATATAAATATGTCTAGTACATATTAGTTCTTTGTTAATATCATCATAATAATCATCATAAATATCTTCAATTCTTGCAGATGTTTTACATTTATCAATTTTAAATTGTAAATATACATCAATATATTCAATATTTTTATAATCAAATATATCAAATAAAATTAATTGAATTTCATTAAAATTAGTATAAGTTTGTTTATTATATGTCAATGTTATTCCATCCTCTTCTTCCTTAAATAATAATTCAAAACCTCCAAATTTATATTTATATAAATTGTAACCTTCTCTATATGCTATTGATAATTTATATTGATTTTTAGCATTATTTTTAAAGAACATTCTAATATCATTCATTATTTCGTTTAAGTTTTTATATATCGTAAATTATATAAAATATATAATCATTTTTTATTTATAAGTAATTATAAAATATAATGAGTTATTATAGACATATCTATTATAATCTTTTAGCAATCCAAAATAATTTTATATTAACTATTTTATTAATTGGAAATTCTATTGTTCCAAACTATTTTAATGATCAAATAATTAAATATAAATTTAAAGGTGATGAATATTATAAATATATATTAATTCTTAGCATTGGCGATGAAATACAAAACAAATATAATATTGATATGATTTCAATTGGACTTCAAATATATGACAAATATAAATCAATCAATATCAATGAAAAAAAAGATGAAGATTCTCTGAGTCAAATGTCAGATATTAGTGATATTAGTAACATCAGTGATATAACTGATATAAGTGCCATAAGCGATGATTAATGCTTATTTATTTATATTTACTCATCAACTCTTTTTTATTTTTATTATCTTCAAATATATACCATTGTTTTTTATTAGGATCCCATCGAGCACCTTTTGATTTTGCATCATCCTTATTTTCATATTTGACATTTAAATAAATTTTGGGTGTTTTTTTAACTTCACTCTCAGCAGAAGGTTTTTGATCATTATCAATTGATTTATTTGCTAATAAATCCGCATAATAATTACCAATAGAATGTCTATCTTTATTTCCAGTATGTGCTAAAACATGTTTAAATTTAATTTCATATTTGACAACCAATTCATATAAAACTTTAACTAAATCTAAGTTTGGAATAATCTTATCTTTTTTCGGTTTCCAATCTTTTTCAGCAAGTTTACTACCATAAGTAGTTGCACATTTAATTGCATATTCAGAATCAGTTACTACTATTTTATTTTTGTATTTATTAAAACATGTATTTCCTTGAATAATCTTAATCGCATTTATAATTGCTGTTAATTCTGCAACATTATTCGTCAATTTATCACCAACTAATTCAATAGATTGGTTAAATTCACTGTCTTTAGAAAAGAAAATGCCAATTCCTGCACGTGCATTACTGCTTCCATTATTGGTACATGCACCATCTGTATATACATATAATGAATTTGAATAATCTTCAATAAATTCAGATGCTTCTTCAATGGTTTCAAATTTTTTATATATGGCACCTTTAACATCATCGATATTAACTTTGCACTCATTCCAATTTGTATAAATACCTGGTTTTTTACCAACTGCAACTGCATAAAATGAACTCATTCTTAATATTAATTTAACTTAAATTATATATCATTTTTTAATTTGAGAAAAAAATGATATAAATTTATATATTAATTAGAATAATTAATGCAAACAGGAATTATTTCATTTGGTGACAGGGTTGCTTGGAATATTAAATGTAATAATACTAAAGATTTAATATTAGATGAGATTTATAATCTTTATGGGATTAGAATTATTCAAAAACATAATTTTAAATTGGATGAAACAAATGTTAAACATTTATCAAAAGTTCCACATTTAATGTCTTTGAGAACCAATGGCAACCGTTATTATATTTATTTTACTAAATATAATGATATTGAAATCATTTATTTTATTGATATGAAAATTCACACTGGTTATGATAAACCAAGAATTATATTGGGAAGAGGTTTATTTGCTTCATCTTTATTTAAAAATACTTTAATTGAAGGTGAAATGGTTAAAACAAAGGAAGCAAAATGGATATTTATAATTAATGATATTATAGCATATGAAGGAAAAAAACTAGATACTTTAATTTTACCTAAAAGATTAGAATTAATTTATAATCTTTTAGAAAATAAATATACACCTGATAATGTATGTGATATATGCTCATACAAAGTTAAAAGTTATTATTATATATCTAAAAAATCATTAGATGAATTATTAGAATATTCAAAAAAATTAAATTATACATCAAGAGGTATATATTTCTATTCTTATTATCTTAAACATAAACCTAAATTAATGAATTTTGATGAAAATGTCATTGTTGATGTAAAAAAGAAAATTAAAGACATCACTGAATTTAAAACGCAAACACCATCAATAATTCAATCATCTGATTCTTCTAATTCTTCTAATTATATAATTACCTCAAATATTCAAGTTAATTCTATTTCTGATAATAGTAATATTCATGATAGTGGAGATAATAATAAAAATAATAACTATAAAGAATTATGGGTTGCAAAAACAGATGATGCTGACATATATTATTTATATGATAATTTTAATGTGCTTACATCAAATAAAATTGGTGTTGCATTAGTTCCTACAATTAAAGATAGTATTAAATTGCGAAACCAATTCAAAGATAAAAATTTGACATATACCATTAAATATAAATGTTTATTTAATGATAAATTCAATAAATATCAACCTATTGAAATTATTAATACTTAAGATTTTAATGAATAGTATTATTTAACTTTAAAATAATCATGAATATAATTAATATTAATGAAAATGATAATGACAATAAAAATAATGAAAAAGAATATTTAAATTTATTGAGTTTTATTCTTAAATATGGAATTAAAAAAGAAACTAGAAATGGTTTTACTTATTCCTATTTTGGTTCTTTATTAAGATTTAATATCAACAATGGATTAACATTTCCATTATTAACAACTAAAAAAGTATTTTTTAGAGGAATTGTAGAGGAATTATTATGGTTTTTAAGAGGTTCTGTTAATTCAAAAGAACTTGAAGAAAAAGGGATTAATATTTGGAAAGGTAATTCAACACGTGAATATTTAGATTCAATTGGTCTTTATAATTATCCTGAAGGATATTTGGGTCCAATTTATGGTTATCAATGGAGATCTTTTAATGGCAAGGTTGATCAATTAAAATATGTTCTCGAAGAACTTGAATTAAAAAATAGTAGAAGGGCACTAATTTCTGCTTGGAATCCTGTTCAATTAAAAGAACAAGCATTACCACCTTGTCATTTGATATATAATTTTTACAAATCAGATGATAATAATTTAAGTTGTATGATGTATATGAGATCTGCAGATTTATTTTTGGGAGTTCCTTTTAATATTGCATCAACAACCTTATTAACTATGATAATTGCAAAAGTAATGAATATGAAAGTTAAAGAAGTATGTATTAGTATTTGTGATATTCATATTTATGATGAACATATTGAACAAGTAAATACACAATTATTAAATGAAATTTATGAACCTCCACAAGTAATTATTAAAAAAGAAATTGATAATAGTAAATATTTATCAATTGATGAAAAAATAAAATGGATTGAAGAATTAAAATTTGAAGATTTTGAATTAATTAATTATAAGTCGCATGCATCACTTAAAGCAATTATGAAATAATGCCAATATCTGATAAATATGGATTACCAGATTTAGTTTTTATGAAATAAAGATTTCCATTATAATTAGGAACTTTTTTTATTGATCTTATTTTAGTCCAAACAATTTTATTATAATTAAAATAATTATAATACATATTAGTTATTTTTTTTGGAATTTTAATTATAATTTTATTTTCTTTAAATATTGCTGAAATTGACATGCCCAACAAAAGACATGTATATTTAATAATCAAAAATGATGATTTATCTGTTTGAGGAATAATAATATCACGATTTACTTCAACTAATCCATGATAAAAATCAGTTAAATTCTTTTTGTTTAATGAAAATAAAAGATTTAATGTCATTATATTTAATTTTGAAATATCTATTTTAAAATTCATTAAATTTTTATTTTCATTTTCCAAAATACTGAATTCTATGTTATTTTCTGTTAAATAATTTGTCACAAATTCAATTGTTTCTTTATGTTTATTAACATCCAAATCATTCAAATCAGTCATTAATAATCCCATAAAACGCATTTCTTTACTTAAACTTAAATCATCAATATCAGATTTTAATGTTTCATTTGATGCAACAGGAAAACCATAATAATCAAATGTAGATAACTCGCCTATTTTTGTATAACTCGCACAATTTTTATAATAATCATCTAGATATTTACTTATTTCATTTAATTCAGTATTTAAAGGTATATTTTTTAAACTTAATAGTTCTATATTGTCATTTAAAAAATATCCATCTATTTTATTTAATTTGTATTTTTTTTTATAAATTTTTACTATTTCATCAATTTCATCAAATACAAATGTTCCATTTTGATTTAAAGTTAATATTAAATCATTATTTGTAATTTCACTTACATGTTTAAAACCCTTGTTTGTAAACAAAAGCAAATCACCCTTATATAATTTTAACATCCGTTTAAATAACTTTTATTATACTGTCTTTAAATCTAATTTTAATCAGTTTCATATTTTTCACAATTTAAATCTGACCATGCAATATTGCATGCTTTAGCATAAGCACATCTATTTAAATTTGCATCTACATCAGGATTTAATTTATTCAACATATTATCAGCAGTTGATAAATAAAGAGGATACATTTTATCACATATAATAGGTGTTCTACCATTTAAATTAATAGCAGTATTTACCACTTTAGCATCAGCTTCTGTTGCACCTGCTGTAAATCTATGATCAATAATTTTATTGTCCCCATCAATTGTTGCTTTCCAATATAGAAAACGATTTCCATTAGTATTTGCATTGATTTCATTTACTTCTGTATCACTTGTTTTAAATTTTAAATCTGGGATTTTTGCATTTTTTGCATCAATTTCATTAGTTGGACCAATGTTATATTTATAAATTTTTTCGTGTATATTTTTACCTGTTTGATCCATTTTTAAGTCACTTTTTAATAAACTATAATTATTCATAATTAAACTATGATTTATTAATTCATGTGGACTATATTTTTGTTTTTGTACATATTTATTAAATGGTGTTTGTAAATTATTTAATAATGTTGTTGGTGGAACATATAAATTATATTCACTGGTGTTATAATTAACTGTTGATGGTTTATTAAATAAAATATCTCCTGTAAGTGCACCACTGTTTCCTATTCTAAATTTAGGATCACCTTTAGCAATATTTCCTTTATCAAATATTTTATTATCCATTACACATCTATATTTGAATAACATAGGGTTTATATTACTGTCAAATATATAACTTTTATCCTCAAAATTTATTTTTTCTAATCTCCAATAATCTGGACAACTTAAAGGATTATAATTACTTGTTTTATCTATTTTAATCGGTTTAAATGATTGAACTTGATATGACAAATAAAATACAATTAGTATTGTACCTATTATAAATACTGCTGTGAATGGTAAAAATCTTGATAATAAAATTGTTTTAATTGATTGTGATGTGTAACATGCTACGAATAATGCAAACGCGATTAAACCATATAATACACATATTGCTATTGTTCCCCAAAAAATTTTCTCTCTCTTTTTATTATAAACTGTAATATCATAATCAGAGAATTTTATTTTATCTTCTTCTTTACTACATGAAGATGATGAAGAAGTAAATAATGCCTTAATTGATGCAAAAATACCATTATCATTATCACCCATTTAATTTTTTACTTTCTATATTATATAAATGATTTTATTTCAAGTGTTTTAGTTCCTTTTTGAGATGGTAATTGTGCTCTTTCCATTGGCATGGGTAATGTACTAATATTTGTTTTATAGTTCATATATTGATTAATATTTGTTATTATTTCATCTACACACCAATTAATTACAATTCTATTTAATTCTCGAACTTGTTCAATTACATTAAAATTATTATTTTTTCCATATTGAAAATAAATTGACCGCATTATAATAGTTAATTCTTGGTCTGATTGTCTTCCTATTTTATATTTACCTTCACTTTTATTATAAACACTGTTTATTATACCCTCTTGAACTATATCTAAATTATTTTTTGAAAAAAAAGTTTCTGATACACAATTAGCAGAATATAATCTACTTACTGTATTTAAAACTCCTTCATTATATATTTCTGGTTTTGATATGTCTATTTTATATGTTGATTCATTTTTATCAACAATATTTACTAATCCATTTAAAATATATTTATTATAATCATTTGCATCCATTATTTCTTTTCTTTTCTTTCTTAATTTATAGAAAAGATATGAAAAATATTAATATATATGTAGATCACTTATGTAAAAAATTCAATATTCCTATTAAGGATGTTAGTGCTCATAAATGTTTATGTGAATATGTTGAAAATATAATTTTTAATATAGTTTCAATTGCATCTATAATTGCTCTCATTAATAATTGTAAAATGATTAATCCTAAAATTATTGCATTATTAAATAAATATATAGTTGAAGCATGTAGTGAAAATGCGTCTAAATCAACCAAAAAAACCAAAGGCGGCGGTGGTTCAATTGTTCTTCCTTCTGAGTTTTATGGTATTGATAGTGGCAGATATGCAACTACTAATATAACACCTGATGTTTTAACAATTGATTTTAATAGTACTATCATGAGACCACAAATTGGAGGTGGCAAAGTTGCTGTAAATAATCCCGTGATGGATGCTATTACTGAAATTTTATCAAAACATGATCTAAAAGCATCTCCTGCTATTACTAAAAAACTTTGTATGATCATTGAAAGTTATTTAGGATGTTTATTAAAGAAACTTCAAGAATCAAAATCATCAGTTTCCGCAACAACTATCAAAAAAACCATAGCATCCAGTAAAATATTCAACGTTTTTAAATAAATTTGAAATAATTTGAAATAAAGATAAATTTATAATTAATTAATTAATTGATGACTATTATTACTATTGATGGTAATATTGGCGCTGGTAAAACAACTATTTTAAATTATATTCATGCAAATCATAATATTTTTGTAGATTTGGAACCTATTGATAAATGGAAACCATTTTTAGATGATATTTATTTAAATAAACAAAAATTTTTTAATTTTCAAATTAGAGTTTGGTTAGATAGATCTTGGATTCAAGAAAAAGATAATTTTTCTACAATTGTAATGGAACGTAGTCCTTATTTTATCAGAAATACTTTTAATAAAACAATGATTGACAATGGTCTTATTAATTCACAAGAAGGCAATATAATGAATGAATTATATGATAAAACAGATATTATTTGGAAATCTAATTATTATATTTATATTCGTTCCTGTCCACAAAAATGTTTGGACAGAATTATTGAAAGAGGAAGAGAAAATGAAATGAATATAAATATTGATTATTTAAATGATATTCATAATTTACATGAAGAAACTTATAAAAAAGCAATAAAAGAAGGCAGAAATATAATTTGTATAGATATTGAAAATAAAGAAATTGAAGAAATTGCCAATGAAATTATTGCATATATAAAAAAAATTAAATCTTAACAATTTTATGATTATAATCATTATAATTAGAAAGATTATATATCATTGAATTAAATTCTATTGTTTTTCTAACTAAATGTGTTCCTCTTTTCTCTGCATTAATTATACATTTATCTTTATTATTTTCAAATAAAATCAAACTAATATCAGATTTATCGATAAATTGATTAAATATTGCTATAGTTTTTAAAAATGTTTGATAATTACATAATCTTGGATCAGCAATACAAATATCTTTTTCTTTTTTCTTAATTTCACATATTAATTTTCCATCTATTATATTTGAAATAAAATCGTCATAAAATTCATATTTATCTTTTAAATTTTCATTAAAATAAGTTGTTTTACCACTTCCAGGTAATCCTATAATAATTAACAATTTCATTTCTTATAAATGTATTTAAAACTTATATAATCATTTTTTATATATATAAGTAATAATTAAATATGTTAATTCCTTTTAAAAATATTTATGATAAATATCAACTCAAAATAAGTGGGATTTTACATGTAGGCGCACATCATTGTGAAGAATTAAATGATTATGAAGAAGTTATTTCTAGAGATAAAATTTTATGGATTGAAGCAATTGAAGAAAAAGTTGATATGTGTAAAAATAAATATAATAATTTATTGATTGAAAATGCAGTTGTATATGATGAAATTATTGATACTGAATTTAAAATTGCAAATAATGGACAATCTTCTTCTATGCTTAATTTTGGATTGCATCAAATATTATATCCACATATTAATTATTCTTCATTTTTTACTGTTAAAACTCAATTGTTAAGTGATATTATTTCAAAATATGACATTAAATTTAATTTTATTAATCTTGATATTCAAGGAACTGAATTAAATGCATTAAAAGGTATGAAGGATTATTTAGTTAATATTGATTATATTTATTCAGAAGTTAATTCTGCTTATGTTTATGAAAATTGTAATCTTATAAATGAATTAGATGATTTTTTGGCAAATTATGGATTTAAAAGAGTTGAAACAGAATGGGTAAATGGTTGTAATTGGGGTGACGCTTTTTATATTAAAAAATAATTGTTTTTTAAAAGTTATATATATATATATATATATATATGATTAATTTTGTTAATTTTTCAGATATAAATGAAGAATTAGAATTAAAATTGAAAAATTTTATTTTATTGTCATTTCCGGAATCTAGATTATATACTTATGAAAGTATTGTTTATGTCATTGATAATGATGATATAATTGGATTTACAGGATTAAATATATATAATAATGATGATAATGATATTATTCTAATAAATCAATTATGTGTATGTGCTCAAAAAAGAAATAAAGGGATTGCAACAAAACTTTTAGAATTCATTGAAAATAAATTTAAAAATAATAAAAATAATCAAATGATTTTATATGTTCGCAAATATGGTGATAATGTAGATACAGAATGTTTATATAATTTTTATACAAAAAGAGGGTTTATAGAGGTCTATAGTGATAAATATAAATATAAATTATGTAAACAAATCCAAAAAAGACTTTCTATTTAGTAAGATAAATAAACATCATAAACATAAATATTCCAATTATCATTACCGGTACTGGCAAATATGAATTTTTCCTGTAAAAGTAAAATTTTCTACGTCCATTTGGCGAAATAATGATTTTTTTATTAAATCTACATCTTAATTGATAACAATCAAAATCATTATTGCAAAATGAAAATGAATCAGAACACTCTTTCAACATATCAATTAAAATTGCTAATAATTTAGATTATGAAGATTATTAATCATTTTTTATTTTTACATGATTTCAAATGAAACGATTTTGATGATCTATGTGAAAACACTTTATGACAAATATGACATTCCAAAGGGTTTGAAACACCTTTACATATATCTAAATGATTTTTTAGACATTTGTTTGAAGAAAAACTTTTACCACATTTTTTACATTTTGGTTCATCAATAATTTTATTTCGGTTATATTCATGAAGTATTTCCTCATTTATAATTTTTTTCATTTCAACTGGATCACCTTCAAAATATTCATAACCAATATCAGATCTATTTTTAAATTTACTTTTAAAGATATTTATTATTCTTTTTTCCATATCATCACAATCTATACAATTTTCTTGATATAATAAAATAGTTCCATTAGGATAATTAGTAATTCTTTTCAAATTTAATTGTTTGGTTTTTCCTAATTTAAAAATATTTTCATTTGTTTTTTCAAATTCTCTTTCTTTAAGTAAATATATATAATGTGTACTAATATCTTTAATTTTATTATTATTAGTATCATTAGTATCATTATTACTACTATCATTATTACTACTATCATTATTAATGGTTATTTTTGATATTTTGCTATCAATATTAATATGATGATTGCAATAATGCCGATGTACATTATTTTTTTTGTTACTTTCATAATCACAAGAAGAGCATTTATATATTATTGATGTCATTCTTAAAAAATTTAAATAAAATAAAAATCATTTTTTAATTAAATGTATTAAATAAAAGTTTTAATTGTTCAATATTTTTTTTATATTTATTTTTATAACTACTTGTATTGCAATTTGAATATCCTTGTGATGCCATTATTTGCAAATAATCATCTAATTGTTTTGTTTTTTTATTATTAGTATTAAAAAAAACAATCATTTGTTCTGCTATATGTGACATTATTATTGGATAAATATAATTATCCAATATTTTTTCCCAAATATTCATACCTAAATGAATATTTGAATATTTATTTCTAAGATTACTTTTAATTATCATTTGATTATTTTTATTTTCAAATAATTTATCACAAAATAATTTAAAACTTGAATCAGGATCTCTTGTTCTAATTTTATGTTCCAATTCATTTAATTTTAAATGACTATTATCAAATTGTATTTTTTCATCTTCTTTATTGTATGAAACCAAATTTATATTATAAGTAATATTATTTATATTATTATTTATCATATCACCGCTGATAATATTATTATTTGTAATTTGTTGAGGATGTTGTTGAATTTGTAACTGATTTTCATTTACAACAATATTATTATTTGAAGAAATTGATGTTAATTCTAATTGTGTTTTTTCTTCTTGTGGAACAATAACCAATGCTAATTGTTTTTCTTTACATTTTTTTAAATGAAATGATTTTGAATTATAATGTGAAAATATTTTATGACATATATGACATTCCAATGGATTTGAAACACCTTTACAAATAATCAAATGTTTATTTAAATAACTTTTAGATGATAATGTTTTACCACATTTATTACAAATATTATTATCATTGTTTGTATTTCTATCTTTAATGTTTGTATTTTTATCTTTAATGTTTGGTATTTTATCTTCAATATTGGAATTTTTATTTTGAATGTTGGGATTTTTACTTATATTGGAAGAAATCCCAACATTATTATTTATATGTTTTGCTACCATATGACGGTATAAATTATATTTTTTATTGCTAAAATATTCACAATATGTACATTTATAGTTTTCTCCTGACATTTTTATTTATTATATTATAATATTAACATCATATTTTTTTAAATAAAAATGAGCAAAATGAGCAAAATGAGCAGGTGTGTGTGTGTTTTTTTTTAATAAAAATATTTTTAAAAATATTTTTTGCCAATTAAATTTAACAATTAAAAATCAAAAAATATTTAAACTTTTTTATAAGCAAATATTTAATTCTAAATGACTATCGCAACAACCGCATATACTATAACTCACATGTAAAAATTTAAAATAATCATTATCGTCAAATGTAATTTTAATTAATGAATATGTAATAAAACGTTTAAATCATCATCCTCATCTATTTCTACTGGGTAAAGTTCATCAGGTATTTCAACCTCTACAATACTAATAATTATTTTTCCAATAAGTTTAAAAAAATCATAACATAACCATTGTTTAATAACACCTATTATGCATTAATTATAATCGCAAATAAAAATAATGTAAAATTGCAAGGATAACTATCATAAGTTTGTTCATCAAATTTGATACTTGCAATAGGAAAAGGATATTTAGCAAAGTCAATTATATTTAACATGAAATAATTTAATATAAAAATTATAAACAAAAATAATAATTATTTTTTTAGGAAAAACAGTTTATTTATCTATAAGTTCAGTTTCAATCCAACCATCATAATAACCATTTGAATAATTAACCATCATAAATATAAATTTTTCATCATTATTTTTAAAATCAATTTCATAAAGATGAGGTGAAAGATAAATATCATCATCCTTAAAATCAAATTCAAAATCATCAGGAAAAGTAAGAGAAGTAATATTTTGAATAACTTTACCTTTTAACTTGTCAAAATCATTATTTTTCCAGGTTCTAAAAACACTTGAAGAACAACAATCGCCGATAGCATGAAAAACGAAATCCTTATTACCATCAGTAATTAAAGTAAATTTTTGATAATAGTCATCAAATATATCTTCCTCATCAAACTTAATATCTAGAATTGTAAAAGGATATTTATTGAAATCAATAAACATAATTATATGATAATATTTATAATTAATATAATTAAATCATTTTTTATTTTTTTTTTAAATAAAAATTGATTATTTATTTTATTTAAAACTAAATACAATAAAATAAATAATGACAGATAACACAGTTGATAATAAATATAAAAAACATGAATTGCGTAGTCATATTTATAGTAGACCTGCTATGTATATTGGTACAATTGAACCAAATACAATTGAAACATATGTAGTTGATAATTCAGATAAGATTGTTAAACGTCAAATTACATATATTCCAGGTTTGTTTAAAATCTTTGATGAGGCAGTTGTAAATGCAATTGATCATTCTGTTAGAACTAGAAAAGATTTTGCTGAAGGAAAAACAGATACTATTATTGTAAAATCAATCAGAGTGCTTATTAATAAAGCAACTGGTGTTATTGAAATTTTCAATGACGGTAATGGTATTGAAATTGTTAAACATTCAGAATATGATGTATGGATTCCTGAATTAATTTTTGGGGAACTATTGACATCATCGAATTATAATGATGACGAGATTAAAACAGTTGGAGGTGTTAATGGTTTAGGTATTAAACTTGCAAACATCTTTTCAAAGGAATTTACAATAGAAACTGTTGATCATATGAGAAAGAAGATTTATAAGCAAACCTTTTCTGAAAATTTGACAATTAAGGGAACACCTGAAATTAAGAGTTGTCAGAAAAAACCATATACAAAAATATCATTTTTGCCAGATTATGAAAAATTTGGTTTGAAAGAACTTACAGATGATATTTATGATTTATTCAAGAGAAGAGTTTATGATGTTTCAGCATGCACTGAATCAAATGTAACTGTTTATTTGAATGATATTAAAATTAATATTAAAGATTTTGAAAAATATGCAGATTTATTCTTGGATACAAAAACTATTCAACCTCGTTTTTATGAAAGTCCTAATGATAGATGGGAAGTTGTTGTTGCAGTTAGTACTGGAACACATGAACAAATGTCATTTGTAAATGGAATTAATACAATTCGAGGAGGTAAACATGTTGAATATATTACTAATGCGATTACTAAGAAATTAGTTGAGATGACATTGGCAAAGAAAAAGAAAACAGTGAAACCTCAACATATCAAAGACAATTTATTCGTATTTATTAAATCAGTGATTGAAAATCCTTCATTTGATAGTCAATCAAAGGAAACATTAATGACTCAAATTACTAAATTTGGTTCAAAATGTGAATTATCTGATAAATTTTATGAAAAATTATTTAAATCAGGTATTATTGAAAATGCGCTAAGTGCCACTGAAGTAGTTGAACAAAAGAAGTTAACTAAAACTGATGGTAAGAAAGTAAATAAAATTATAGTATCGAAATTGGATGATGCAAATTTAGCAGGAACTAAAGATAGTAGTAAATGTACCCTCATATTAACTGAGGGAGATTCAGCGAAATCAACTGCTATTGCAGGTCTCAGTGTAATTGGCAGAGATTATTATGGAGTTTTTCCATTACGTGGAAAAATTATGAATGTAAAAGATGTATCTTATCAAAAGATCAGTGAAAATGCTGAAATAACTAATCTAAAGAAGATTCTTGGACTTGAACAGAATAAGGATTATTCATCAGGTATAAATTCACTTCGTTATGGTAAAATTATGATTATGACTGATCAGGATCATGACGGAAGTCATATTAAAGGTCTATTATTCAATGTATTTGAGACTCTTTGGAGTTCATTATATAAATTTGATGGTTTTATGACATCATTATTAACACCAATTATTAAAGCAACTAATAATCAAACAAAAGAGGTTCTATCATTCTATAATATGAGTGATTATGAAAATTGGAATTTGGAAATTAGCAATAAAAATCAATGGAAAATTAAATATTATAAAGGACTTGGTACTTCAACAGATGAGGAAGCAAAGGACTATTTTAAAAATATGAAGAAAATTACTTATAAACATACAGAAGAATCTGACGAATTTATTAATCTTGCTTTCAATAAAAAGAGAGCGGATGATAGAAAAGAATGGTTATCAAAATATGATAAAGATGATGTTCTTGATTATACAGAGGAAACCGTAAATTATGAAACATTTATTAATAAAGATTTAATTCATTTCAGTAATAGAAATCTTGAGCGTTCCATTCCAAATATTATGGATGGATTAAAAGAAAGCACTAGAAAGATCTTATATGCATGTTTTAAAAGAAAGTTATTTACAAATGAAATTAAAGTTGCACAACTTGCGGGAAATGTAAGTGAAGTAACAGCATATCATCATGGTGAAAATTCACTTCAGGAAGCAATTATTGGTATGGCACAAATATTTGTTGGAACTAATAATATAAATTTATTATCTCCAAATGGTCAATTTGGAACACGTATTCAAGGTGGTGAAGATGCTTCATCTCCTAGATATATTTATACAGTTTTATCAAAACTTACAAGACTTCTGTTTAAGGAGGAAGATAATCAAATTCTGAACTATTTAAATGATGATGGTTTAAGTATTGAACCTGAATATTATGTTCCTATTATTCCAACTATTCTAGTGAATGGTGCAATTGGTATTGGAACAGGTTATTCAACAAATGTTCCTCAATTTAATCCAGAGGAAATCATTAAAATCTATTTAGGATTAATAACAGAAATTAAAACAACTATCGGAGATGTATTATCAATTGAAAATATTCAAGAATCAATTAATTTGATTAGAGACAAAGAAATAAATGAAATTGAACCTTATTATCTTGGATTCAAAGGAGAAATATTCAAAAATGATAAAGGAATTTATAATTCAAAGGGTGTTTATAGATGGATAGATAATTCATCTATTGAAATCACTGAACTTCCTGTTGGAACATGGACGGAAAATTATAAAGAATTCTTGGAAGATTTAATATTAAAGAATAATCCAAATATTAAATCATTTGAAAGTCATTATACAGCAAAGAATGTTAAATTTATATTAAAATTGTGTGATAATGCTAAGGAAGTATTAAATGATAAAGTTGTACAGGAATTTAATTTAACATCGAGTAAATTGTTGGGTATGAATAATTTGCATTTATTTACATCGAAATGTAATATTAAGAAATATGCAAATGTTGCTGAAATTATTAAAGAATGGTCATATGTTCGTATTGAAAAATATCAAGCGCGTAAGGAAAACCAATTAATGGTAATGGAAAATGAATATTTAGTATTATCAGCAAAAATTAGATTTATTATCGAAGTAATTGAAGGAACAATTACAATTATGAATAAAAAACTCAAAGAAGTAGAAGAACAATTGGAAGCAAAAGAATATTATAAATTTGAAGATAGTTATACATATCTATTAAGAATGCCAATTTCACAATTAACAACTGAAAAGAAGGAAGAATTAGAATTAGATGTAAGTAATTTAAAAACTGAAATCGAAAATTTAAAACAAACATCTATTATGACAATATGGGAGAATGAATTATTAACATTACTAGATGAATGGAATAAACACAAAAATGAAATTTTAGAAGATTATGAAAATGATTCAAAAGGAGAAATTAAAAAACAAGTGAAACGAAAGAAGTAATTATATCATTAATACCCCAAACATCTATATCTGTATTTTTTTCAACAAAATATTTCCATCTATAAGGTAATATTAATGATTGATCTTTTTGTAATTTTATAGCAATAATACTATCTGTTTCTTTTGGTGGTGCAGAATAAATACTTGCTTTATATATAATAACTTCAGTATCAATATTTGCACTTATAAATAAATATTTATATCTATTATAAATCCATTCTTGATTTTCATTATTTTCATTACTTTCATGATTATTTATTTTATAAATAGAATTATATTTAAACCATGTATCTATTAACTCTTCTTTTTCTTTGACACAATCATAAATAACGATTGGTTGACGTGTATATAATAATGGAAAATTAAAATCACTAATGGTAGTTTGAAGAATTTGAACGGATGGAGGAAATATAAAATAACAACAAATATAGATAAAAATTATTATTGTAATAATAATGAAGATATAATTAAATTTCATTTATTTATTATAAATAGAAAAAATATGATAAAAAAAACCAAAAGAATAAAAACAAAAGGAGGAAGAACAACATTGGAAAAAATTATAGGTGTTGAATCAGAAGGACCATTTATTAGCGATAATATAGCACAAAGAGTTGAAAAATATCAAGGAACTAATTTAAAAGAGGAATATAAACTAAGAAAAGATTTAGCAGAAGATAATTATAAAATAGTAAATGAACAATATGAAAATGAAGGTGATAAAATCGAAAAGATACAAGACAGACGATTTAAATATAATAAATTACATAGTGATGATTTTTTCAGAAAATTTGCATTATTTTTGGGTGCAATAGGATCAACTTTAAAAGAAGTTTTTAAATATATATTCAAGATTGGAAGAGAAATTGGAAATAAATTGCAAGCAACTGTATCATTAATTGGTAGTGGATTTAAAAATACAGGTGATTTTATACCAAAAATAATTAATCAAAAGGGTGCAATAGTTAAATTTATATTATTATTAATTTTTATTGGATTATTTATTGGTGCAGTTATTGGATTTTTTGGAACAAAAGGCAGTCCTACATTAGCAGGTGCAACTAGTAGCACTAAAATGGATGTTTTTGTAAATATGAAACCAAAATCTTTTTTGACAAATTTCAGTGATTCATTTAATGCAATGATTCCAGATAAATATAAAATTCAATTCACATCATTTAGAAATAATTTCAATAAAATCATTGGAAATGATGTTGTTGGAAATTCAATAGATAATCAACCAAGAGAATCTATAACAGAGGGAAGATATAATGGTATAACAAATATTAAAATTAGTGAATCAAAAGATCATATTTTTAATTTATATAAACCAAATGATAAAATAATGGAAATAGATATAGATTTATATAAAGGATCAGGAATAGATTTTTATAAATTACCAGTATCAATTCAAAAAGAAATTTTAAAAAAAAATAGTTCAGATGGTAAATTTAAATATACATTTAAAGTTGAAGAAAGAATAACAAATGATGAAAGAATAAAATATGTATATATATTTAATGATAAAAGTTTACCAATAATTGAAACAGATACAACTTTATTTAATAATTTTAATGTTAAATCAATACCACCAAGTGAAACAATAAAAATAACAGAAAAAGATATTGAAAGAAACAAAGATCGTTTAATGTTTGGATATACAAATGGTAAATTTTCTTATCCAAATATCTAATAGATAGATAATGAGTAAATGTACATCTCTTAATAAAAATGAAAGGTTATTTATACAACCTGTTGAATTATGTACAATGAAAGCATTAACAAATTTAAAAACTATTTTTCATGATGATATTTATAATAAAGATCCCAATAAAATTTTCAATGATAAATTTATTGAAAATAATCCAGATATTAATAGTGGTTTCAGAGGCAATGATGACAATAATTTTATTTATGAACAGAAACGAGATAAAAAAGATTTATGTAATCAAATAAGCAATAAAAATGAATGGATTGTTAATTGTTCTCTTGTTCACAATCATCCTTTATATACATATGATAAAGGAACAAAGGGATGTACATTAATACCTAATTTAAATTTACCAGATAAATTTGTATTAAACAAAGAAAAAGATAAAACTTATATTTATTTTGAACCAGATGAAAATAATCCAGATTATCCTATATATAAATCACAAAAACAAAAAGCATATTGTGAAAATAGTTGGTGTGATTGGATTGTAGTGCCTAATTATCATTTGGGAAATCAATATGAAAAAGATAGTGGTAATTATTCAAAAAAAGACGTTAAAAAGTGTTATAAACCATGTGGAAGAGGTATGTTACCTTATATTAGATCAGATGGCACTAAGATATGTATACCTAAATCAGAAGCATTTGATGGTTCATATGCAAATAAAATAGATTTTTCACCAGTATCTTTAATAAATTTAATAGGAAATAGTTTTATAAGAAATGAATGGACAAATAATAATTATATTTTTTATGGTACTATTAAAGATCTTTATTGTTTAACTATTCTTGATAAAATTAGTAATTATAATTCAGAAGATTTAAAACATAATATTAATTTATTGGTTGCTTATAATCCAACAACAGATTATCATATTTATGGTGATTATACAAAAGGATTTGATATAACATATGAATTATATGTCAATTATAATTTACAAATGTTAAAATCATTATTAACAAATGTGTTAATAAAGGAAACAATAGATATTTCCGATATTCAATATAATAAAGAAATAATCACTTATAAAAATCCATTATTTCATGAAGAAGAAGAAGAATTATTTACTTTAAGAGGAATGTCTACATCAAAAATGATGACAGATGTTAATTTAGTTCATACATTTCTTTTAGCAAAAGGTTTTTATAAATTTATAACAGAAGAAATAAAAGATATTAATAATTATTATGAAGACAATAATAATGATAATATTTCATATACAAAAATAATAAATCATCCTTTTAACATTTATAATATATTAAAAGAAAAATTTAATTTTTTGATTAATAAATATGATAATAATGAATTTAATAGAATAAGACAAATATGGAATATACACAATGAGAATTTTAAAAATGATGAAAGAGTTTTATTAGATTTAAGAAATAAATATTCAAGTGAATTTAACAATGATAAACTTGATAAATATTATCAAAGATTGGCAAATATATTATATAAATCCATAAATTTATGTTATAATGATGAAACTAATTTTAGTAAAAATTTAATAATACAAACAAAAAGGGCATTCAATAATATAGATAAAATTATAAATTATACAAATCCTAATGATTTAGAATCTGAAAAAAAAAACCATTTTATAGCAAAATTTTTGTCAAAATCAGTTTACAGTATATATGATAAAGAATTTTTTAAAATTCCATTGGAAAACGAATATAGAATAGAAATACCTTATATAGATAATCCAACATTTTTTAATGAAGATTTAATGAATTATATTAAAGCAGATTTTAAATTTAGAAATAAAATGACTAATCAAGCAGATAAAGACAAATTTTTCATAAAAATTGAAGAAAATTTTTATAATAGAATTGAAAGACTAAAAGTATTTTTTTATACACAGGAAAATGTAGAAAAAAAAAGAGATTGTATAATAGGACAAATACCTAATCCTGATAAAAAAGATTTTATTAATAGATGTAAAACATGTTTTGAAGTTTGTAATAATTATGAAAATTGCAAAAATAATAAAGAATGTGCTATTTATTGTAAAAGTGAATATAATAAATTTGTTACAGAATCAACTGATGGTTCTTCTGGAAGTGGAAGAAGTGGTAAATGTGGTGACAGAAAAGATCCAAAAAAACCAAATATAGAAAAATCGAATGTAAATAAGATTTATGATACACCACTAGAAGAGAATCAAGATTTACCTGATTTTAAAAATTTATTAAATATTTGCATAAAAATTATATTTATGTTATTATCTCTTTATATTTGCTATATATTCTATCAAATTTATGGAGAAACATTCATTACACTTATGAATTTAATTATTTATAATGTTGCTTATTATATATTATATGTATTTAATTTATTCTATTGGTTAGCATCAAAATTAAGATTAATAACATATAATGATCTTTATTTCAAGAGAATAATGGCAGATTATGATTTAGCAAATATTTCATCTAAATATAAGAATGTTGTTACAAAAGTTAACGATTTAACTGCTGAAATGCGTGCAAAAAGATCTTAGAAGAACTTGAAAAGTCAACTATTGGTTTTGGATATTTCAAATTTTTATTATCAAATTTATTTTTATCCCAATTAAGAATTATTTTATTGTCAACATCTCTTAATTCAGGAATCCATTTTTTCACAAATAAACAATCTTTATCAAATTTTTGCAATTGTGCCATTGGCGAAAAAATTCTGAAATATGGTTGCGAATCAGTTCCAGTAGATGCACACCATTGCCAACCTCCATTATTAGATGAAGGATCATAATCAACCAATTTAGTTGCAAAATAATGTTCACCTTTTCTCCAATCTATGAATAAATTTTTAGTCAAAAAAGAAGCAACAATCATTCTACATCTATTATGCATCCATCCAGTTTCATTTAATTGTCTCATTGATGCATCAACCAATGGATATCCAGTTTTTCCTTCTTTCCATTTATTAAAATTAGTTTCATTATTATTCCATATAATATTTGAATATTTTTTATTATAAGCATTACCAAATATATATGGATAAAAATAGGTAATGTTTGCATAAAAATCATGCCATAATAATTCACGAACTATACCATGATTAACAGGTAAACAATAATAAATTTCTCTGATACTAACACATCCAAATTTAATATAAGCACTTAGTTTAGTTGTTTTGTCTAAAAATGGAAATTCTCTTTCTTCATCATAATTTTTAAAATAATTTGCTTTAAGTTTTTTAAGAATTTCAAGTGCCTTTGATCTACCACCATTGACTTTAATATTTGGATTTGATTTAGGTCTTAAAAAATCAAAATCTTTCAATGATTTTCCATTATTATCTTTAATTAAAATTAAATTATTGTTATTATTATTATTATTAATAGCAGGAGGTTTTTTGATAATTGCTTTGTTATAAAAAGGAGTAAATTTAAGATAAAATTTATTATCATCTTTTGTAATTTGACCAATTTTATGAAGTGTATAATCTTCTTCAGCAATAAGAGTTATATTATTAGAATTACACCATTTTTCAATTTCTTCATCTCTTTTACGTGCATATGGTGTATAATCTTTATTAAAACCAATAACTTTTAAAGAAGATTTATATTTAGATTTTAATGAATTTAAAATAGTTAAATCATTGTCAGAATAATAAAAATTTAATTCAGATAATTCATCAAGACACTCAAAAAGAAATTGAACAGAATTAGAAGAATAATAGCTATTTTTATTTTTATCAATTTGATCTTTTTTAAAAATAAAAATGGGTAAAATTTTAATTCCCTTATAGGTATCTTTAATTTTATTTAATGTAGTATTATCGAATAATCTCAAATCTCTTCTAAAAATAAAAACAGCAATTGATGACATTTTCTTTATATTTATAAATGAAATAGAAAAATTAAAAAATGAATTTAATGATATAAAACTATGATATTTAATGTCTAAAAATTTTAATTTAGATGAATATTTTGAAATATTGGATAAAATTATAAAATCAATCATATTAAGACCTGAAAAAAATAAAATAACATATGACATATTAGATACAGAAAAAACAATAAATAATAAAATAATTGCATTGAAAGAAAAACAAAGACAAATGAAAATAGGAGAAATTTGGCAAGAAGTATTAGGTAATTATCATGAATTTATAAATTTAAAAATAGGTCATGAAACAGGTTTAGATATAATTTCTCATTCAAAAAAAATAGCAATTGAATTAAAAAATAGAACTAATACAGATAATTATTCATCTAAAAAATTTAATTTTGAAAAATTGGCAAAATTTAAAAAACATAATCCAGATTATATTTGTATATATGCAAATATAAATGATAACGATGAAACAACAACATTAAAGGGAAATATGAAATATATTATATTTGATGATGTTGAAATAATACATTTCATTGGATATAAATTTATCAATTATATATTATCAAACAATACTGAAATTATTATAAAATTTATTAAAAATACAATAGATAAATATTCATAATAAAATTTTTATTAATGCAAGTCCTATATGTTTTGCTAATTCAACAGGAACTGCATTACCAATTTGCTTATATTGCGAATTCATACTACCAATAAATTCATAAGAATCGTCAAATGTTTGAATTCTTGCATATTCTCTAATTGTTAAAGGTCTTTCTTCTAAAGGATGACATCTTTCTGTTTGTTTTTGAGATGGGGTACATAATAAAGTTAATGATGGTTTTTCCATTGATAAACGATATAATATTCCACGTTTTCCGCCTCCAGAATTATAACTGTTTCCCAAATATCTTTTTTGTAAATTTTCAGGCAAATTAACCCAGCAACCACCTTGCGGAATCATTTTAAATAATTCAATTTTTTCATCATTATATTTTGCACCATTAGAAAAAGGAACATCATATAAAACATCCTTTAATTTTTTTTGAATTAAATTTTCATTAGGAAATTGAAAATCACGATTAATACTTTTTAAAATTCCTATAATAAAAACTCTTTCTCTTTTTTGAGGAACATTGTATTTTGATGCATCTAAACATTTATATGTAATATTATAATTTTCTTTCTCATTTAATTTTCCAATAATTTTTTTAATAGTATTTCCCTTATCATGTGTAAGTAATCCTTTAACATTCTCAATCAAAAAAATTTTAGGTTTGATTAAATTTAAAATTTTAATAAATTCTAAAATTAAATTACCTCTCGGATCATCTAAACCTTTTCTTAATCCAGCATGTGAAAATGATTGACAAGGTACACCACCGGTCAATAAATCAACCTTATTAATATATTGAGAAAAATCTATTTTATCCATTGATTCGCATATAATAGTAATATCAGGATGATTAAATTTTAATGTTTTACAACAATCTTTATTATTATCATTTAATAAAATGGGTGTAAAACCTGCTTTAATAAGTCCTGAACTTAATCCACCACATCCTGCGCAAACTTCAATAAAAGTAAACTTATTATTCATATTTAACATTCATAGTTAATTTATTTTTATTTAAAATCATTTTTTAATTTATTCAAAATCTATTGCAATATCTTTTCCTAAGCAAAACTTTTTAAATGATAATTTAATTAATCTTTTGTCATATTTCTTGTTATTTAAAATTGCATCTTCACCAATTATTTTACTTAAATTTAACATATCACCTGCTTGATTGTTAAATATTTTATTTTCATTAAGAGTTTTTATAATTGCTTTGATATATTTTCTTTGATCTATTTTTAAAATTTGTTTTACATCAATTGTATCATTTAAAAATAATTCAAAGATATTAAAAAGATCATTTGAATTATATGGTATCAATTCAATCATTTTTGGAAATCTACGTGCAATACCTTCATTAAATGTAAGAAAACATTCAGTCATTTTATCTTTATATCCAGCAACAATAATTACAGTACAACCCATGAATTTATCCATGAAATTGATTAATTCACCAATTACTTCTTGTGAATAATTATCAGATTTGTGATCATCTGTTGGACATGGAGTTAATGTATATGCTTCATCAATAAAAACAACTCCTTCTAAACCATTTGCAAGTAAATTTCTTGTTTTTGGTCCAGATTGTCCAATATATTGTCCAACTAAATTTTGTTTAGTTGCCATAATAACATTTGTTGTAACTAGTATTCCTAAATTTTTCATGAGATTTGCAATAACACCTGCAACTTTTGTTTTTCCACTACCTGCTGGTCCAGTTAAAACAAAATTATTGAATCCTTTAAAAAAGAAAACAGGTATTTCGATGAACATATAAATTATTTTGATTAATGACATACGTAAAGATTCACGACTTTTACCTTTAACACTTTCAATACCATTATCGGGATCATCAATTATTTTAAGTAATTCTTCACGTTTTTCATGAATTGCTGAAGAGTTAGTTTTAAGATGATTAATTTTTTGCAATACTTGCTTTTGCATATTACTTATAATTTCATTTAAATTTACTTCACCTTTTCCAAAAGGTTCTTTATCTTTACCAGCACCCTGCCAATCAATTTGACTTAATTTACTATAAGTTTTATATTTAAATTCTAACGCTTTTATATGTCCTTCTATTGCTTTTTTAATAAAATTATTGTCTTTTATATCTTCTCTGAATTTATCAACATTAAATTCATTTGATTCCAATTCTGCTAATTCTCTTCTCATTGCTTTCATATATTCATTATCTGCTTTTTTGACATTAATTACAATTGTTTCTTCTCTGCCTAATAATGGTGTAAGAGGTGATTTTTTGGGAGATTCTGGCAATTCAAGTTTAGGTTTAGTAATATCTTTTTTTTGAATTGAATTAAATTTAACTAATCCTTTTGCCATATAATCTTCAATAATTTCAATTAGTTTTTCACGTAATTTATCACCTTTATACATTTTAAAAATACTATAATAATCTTTAACTTTAAATGTTGAATATATTTTACCTACATATATTACTAAACTATCTTTGTCCAAATTTTTCACAGTTGTAAAATTTTCATGATCAAAAATTAAAACTTCTTTATTAGTTTGAGGAGTAGTTTTTTTAATTGTTTTTTTAGGTTTCTCAATTTCATTAGAAGTATATCTAACCATATCTTTTGATACATATTCTTTAATAATTGATATAATTTTGGCACGTAATTTAACTCCTTTAAGTGTTGAAATAATATTATCATAATCCGCAATAGTATATCTGTTATGTATTAATTCAAAATCTTTTTTTAATAAAGGTAATGTTAATTTATCTATTGATTCAAAATTTTTGTGTTTTATAAACAAAAAAATTTTATTAGATTTTGAAATGGGTTTAATTATATTTTCTGTTATATATTTACAAAAAAGTAATGATATATATGCTTTTAATTTATTTTCTTCTAATTTTTCAATATTTTTAACAGCAATTGTATTATATTTAGGAAATTCATCTATAAATTTATAATATTCATTTTTATAAGTTTCTGCTGGAATTTTTTGCAAATCTTGATTAGTTAATAACTCAACGCAATCATGTGTTTTATTTAAATTTTCATTAATTACGTTATAAATATCTTCATTTAAATAAAAATGATCTGGCATTTTATTCTAAATAATAAATATATTTAAATATATTTTTTCATTTGTTTTTTTTGATTAGTAAATCCACCTTTCTTTAATTTTTCTAATTCTTCAACTAAACTAGGTTCAGCAGTTTTTATAGTTGCTTGTCTTCTTGCAGATGATCTAGTTACAATTGTGGATGGTTCAATTTCTTTAGGTTTTTGTCTTATTGACCCTTGTTCTTTTTTATAACAACAATCAAAACCTTGATTATTTTTTCTAATAATTGAATAACCTTCTAAATTACATTTACCATCTACAGGACGTCTTTCCTCAGGACATGTATTTTTACTTATTTCAGGTTTACCAAGAATATCATTATCATCACGAGTTAATTCTTCTAATTGTGCAACATCAGTTGGTAATTTTAAAGAAGAAGATCTTGAGGGAGGAATAGTTTTTGATAAATAATAATCAATAGAAACCTTTTTAAGAATATTTTCCAATATTTTTACAATTTTCATTTTTTTGAGAATTAATTTATATAATTTTACATCACAACTAGAAGTTAATATTCCACCTTGTCTTACAGTTGATATATAATTATGAATAATAACCTTTCTATTTAATTTTGGATGTGACAATGGAATATCTTCGTGAGATTTATATCTGATACATCTACCTTCAATTTGTTCTTTTGCAGAAGAATTCCATACAGGATCAATTTGATGAAGATGTTGAATATGTTTAAATGAAACACCTTCTTTTATTGAAGGAGATCCTAAAATAACTCTTATATTTTTTCCATCTAAATTATCAGGATTATTTAATAATTCTTTAATTATAGTTTTTTGTTTATTATTAAGATCAGAATCCCAAATAACAAATGTTTTATAATTTTCTTTTAAAGAATGAGGATTTAAATAATTAGACCAACCATTCATTTCTAATATTTTTGCAATTATATCTAAACCATTTTCAATGAAACTAGAATAAATTAAATGCTTTCCATCTAATTGCAATAATTCCAATAATTTAGATATTTTAGGAGCATATTCATTTAAAGGTAATTTAGTGTCAGATGATAATTCATCTGTTGATAATGTTGAAATAGATAATTGTCTTTCTCTTATACAAAAATTATCTTTAATTTTAGAATCACCATATTCAACATCATCATCATCATATTCATAATCATCATCATGAGATTTTGATGTTATTGCAGTTTCTTGAGTAATAGTAAATGGAATAAGTAAATTATCAGTTTCAATAGTTGGAAAAAAATGAGGATCATCTAATTTATAAAAACTAATTTTACCTTTTAAATTAGGAACTAAACTATTAATAGATTCCATATTTCTTTGAATTGAATCATCATCAATATCTGGACATAAATTTAAAATAAGTTCAATAAATTGACCATAATTATCATAAATAGGTGTTGCTGTTAAAAAAAACATTTTACATGTGGGATGTGCATATTTTGTCAATAATCGCATAATAACACCATTTACACTTGGTGTATTAGGTAATATTTGTTTTGCGCGAATAACTTTTTGTAATATCACAGGACGTATTTTAGATGTTACTAAATTATGAACTTCATCAATTATAATTACTTTATTACGTGTTAAAGTTTGTATATCATTGATGATATCAGTAGATCTTTTTAAAGTTTGAAAAATATTATCATATGTACGAATATCATATTTTTCATTTATTTTTTGATCATAGTCAGTACTTGTTATATATCTTTCTCTTAATCCACAAGTTGCAGATATTAATTCATCTTTAAAATTTGTTTGTAATCTTGCAGGTAAAATTACCAAAGATTTCATATTTGGATTACGTTCCATAATAGTCTCTGCAATAGTTATTGATGTACATGTTTTGCCTGTTCCAATACCATGAAACAAAAGCATTTTATTAATTGAATCATAATTATGAATTACATAACTTCTTAAAAATCTTTGTTGTTTTAATAAATATGGTTTTTCATCATCGTCATTATTATAAACCTCCTTAAAATCATGATATATTTGAACTCTTGACATTGTTCTATTATTATTCAATTTAAAAAATAAAAAATAAAAATAGAAATAAAAATAAGAATGGATACAGAAATACAATTTGAAATAGGACATTTTAATATACATCAATTAAATGAAATATTACGATTGTTTAATAAAATTAATTATGATAATATAAAAAAAGAATTTGATAGTTATACACTTTCTTATGGTAAATCAAAAATAAAATTATATTTTAATTTATTTAAATTATATCATGATAAAATAAAAGAGATTTTAAATAGAGTAATAAATGAAAATAAAATTTTTATAACAAATAATGAATATAATGAATTAAGATTATTAATTCAATATACCAATTTATCAATTATTAATCCAGTTATAATTGGATTAGTAAAATTTTACTTTTATAATTTTTCATTTGATATCATTTATATATTACAGAAAAAACTCATTAAAAATTCAAGTGCTTTTAAAGGAATATCTATTCAAATAGGTAATTATGGAAATTATACAATAAAAAAATATTTGATTGATTTTGAATCACAATTAGAAATCACAGAAGAAAAAATGCCAAAATATAGTTATGAATATCAAAAATTATTGGATTTAAATAAAAATATTAAATTTGATGATACAACTTCTAATTATTATTTTAATTCTGAATTTTTAAGACATATAGATGCTATTGATGAAAATGAAATGAAAAGTTTAGATGAAATAAAAATAAATGTTATCAAAAATGATGAAATTTTAAAAGATATTTCAAATTCAATAAATACAGTGTTTGATAAAAAGGTTTCAAGAGAAAAATATGCAAATACAATAACTGAAATATTGAAATCAACAGATGAAATTCAACAAATGGAATTATATAAAAATTTAAATGAATATTTAAAATTATTTGGAAATAAAGAAGAATTAGATAAATTAAATCATAAATATAAATATCAAATAGGATTTTTAAAAATAAAAGATGATTTATTACATGTAATAAATTTTTTGGTTAATAAATCATCAGAAATACCAGAAGATAAAGAAGAAATTAAACTTATTTTTAATTTTTTAGTAAAAATACTGTCTGAAGAATTTTTAAAAGAAGATATTAAAGAAGTATCAATATCAAGAAATTTAGTAAATATATTATTTTTAATTGAAGAATTAAAAAATTTAATTAAATTAGAGGAAATAGAAATTATCATAAAATCTATATATGAATTAACAGATTTTTTCATAGAATATGTCAATATTAATTATGATATAATAATAAAAGATAAAAATCCAATACCAACTTATGATAAAATAGTTGAAAAGGATTTAACAGGTTTAATTCAATTGGGTGGTAATAGTTATGGTTATAAGAAAATCTTAAAAAAATATAAATAAAAAAATAAATGTATGTTAATTTTTATTGTCTTTTTAACAAATAATAATAAAAAGGGCATATTAAAATTAAAAAAAATAATTGATTCATATAAATTAGAAAATTATAAAATTATAATTAATTCAAATATTATAATAGAAGAAACGGATTTTAATTTTAAATATAATTTGATAAATGTTCAAGATGAATCAGTTGCTTTATTATTTGCAATTCATTATTATGATATTCATGAAGATGATTTTATTGTAAAAATTAATTGTAATTATAATTTAAAAAGTCATAGTCCCTTTATGCGTGAAATTTTTAAATTGAATAATAATTTAACAGATTATGATGTTATAAGTAAATATTATTTCAGTGATTTAATAGGAATTAAATGTAAATATATCAATAATATTAATAATATTGGTAATTCAGATACTAATATTAATATGAGATGGGAATTATTAAAAAATGAAATAGACAATAAAAAACAATTAGTATTGAATTATTTAGGAATAGATATATCTACAAGTAATAGGAAAAGTATATATACCATATATTAATATTAAAATTACTGATAAAATTCTAAAAAACAATATAACTTTATGACAATTATTATGATTATGATTATTATTATGATTATTATTAAGAATCGTTGTTATGTGTTTTTTGGGCATTATAATTTTATTATAAGTTCTTACTTTAAGTAAATCATATCTAAAATTATAGTTTAGTCTTTTAATTTGATTATCATGAATATTTTGAATTTTCTTTAATTCCTCTAATTTCATATTAATAATATCGAGTTTATCGTCTATATCTTCCATTTTTTCTTCATTCATTTTATTTATAAATTATAAAATATACTAAAATTAAATTTAAATATCATTTTTAATTTTTACAACTTGCAAAAGTTTTTCTGTGAAGAGAATGAATGCCATATTTTTTAATTGCTTCTCTATGTTTTAAAGTTGCATAACCCATATTATTATTCAAATCATATTTCAATAAATCCTTATTTTCTTCCACTAATTTTAAAATTTCATTATCATGAAAATCTTTTGCAACTATGGATGCTGCTGCAACATTAAGATAAGTATTATCTGCTTTAGGTATACATTCATATGATATAATATTATCTTCATTATTATTATTATCAATTGGAATAATTGGTTTAAAATGTATACCATCAACAATAATATGATCAAACTTTACATTTTTTTTCATAATTTCATATAAAGCAAGATGCATTGCTTGAATAGATGCTTGTAAAATATTTATTTTATCAATTTCTTCAGGACTAACTGAACCAATACCATATGCAATGGCATTTTCTTTAATATAAGAGGCAAGAAAACTTCTTTTTTTAAATGATAGTTTTTTTGAATCTTTTATTTGAAGATAAATATCATCTGGAAATTTATCAGGTAAAATAATAGCGCATGCAATAACATTACCAAATAATGTACCTCGACCTACTTCATCAACACCAACAGTAGTTATGGGAGATTTTATAAGATTATTTTGAGTCATGATTATTATATAATTATATAATTATATATAAATATTAAATCAGTTTTTATTTATAATAATTATGACTAGTTTAACCTATAATTATTTCATATCTAGTTCTTTTTTATTTACACATATAATAGCACGTGTATATTATAATAAAGAATTTGTAATAATTTTACACGATATATTAGATGTGTTTTTAGGTATATCTAAAATAATTTTATTTTCATTAAACATTTATAATAATATTGATTTTAGTCTTAACAATAATAACTTAATTTATGATGCTATACCTAATGAAGCAATATCAAATGTATTGACATATAATAATATTGATTATACTATGAGTTCAATAATTTTATTATATGATAAAAATTATGAATATTTATATCATCATATTATTACTATACTTTGTTTATTATTATGTCAAATATATAATTATCATAATATAACATTAATTTCACTATTATTATTTATGTGTTCATCACCAATATTATCATTTGCAAAATTATTGAGATTTTATAAATATCATAGAATATCTGAATATACATTTATATTATTTGCAATTGTATTTTTTAATTGTAGAATAGTTTATTTCACATATTTATTATATTTGAGTATTTTTATTCAAAATAATGATAATTATAAATATTATTTAATAAATGCAACAGAATTATTGATATATAAAATGCAATTAGATTGGATGTATAAGATAACAAAAATAATATTTAGTCATTATAAAAAATGAGTTTAAGATTTATATTTATAGTAATAAATAATTAATTAAAGGGATGGATGAAGATGATGCACTATTGTATCAATTTAATAAGATATTATTGGAAAAAAGAAATGAAATTATTGAAATTGCAAATAGTAAAAAAAGGGAAAATAAAAAAATGATAGATATTAATAAATTAGACAGAGATACAAATACCACAGTCAATAGAATCAAACTCGAACATGAGAAAAAACTTAAAAGTTCAGCAAGATATAAGAAAAAAGAAGCAATATAAATATAAACGTATTAATATTTCTAAAATGACTTCTTATTCACCTGTTGAAATTTTAAATGAATTACGTAATAGACCTTTGATTAAACAAAGAACTCCTGAATGGTTTAAATTGAGAGAAGACAGATTAACTGCAAGTGATTTATATGATGCAATTAAAAATCCACAATCACTTGCAAAGAAAAAACTTAAAGGTGTTACTTTTAATTCTTCAGGTGTTCCTGCTTTAAAATGGGGTACTATGTATGAACCAATGGCAACACGTATTTATTCAACAATGGTTAATAAAGAAATTTTTGAATTTGGTTTGGTGATTAATGAAGATATCAAACATTTCGGAGCATCACCTGATGGTATTACAGAAGAAGGAATAATGATTGAAATTAAATGTCCAATTAAAAGAAAAATAATTGATGGAACAATACCCGATAAATATTATTATCAAATTCAAGGTCAACTTGCTGTATGTAAATTAAAAGAATGTGATTATGTTGAATGTGAATTTATTGAATTTAAATCAAAAGATGAATATTTGGAAAATATTAAAGATCTAGATGAAAGCAATCAAAACTTTAAACATGGTATTATTGCAGAAATTAAGGTTAATAATGAATATGAATATGTTTATTCGTCAAATAATCAAAAAGGAGAGGAAAATTTGAAAGAAATGAAAGAATTTTTAATTAACAATAATTTTAAAATAATCTATTGGAAATTAAAATTAATAAATGTTCAAAAAGTTAATTTTAATGAGGAAAAATGGAAAAATGATATTCAAGATAAAATCAATAATTTTCATGAAGTTTATATGATTGAAAAAAAATTAAGTAATCCAATTAATTTATTTATTAAAGATGATGAATAAGTTTTTATTTTTTTATATTTCTAAAATAAATGCTCTAGAATAACTAGTTACATTATTAAAACTACTGTCTATTGAAATATTTGCTGCATTATATCTAAAATAGAGTGTTGTATTAGCAGTTACCAAAGCATTTGTAGAACCTGTTAATAGTTTTCTATTTAAAGTTAAATTTGGTAATGCAGTTCCTGATATAGCATTCTCGAGTCTAATTGGAGTGCTTGCATTAGTAATTTCAAATATTTCAAATGAAATTGATGTTCCAGATGGAATATCAAATCTTGATCTCAATAAAAGATCTATTCTTGTTGTTGATGAAGTACCTGAACTCACTGCTGGAATAGTAGATATAGTATAATTACCAATAATTCTTACAATTCTTGTTCTGGCAAGTCTTTCAAAATCGTATTTAAATGTATTAGCAGCAGTTGAAGGAGCATTAAAATCATATATATTCTTAGCATCAGAATAATTTGTTCCAGATTTCAATAAATTTAAATTTTTTACAAATACATCACCTTCTTTTATATATAAACCAGCACTTTCATTTGCACCTCCTAAATATATACTTTTATTTGGGAAATTAAAATTTGCAAGAACAGAACCAGTGCTAGAATTCATTATATTCATATTATTAATTGTATTGCCAGTTGTTGCACTAGGATAAACATTAAAATTGCCATTATTTACATTTAAATCAATACAACTATTGGCATTTGCAACATCACAAACTCTAAATAATCTTTCATTATTTGTTCTTATAGTCATTCCTGAAGTTGCATCAATATTTCTCAATAATTCTAATGATAAATTAGGAGTAACACCAAATTGATAACTGTATAATTTTTCATTTATTGTACTATTATTATGTTTAAAATTAAAATAATTTTTAAGACTTGTATCAAAGTTTGCAATATTTGAATTTGGATTTGTTATCAATGGTTGTGTCAATGTTTTTAAATAATCAAAATTTGAAGTCAATAAATTGACATTTGATGTTGTTGTAGTATTGATTAAATTGATTCTACTGTCAAATGAATTAGTTTTGGTTTCTAAAGAAGATATATTATTAGTGATAGTTGTGGTATTTGTATTTACATAATCTGCCGTTTTTTTAAAATTATAATTTACCAAATCTTTATTTTGATTATATGTATTATAAAAATATGATATTAATACATATCCTAATATTAAAACTACAATAACAATAATAAGAATAATTGTATTTAATATTTCACCCATTATATACTATTATAATCTTAGATTAAATATCAATAATCTTTATATTATTTGATATATCAGTTTCTTTTATTTTTTCATTATCATTTTCATGATTATTATTTTGTTTTATTTTTTTACCTCCTGCAAACATATCTTTTTCTTCTTCTTTTTCACTATCACTTGTATCTTCTCTACCATCAGTATCACTTGTGTCAGTATTTTTGTCATTATCTTCATAATTACTTTGATTATTTGCTGCTTCCTCTTTTTCTTCTTCTTCTTCACTAGTTGTTGCACCACCATCTATTAAATCTTCATCTGAATCTTCATCTGAAGATGATGAATCTTCATCTGAATCTTCATCTGAATCTTCATCTGAATCTTCATCATCTTCAGACTTATCACCACCATCTATTGAATCTTCATCTGAATCTTCATCATCTTCAGATTTATCACCACCATCTATTGAATCTTCATCTGAATCTTCATTTGAATCTTCTTCAGATTCATCATCTGAATCAGAAGAACTACCACCAACAATTATTTTTGCTTCATCTAATGTTTTTGATTTATAAATTTGTTCAAGAACATTTTTAGTTTTAGTTGTATATTTCTTTAAATCAGGAAATTTTTCTTTAATTTTATTTTTTAATTCAGTAATACTCATTGGTTTTTCTTCTTTATTTTTAACTTGACTTAAATATTCTTTAACTTCTTTAAGTTTATCAAATGTTAAAATCTTCTTTAATATATCAACTGATTCAGATTCATAATCTTTGAGTGTTTTAAATTTCTTTTTGATTTCATTAATTATTTCTTCTTTATTATCAACACTAATTTCTTCTTCATTAGTCTGAAGTTCACTTAAATATTCTTTGACATCTTTGAGTTTTTTAAAAGTTAAAATCTTCTTTAATACATCAATTGATAGAGATTCATAATCTTTGAGTGTTTTAAATTTCTTTTTGATTTCTTTGAGAATTTCTTCTTTATTATCATCACTAACTTCTTCTTCATTAGTCTGAAGTTCACTTAAATATTCTTTGACATCTTTAAGTTTTTTGAAAGTTAAAATCTTCTTTAATACATCAATTGATAGAGATTCATAATCTTTGAGTGTTTTAAATTTCTTTTTGATTTCTTTGAGAATTTCTTCTTTATTTTCAAAAGTAACTTTAGTTTTCTTTGGTTTTTCTTCTTTTTCTTCTTCAATAATTGTAAATGATGCTTTAGTTTCAAATAAACTTTCGGCAATTTCATCTGAATGTTCTTCAAAAGGGATATCGACATTATCACAATTATATCTTATTTGAACACCCATTGGTTCAAATTCTTGATTTAATAATTTAAATGAATAAGGAGTTTCAATTGTATTTATTTGAGTATTACCACAATTTTTACAATAAGAATTTTTAATTTTACTATTATAAACTGGTATTGTTCCACAATTATTACAAACTCTCCATCTATATTTATCAGATCTTTCCATCATACTTTCTTTAATAAATCTTGATATACCATGACTTATAAGACTATCTCTTTCCATTTCACCTATACGTAAACCACCAGCATTTCTTCTACCTCCTGTTGGTTGTCTTGTTAATTGCATAGTTGGTCCAGTTCCTCTGGCATTTATCTTTTCTGCAACCATATGCTTCAAGCGGAAATAATAAGTTGGTCCAATAAATATTTCAGTATTCATTTGTTTTCCAGTTTGTCCATTATATAAAATTTCATTACCATGACTATTAAAATCATACTTTTCTAATTGATTATAAATTTTTTCATAATCTAAATTAATATAAACAGTTCCATCACCCAAAAACCCTTCTAAACAACATAATTTAGCATAAACACATTCAACTAAATGACCAATAGTCATACGCGAAGGAATAGCATGAGGATTTACTATTAAATCAGGACGAACTCCATCTTTGGTAAAGGGCATTTGTTCTTCAGGTAAAATCATTCCAATAACTCCTTTTTGTCCATGACGTGAAGAATGTTTATCACCAAATTCAGGAATTTTTATTTTCATAAATCTAACTTTCCAAACTTTAATGTCATCGGCAACATTAGGTTTTTTATCTTTGTGTATTTTATTGACATAACCAAAATAAGTGTCATCACTTACAATTGATTGATCAATATACATAGTTACTTTTTCTTGTTCAGTAAATAAACCATTTTTAGTTTCTCTCAAAACTTCTTTAATTAAAATTTTTCCAATAATAACTGCTTTTTGACCTTTGGGAATATAAGAACCTTCTTTAATACAACCATCATCATCTAATAAATCATAACGAGCATTTTTAAGTTTAAAGTCAAAATTTTTGAAAGTTTTATTATTTTTCTCTGCTTCTTCTTTTAATTTTTCTTTGAATTTTAATGGATTTGCAAAAATAACTCTTTCATAATCATTTATTTTTTTAGTACTTTCAGAAATAGTTTTATAATAAGATAAATGAAATAATCCTCTTTCAATTGAACGTTTATTAATAATTAAACTATCTTCTTGATTAAAACCTGTATATGTCATAATAGCAACTATTAAATTTGCACCATTGGGCATCATATCACTTCCAGTATATTGAGCATGACGAGTATTAATAATTGCTTTTTGTGGATAATGTTGAATATATCCAAATGTATCAAAACGATTATTAAAATTAGTTGCATAAATTCCTATTGCTTGTTTAGTTTGTGCTGCATGGAAAACATTACGTGCAGATTGATTATGGTTACACATAGGAATGTTACCAGAAACAACACTCAACATCATTGAAGGATTTATTTCAAGATGTGTGTGGAAATTATTGATATCTGCTTTAGTCATAGCAATATAACAACTATCACTTTCTTGAGGATCAATATATTCAATAACTGCAGCATCAGATTCTAATAATTCAAGAATTTCTTCATCTGACTTTTTATTGAAGACATCAAGAGTTCTAGGATTAATATATTGATCTTTATAATAAATTTCTTCATTTCTTTGTTTTTCTTTATAATTATTGTATTTACCAATTATTAATTCAAACCAATTATTATATTTATTTTGAAATATATTTGTTTTACCATTATTGAGAATTATTAATGGTCTAACAGCACGACCTTTATCAACATATATCATTATTTCATTAGTTGAATTATTCCATAAAATTGATGTTAAAATGTTAATTAATGCATTTCTTTTATATGCTCTCAAAGTTCTCATAATTCTAATGGGATCATTAGTTAAACCAAACCAAGTATTATTTATAAAAACCTTTGTTATATTTCTATTTAATTTTAAATTATAATTTTCAATTGGTATAACACCTATATCTAACAAACATTCACGAATATATTCAGGATTAGTACCTGCAGTGACTTTTGCTAAAAATGCCAAATTTTTTAAATAACCGATTGCTTCACCATCAGGACTTTCAAAAGGACACATAATACCCCATTGATGAGAATGAAGTTTATGTGGTGCAGTGACTTTAATAGTTCTATCGATGGGCATATTAACCCTTCTTAAATGGGATAAAAACCCAATATAACTAATTCTAGATAAATCCTGAACTTTACCAGATTCTCCATTTTCATTTACATCTAATCCCCAACGTCCTTTTAATGATTTTGCAAATGCATCTGCAATTAGAACATTAGGAATAACACGATAAATATTATCTTTCGTTATAAAATCATTATAATCATCTTTATTTTTCCAACCATTATAATAATAAATATTATCCATAGTATCTCTAATTGTTTTTTTGAGTCTTTTATAAGATTGTTGAAATAATTCAGCAAGTAAAATACCACTAATATAAATTCTTTTATTATAATAATTATCTCTGTCACTTTCTTTTTTTATTCCTATTGCAATATTTATAAATTCTTTTACTAAATAACCTAAATATTTGCCTTTATTTTCAAAAAGACTTATATTTGGCAATATATCAGCACTTAATAAATATTTAACGTATTTATCTTCCTTAAATTTGCATCTAAATTTGATATATTCTAATGCTTGTTCTTGAGTATAAATATAAACCTTTTCTTTATCAGATTCTCTAACATAAAAATTATTATAAATTGAAGGTCTAATAAAATTTTGAAAATATGAAGTTTCAACATTTGTATTATCAGAACCAAAAATAGTCTCATAAATATCTTTATCACTTTCAATTCCTAATGCTCTGAATAAAATAAATAATGGTATTTTTCCTTCAATAGATGTTAATGTAACATAAATAGCACCTCTATTATCACTGAAATTTTCAGTTACATCACCATCAGTTTTAACCAAATAAAATTCAATCATTCTAGGAACTAAAACAGATTCACCAGTTTCACCTGAACATTTAATTTTACCTTTAAAACTAAAATCATCATCATCATTTAAATGAGAAACAATTAAACGATTATTAGTTTCAGTTTCTTGTGCAATTATGACCTTTTCTTTGCCATCAATTATAAAATATCCACCACCATCATAAATACATTCTCCTAATTCACGAAGAACTTTATTACCATTATTATTTAAAATACAAATATCAGAATGAAGCATAATAGGAATACTACCAATTGCAACTTTTTCAATTGTTTGTTCAAATAAGTCCCCGTTTTTATTTTTAATTTTAATTACAACATCTGTATAAATATGACTATCATAAGTGATACTTTTTAATCTTGCATCATTTGGAGTAATAATTTTTTGAATACCATTTTCAATAGTTATAGGATGATCTATATAAATTAAATCTGAATTTTCACCACCAATATAAACATCAACTTTTACATTAATATCACTTTCATCATATTCCTCTTTATTTTTATTAGCATTTTCATTAAATTTAATCATAGTAATTGGATTTTCATCTTTGATAATTTTAGGTATATAATTCTTAATAAATTCACGATAACTATCTAAATGATGATTTGTGAATGGGTATTTATGATCTTTAAAATGTAAATCTAATATATCCCAATCATTCATTATAGAAGTCTTATTATTATACTAACCGAAAATAAAAAATTATTTTTTACATTCTCTGTCAATACTAGAACAAAATACATAATCCTCTTGTATACCAAACTCAATAGGTTTTCCAATATTATTTATAAAATTATTATCATTAATATTCATATTCAATCTTTGTGCATTTTCTCTTTCTGAATTGATAAAATTTCTAAATTCAGAACTTGTTGCATCCACAAAAGAGTTTGCATAAATAAGTAATGAACCATTATTATCGTCAATAATTAAATTAAATGGTTCATTCATACATTCTTCACAATTTCCAACCAATGACTTAATATCATTTGGTAATTTAAGACTTTGTGATTTTTTATTATTATCATTTGAAATATATTCAACACTAATATCTGTAGTTGAAATAGTTACAGATTGTGCATTATAAACAGGTGTTCTATTTACAAAATAAAGTAATCTGCCTGAATTCCTATCATAAACATAAATAATACCTGCATTTGTAACAGACATTACAAAACGATTATTAAATGAAAATAATGATTTATTAGCAGGAATACTTTCACCTAATTTTAAAACATTTCTAGATGATAATAATTGTCTACCCCAAGGATGATATATAATCTTATCAGATCTTTGTGTTTCATCAATTAAATTAAAAGACATAATAACTTCAGGAACACCTGGATAAAATTTATTAATTAATGATAATTCCTTTATTATATTTTTGCTATAATCTTTTGAATAATGATTTGCTTTAATCCCATTTCTTTCACCATCATTTAAATTAATAAGATAACCATCTTTGATATATTTATTCATAATTGAAATTATTAAATCAACTGGTGATGTATAATCTGCAATTTTTTTAGATTCTTCATCATCGCCTATATTTCTATCACCTCTGGCAATTTTATCACTTATATCAACATATTTATATAAACTTTCTTGAATTTCTTTCATAGCATTTTCATTTAAAAATTCAGGAACATCTCTATTATTATGAATATCACGAATATTATTAATATAACCTTTTGTTTGTGCTAAACATTTACTAGGAACATAAGGAGATTTTTTAATTGCTTCTTCATTATTTTGATTCATATCATCAGTAAAAGTGGTAGTTAATCTATTTATATCTTCACCATAATCAGAAACACAACCACCTTCAACACATAAATTTAAAAGATCTTCATATAGAGTAAAATTTTTTCTATCTTCTCTTGTTAAAATTTCTAATAAAAATTGAAGAGATCTTTCATTTAAATTTTTATATTTATTTTTAAGAGTTTCATAGGTAATAATAGTTGTTTTTTTAAAATCAAGAAAAAAATCATTAGTTAACAATGAATAGAAAAATCTAGATGAATTAATTATATCAGTAAAATTAGTGACATATTTATATTCATTTGTCAAATAAGGAGCATAAATAATAATTCTGACATTCTTTTTGAATTTAAACGAACTTGCTAAACTTCCTATTAATTTCTCTTGATCTCTGGGCATTTCACCTAAACCTGAATTAAAAAAGGAATTAAAATAACTTAATATTGCTAATTCACCATTTCCATTAGGATATACTGTAGTAGAACCATAATTAAAAGGTCTTCTGAAAGGTGTTTTAAATTTTTCTCCATCAAAAATACTAGTGTGATAATCCAGTTTTCGACCAATTAAAGCAAAAAGAGGTGCTGGAATTTTTGCAGGAATACCTGAAACATTACCTGCATTCAATCTATTATAAATATGATCAATCATATTATTAATATAATTATTGATGTCATTGATATTATTTATTTTAATGTCATTTTGGATATAAAGTGATTGAGTAGGAAGATGAATTTTATCAACATTATATTGTTTATTCGTGAAAAAAATACATTTCATAAATTTAAAAATTCTTCCTCCATAAAAATTTTCAATATTTCTTTTATTTCTGTAACAATCATATGAAATAACGATAATAACGATAATAATAATAGTAATTATCATTATCGTTAATAATAAAAAAACATTCATTCTTCTCTAATATTTAAAAAAACTTTATTTATCTAAAATATCTTATATAATCAATATAAAATGCATGTAAAATTACAGTTATAAGTGTTATTGCAACAATAATAATTTTAATATAAATATAATTAAAAGTTTCAATTATTTTTAAAATATTTTTATTTAAGTGTTGATCAATTGGTTTAAATAAGATATCTAAACTTTTAATATCAGTTTCATATTTTTTATTTAAATGTTTAATAAATTCATTCATAAAATCAAATTTATATGTATCTTTAACTTTTGATATATTTTCTAAATTAACTAAATAATAATTATAAATATCTGGATTACCAGGATAATTAATTTTTCTTATTATATCTTTTATATTTAATTCAGGTTCGTTTTTATCATTCATTAAAACTGATTCATTTGAAGCATAATCCTTTAAATATTTATAATGAAATTCATCATTACCATGACTTCTAACAAATAAATATTTTTTGATATATAAAAAATCTGTATCTGTATATATGTCTATATATTTAAGAACACTTCTATCATTAATTAATTGAATATAACTTTCATTGTTTATTTCTTCATCAGTTTTATCATTGATATATTTAATACTTCTTTTAATTTTTTGTTTTATATTTAAATATCTAGTTAAATATTCAAATAAAATATTATCTTCAGGAGTTATACCTATTAATTGCATAAAACGATTTGTTTTTTTATCAATAATTAAATTTTCATTTATGATTTTCAATAATCTTTTTACATAAGAATTGATATAAGGATATTTATTTAAAAAAGTAGGGTTCAAATGAAGTCCGTCGTCAATTTTAATATATAAATCTCTATTTGATATATTTCTTTCTAAATAAGAATCATTTTGATATCTAATTGAATTTATAATTACTGTATTTTCTATTTGTATTTTTTCTGCTGATAATATAGTTGATAATATATTGTTAATATTGGTTTCATCTTTTATTTTTTCAATTTCATCTAAATCTAATAATAAATATTTTTTTTGTTCCGATCCTAATGTTAAAATTTTATTTTCAATAAAAGAATGTTTAAAATAATCCAAAAAACCTTCTATTAAAGTTATTAATATTGGATATTGTTGATTTAAAATAAAATAATAATCACTATATAATGGTAAATTACGATATCTATTCGGTTGTATTACTCTAGGGTTTTTAATAAAATTTTGATAATTTAAAGTTGATTCTAACATAGAATCCAAATCATTATTATTATATGGTGGAATTTGAATTAAAAATTTTATAGTATCATTTAAATTTAATTTTGAAATTTGATCAATATAATTATCATTTGTAATTCTTAAATTTTCAAATTCTTTTATATTAGTATTAGGTGGCATACCATTACTTCTAATTGTAATTTTATATCCTAAATATTCATAAAAATCCATTGGTATACTATTTATTTCTCCTATACGTGTAATTAAATAAACTAATACTCTTTTATCCGAATCTATATTTGGATCTATATAAGTTGTGGTTAATTCATATGAATTAATTAATTTGGTTAAATACTCTTTTTTTCTTGATGGTAAAAAATGTTTTATATCATAAGTTAAAATTAAAAATCTTTTATTTATACTAATTGTCTCATATCGCATATTCCAAGTAGGAATATCTTTTACTTCTATTATGTTAGGATTAATATTTTCACTTAATGACATTAATCCAGTAAAAGTTTTCATATCTCTAAAATAATCACGATTATCAGAAAAAATTTTATCAGTATTTTTATTGAAAACATCAACATCATTAATCTTATAATAAATATCTTCTTTTGTTATATTATATGAATTATTTCTAATAAAATCCTTGAAAATATCAAAATTAAAATCTAAATTGATTGTTAAATAATCTTTATTATTATAATTAAAAATTGAATAATAGCTATTGTTATAATTTTTATTATTTTTCAATTTTTTGTATAATAATGTATTTTTATCAAATATATTTGATATATATTGTGTTTCATCCATAATTTGTGTTTTTTCTTCCTGAGTAGTTATTATAGTATTTTTATCATCTTTTATATTATCCTTATTTAAACGATTTTTAAATAATTTTATGTAACTATTGTTCTGACTTAATATTTCATTTAAAATCTTTGAAATGAAATTATTATTTTTATTTGCTTCCAATTCAGAATGTTTAATTAATAAATATTGTGTTTTATTATCAATATTACTAATATTTATTATATTTCTATTTATAGATACAAAATTTTCATAATAATTTAAAAATCCATCTATCAAATTTAAAAGCAAACTAGTTTTATCACTGATATTAAATAATGAATTTGCACCTTCTATTTTAATAAAAACTTTAATATTAAAATTTAAATCTAAATCCAAACTATCAATAAATTGATTGATATTGGCATTACTAACCATTTGAGTTCCATCATAATTTTTCATGATATTATCTTTATCATTATTTGAAACTGATGATAATCCCAAATGATTTAAAAAAAATTTAATATTTGAAGGGGTATCACCAATTGTTTCAGTAAATGTAAACAATAAGTTATTTTTAGTGAAAAACTGTCTACCCATTACCATATTAAAACTTCTATATGTTGTAAAATTAGTATTGTGTAATATTTTAATCAAATAATTATATTTTTCTTTGAAATTTAAATGATTTAAATTAAATTGTAATAAATAATAATTGATATTATTTATATTTTTAATAGTAAATATATTTTCATTTAAATCGGTAGTTAAATTATTAAATATTAAAGTATTTTTGATTAAATTTCTATTATCATTTATAAATGAATCTAAATTCAATTGAATTAAGTTATAATTTATATTCACAAATTTTAAAAAATTAATTGTTGGACTTTGACTTTCAATTGTATAAAATGAATTTAATGGAAAATAATAATTCAATTTAACTATCATTTTATGATAATTATCATTCCAATCTAATTTAATTCTCAAATAATCATTTTTATAATCATTATTGTCATCTACTACTTCTTCATTTTTATCATTTAGAAATGAATTTTTTTCATTTACAATTGCATATTTTTCATTAAAATAATTTTGATTATAATAAAGATTATTATATATTACAGTATCTGTATTTAAAACATCATTTATTGACAAAATATTTGACAAACCTGCATTATCAAATTCTTTTAATTCTACTGATAATTTTTTATCAGTTTTAATATATAAATAATTTAAATTACTATTATCATCATATTTTATATATGCATTATAAGTATCTTTATTAGCAAGTGTTAAACTTTCTATAAGTGTAGCATCAGAATCTAATTGTAAATCACCTCCTGTTTTATATTTTTTATTTTTTTCATAAATCTTATTATTTGTTTCATCTTCTTCAGTGAAATCAAAATTTTCAATAAAAAGGATTGTAGAATATTCATAATAATTTTTATAATCAAATAAATATTTATTTGATTCAATATTATTTATATATGTTTCCATTTCAAAATAAATAATATAAATAAAAAGTATTATTAAAATGATTATAAAAATTCCATATAAATCTAATTGTTTATAATGAGCAACTATTATAAATGCAATTAATATGAAAAATATAATCAAAGTATATTTCCATAAAATTAAATAATCTTTATTATCGCTATAATCAAACTTGTCTTTTATTAAATAATTATATAAATTATATCTTACTTTATTTAATTCCATTATCCTTTAATTTACAAATAACATTGTTTTTCTAATTCTTTATAATAATCGAAGTTCCATTTAATAATCGTTAAATTGTATATATAAAAAAGCATCATTATAAATACAAATAAATATAAATAAGTAACTATCATTTTCTATTTATAACCTCCCATTATATATTTAATCATAGGATCATAAATATAAATTTTAATATTATATAACAATAAAAATATATATGGATTAAATTCATTTTGTGTTTCCTCTTTTCTTGATGAAAGTAAATAGATTATAGCATATAAAATCGCCAAATTTAATACAACAATGAAACAAACATAAACAATAGTTAAAAAGAATGGAATCATTGTATTAGTATTTGTTAAAATCAATAAATTTATGTTTTTTATTTTTTCTGTTATACTAGTATTTAAATAATTGAAATATTCAATATTTTCATCAGGTATTTCATTATAATAATTTAAACTTTCATTATATTTACGTATCATTTTAATTTCATTATTATTTAACATTGCAACAAATGACATAGTTATGTCACTGTTTGTAAATTTAGGTTTATTATTTGCATCAGATGTGCAATAATCTTTAAATTTATCTTGCATTTCTTTGGTAAAAGGTATATATTCACGTAAATAACAATAAATATTGAATATGATTATTTTTTGTTCTAAACAATTTGAAGCATCTTCAGTTCTTATACCTTCAGCAAAAATATCATTTAATTCGTCAATTCTAGATGCATCATATAAAATATCAAAAAATTTATGATCAACTAATACTTGACTATTATTTATTTCTCCTGAACCATCTTGAGAATAAATTAATATATAATCTGCAATTTTTTCATCAATCTCTTTTTCTCTTAATTGTAATGTTTTATAAGGAGAATATACATATTGTTTAAAAATAATTTTATAAATCATTAAATGTATAATGCTATAAAGCACCATGAATGCAATTAAAAATACAAATAAAGGTGGTTGAAATAATAATTGAGGTCCTCCGATAATGGGCATTTTCATTATTTTTGAATATAAGATCAAAACAAAATAAACAAAGAAATATAATATAAATAAATATATAACATAAATTCCAATATTAAATATAGTTATATTTTGTTTTTGTTCAGTTAATATAAAAAAACGATCATCTGAAAAATTATCTTTTGTACAACGTGTCATTGTTTTATTTAAGAAGTCTAATGAAAGACTTCTTGATAAATTATCAGTATTAACAAATAAAGATGCAATATTTACAACTAAATCAACTATTAATTTTAATAAACCAACAACAGATAATAATAAAATAAATATAACTAAAAATATACATAAATAACTAAATAATGATAAACATAATTTAAATAATCCAACATAATCTTCAAAATAAATTTTATCTGGATCTTTTATATATTTATCAGGATCGTCATTTAAATATTTATGATTTTCTTCTTTTAAGTTTTCTCTTGCAAACTTATCAACTCTATTAACATATTCATAATAACCATCTGTATTTGGAGATTTATATCTGTAATCACCTTTCAATCTTGCAATATGTTCATCTAATGTTAAAATTATATTATGTTCAGGAACAGATATTGGTGCTTTATTTTTAAGTTTTTCACTAATAATTCTTGCTTTACTCATAAATTCATATGCTTCACCATATTGTTTTTCACTTTCATCTTCTTGGTTTGAAAAAGCACTTACAACATCACCAACTATACCACTATTCTGTCCTGTTAATCTTTCTAATGCCTTAAGATCACTTGCAAATGATGAATTACCTTCATTTAATAATGATCCAAATCTTTTTTGTAAATCAGGATTACCTTTTAACATATCAGGTGTTATTTGTGACATTGGCGAATTACCTTTAGCAGTTTTAACTATGTCAGTTATTGTGTCTTTTAAACCAGTATCTTTTATGGTATCATTAATTTGTTTAATTGTGTCTTTTGTTTTTGGATCTTTGGCAATATCTGCAATAGTTTGTTGTAACAATTGTGGATTACCTGATTGTAATGCATCTGTAAATTTATTTTTAAATTTATCACCTGAAAAATTTTTAATAGTATCAGCATTTTCATCAATTAATTTATTAATTACTTTTTGTTGAGATTTTGGTAAAGTAGCACCTGTTAAAATTTTAAGTTGTTCTGGATCTTTTTGAAAAGATTCTAATGCTTTTGCATATTTATTGGGATTTTTCATTGCCATTGCTGCCATTTTTGCGGGATCTCCTTGTGCTTTAAAAGCATCGTATGCAACTGATCTGACATCTTTATTTTTTGCAAGTAATTTACCAATTTTTAATGGATTTATGCTAATTCCATTACTCATTATATTTAAATACCTATTTAATTATTATAGATATAAATTATTATCATTATTACTAAAATAATAAACATTATAAAATAATAAGCAAAAACTGATATTAATTTATATTTTAAAATATTATAAATGTCTACAACAACATTCTGTATTATATTTTGAATACGACTAAATTCACTATGAATATAATTATAAATATCTTTATTGTCTCCAAAACTATTTGCCATTGATAATGTATATTCAAAATTTTTAGTAAAAACCATAATGTCATTAAATCGTATATATAAAATTGGATTAATTTTATCTCTCAATAAATTTACATTTTTAAGATAAATTAAATTATAAGCAGAAAAGAAATCTTTTGCTTCCTCTGTTAAATCATTGTCCAAATAATATTTAATTAATTGAAAAGTAAAAAATGCTGATAAAATTTTATCTTTATATAATTTACCATTTTTATCTTTTAAAGTTTTAAATTTTTGAATTGTTATATTTGTCATAGGTGCAATATTTTGTTGAATATCATTAGTAACTGATTTTATATATGCATGTAATTTAGAAATACCTATATTATTTTTGATATCATTACATTTACCATAAACAAAACTATAATCATATGGTGATTTTTTATTTAAATAATTGCAAATACTTTGAGAATTTATAAAATCAACATTTATATTATTATAAATAATATTATTTGCTGTATTTACTCTCATACCGAGTGATGTATAATTTTTATATACAAATAAATAATATAAAACACCAAAAAACATAATCAAATAACAATAAATTTTAGTTGATTCAAAACTTTTTTTATGTTGGTCATCTGCTGCCTTTTCAAGAATATATAATTTTATCAAAATGAAAATTGGTGTTGTTACAAATAAGAAAAACATTATGTCAATAGAAAAATAATCATTCATGTAATATAATTTTTTTACTTGAATGAATAAAGGATCATCAATCAAACGCGGATTTTCTTTTAATAATAAAAATGTCGTCATTTTTAAATAATTATAAAGATTTATGTAAGAATCATATAATAACCATACCAATGAAAATAAAAGAAAGAAAAAAACCACTTTAAGAATTAAATCACTTAACCAAAATGGTTCTTTGCAAAAAATACCTTCTCCTGTTTTATTTCGATAAATAACATGATCATAAAAATCTTTTTTTTCTTTATAATATATTTGTAATGCACGATAAACTTGTTTCAAAATTTTTATTATTGCTTCTTTGATTAACATTATCTACCTATTATAATGATTTAATTATCCACAAAAATAAGAATACAATTATTGGGAATGATAATCTAACCATAAATTCTTGTAATGAAGATAAATCAGTTGAAGTTAAATATGATGTCATATAATATGAACCTAGTTTTTCAAGTGAAATTGCTAAAATAATAACTATAGATAATATAAATAATTTTAATACTTCTCTTTTTGACATTACCATTCTATCCCAAAATGAATATTCAGGATAACGTTGTTGTTGTTGATAATAACCATTATTTCTATATTGTTGTACTGGTTGATACATTTGAAAATTTTCTTTTATTTGTTGTTTTTGTGGTGGTAAAGGTTGAGGTATTTGTTGTGATGGTTCAGGTGATTCATGATGTACCGGAGATTCTTGAGATGCATGAGAACCTTGAAATCCTTGTTTTAGTTGCATACTTGCTTTTTCATATTCGTATTGTTGTTGCTGTTTATTATTAGGTATTTGTAACGAAGGTTGACTATTATCATAATCATTCATTTGTTGCTCATATGCTAAAAATAGTTCAGTCATTTCTATCTATAATTTAATATTATTTTATAATAGTAAGAATAACAATGGTAAATTATGATGTAATATTAAATTTAGTTTCAATTGTATTAATCTTATTAATATTATTTATGATATTATTTGGTTGCAAAAGTCCAATTAATAAACGAGGTTATTATGAAAGATTTTCAAATAAAAATGAAGATGATGATGAAGAGCAAGAAGATGATAATGATGATGAAAAAGAAGAAGAAAAATTTGAAAACAAAGAAAAAAAAGAAAATAAGGAGGATGATAAGGAATCAAAAGAACAAAAACCTAAAAAAAACAAAAATGAATTAACCGGATTTGAAAGTCAAATATTAAATCAATTATCAAATGGTCAATTGACAACTGAAGGATTCACTAATTTAATAGCAACAGAAAAATTTACTCAAAAAAATTTGGAAAATATAATTAATCATGTTGAAGGATTCAAAAATCCACATGTATAATTATTCACTATCTTCATCTTCTTCTTCGTCACCTTCATCCATTATTTCTTGATTTAATAAATATTCATTTCTTTTATAATTTTGATATATATTATCTCTTGAATATTCATTATTATTTTCTTCATCTGCATATTGTTGATCCTCTGCAGTATATCTATAATCATTAAAATTATTTTTGTAATTTGGATTTAATAATGGTTTAAATTCATTCATATTTATTAATTTTGGTTTTAAATATTTTATTAGATAAGTAATTGTATGATTAACACCTTTAAAATCATAAAGATTTCCATCCGCAGTTTCAAAACGAAATGTTATTTTTGCCAATTTTCCAATTGGATGAAATTCTCTTACAGGAAGTTTTGTTAATTCAACACTTGCATCATTAAAACCTACACCACTAACTTTAAATTTAGCAATTCCTTGATTGAAATTATTATATCCAAGTGAACCAAAAGCATGTTCTTCTATTTCAGGTGAACGAACAATTATATATTTTTCACCTATAAAAAAAACAATTCCAGGTGATATAATTTCATATATTTGTGTTTGTTCATTATAAAAACTATGATATAATTTTAATAAATTTAAATTATTTTGATAATTAGGAAAAAATTTATATAAAATATTATCATAATTTGAATCAATATTTAAATTACATCCAATTGTTTCCGCAATGGTGCTTAAATTCATATTTAAAATAAAAGGATTTTTGCAACTAAAAACAATTTTATTTGATAATTCAGGTGGATTACTTAAATTATCTATTTGTATTGGTTCATAAATAAAATTTTCATTTATTTTAGATGCCTGAACCATCAATGAATTAAATGTTGGAATAAATGTTTGAATTGTATAATTCCCAACAGGAATCACCAATTTTTTAAAAATGTCCATATTAGTATTTTCATTTAAACCTTGACCATTATTAGTAATTGCATTATATTCATTTACACTACTTGCAATATAATAATAAATTGTATTATTATATTTATCAATAGTATACATTGTTCTTGGTATATTTGCCTCAATTACTTCAATACCCACCACATTTTTAAAAGGAGCATTAAATGAAATAACATAAGAATTAGGATTTGGAAAACTAAGCAAATCTCTTTTTTTTGAATCAACCAAAAACAAATGACTTTCAAGAACACTGTTTTTTTTTAAATAATCAATGTCTTCTATTGACATTTTTTAAATATATGATTATTTTTAATTTTTATTTATATATAAATAAAAATAGAATCCAATATTTAAAAATGTCTGTTTCAAATCAAAAAATGTTTTTCGAATATTTTTTAGGTCTACTTGGACAAATAAAAGTATTTCATTGGACTACTATGAGTTATTCAAATCATAAAGCATTAGATGATCTTCACAAAAACCTTTCAGAACTTGTTGATGAATTTATTGAAGTTTATATGGGCAAATTTAATAAACAACCCAGTGAATTATTTACCATAACTATGAATGCTACTAGTGATCCATCTGATATAATTTCATATTTAGAGGAACAACGTGAAATAATCAGAAATATAAGAACTAAACATTTTAAATCTACCAGTGAAATTCAAAATATTATTGATAGTATGATGTCATCCATTAATAATACAATTTATTTATGTAGATTATCTTAAATTAACAAAAAATGATTTCTTTATTTTTATCTTAATTTTGCCAAAAAATGGAGAAATACTATCGAATTTACTATAACTATTGGTTTAATTATTATCTATATACTGCTAATGAGAAGAATAAGAGATGTTACTTTTATAATCCTCCCAAGCAAGACCTTAAGCAGATTTTGGCAAATGATAGAAAGGTAAAGAAGATTTTAGAGAAAGCACGCGGGCGCGATAAGGTTAATAAGTGGTTTAAAAACCCATAGAGTTGTATTGAATATTATCAAAAATAATAAAAATTGATGAAAATCTTTTTTGTTATTTATCGTTAAACATGCCTGTTGCTGATTGTGAATTGCCTTATACCGTCAAGGTTATTAAGGTTAAACTCGTTGACGGAACTGAAAGTTGTTATATTTTTAGGGAGTATGATGATTCTGAAGAGCGTGAGGTTGCATTCTCATATACGTGGTAATATCTTATGCTTGAAAGGGACAATTTTTTGTCCTTTCACTGTGAAAAAATGATTTTTTATTTTTTAATTTGCATGTATAATGTTTAGCGTTGACAGAAACAGTGTCTTAACTAAATTTAACTTAAAACCCTTACCTAAAAGCATCCCAATTCCTAAATATGTATATGTAAATGCTTTTGGAAATCCATATGGTATATTAAATTATAAAACAAAACATAAAATTCATGATCATATTGAATGGTTTGTCATCAAAGAAAATCAAGAAATAATAAGTTGGGTTGTTATAACTAGTCCCTATGAACCTATGGAATCCCTCAAAAATGAATTACTTGAGAATGGATATACACAAATAGATTCAATATATAATAATATGACAAGATCATTTATGAAAATAATTTATAGAAGAAAGCACCAAAAGTCCAAAAAGGACTTTTTTCCACCACAAACTCAATCCCAGTTATGAAACACCACGACATTCATACGCGAACTACCATCAGAGTGCAACTTGTAAACCCCATTCTGCGCAACTTGAAGAACCTCGATTAACACGCCATCAAATTTCTTAATAACCTTGAAGATCTTTGCATAACGATCGCTTTTCTCCAAATACTCGCAACTAGACAACTTGCCGCGCTCCTCAAATAACTCACTCATCTTCTCCTTCAACCTTTCCTCGGTATAAATCATAAGTAAATCAGACTTGTGCTCACCGCTCAAAAGATGCTCATGAAACTTATTCTTAGGAATGACATTCTTGCAGGAACATAAGATCTCAACACTCTCCTCCTTTTCCTTAAGAAGACGCATATGTTTCACCGATTTCTGGTGATTCCGCAACGAAGACTTCTTCAAGATACAACCGCAGTCGCAAAGAACAGTATTTGAACTCATGATTCAAAATAAGAATCGAAACTTCAATTTCATTTTTTGGAATTAAATATAAAAAAATAATACATATAATTTCTTATAAGTCAATACACATTAATTTATTACAACATTCAAAACCATTATGGTTATCTAAAATCATATATACATAAGATTTTAATGAAGCAACTAAACTCAAATTATAATTTTGAGAATTTTGATTATTATTAACTTGATTAGTATTTGATTGGTTATTATTTAAATGCGTTGATAATATATTTGCAATTTGAACTAAATAATTATTGATATTATTATTAAATTGTCTTGATGAAGATAATTCATGAATATCATCAATATAAAATTGATGATTATATTCAAGCATTTTATCAATTACATTTTGAACTAATCTATGATTGCGCATTATTGTTATAATAATTAATTGTATGAATAATTTAAATCATTTTTTATAATTAGATTAGATTTATGAAAGTTAGTTTGAAAGAATCTTGTAATACCTGTAATAGTCCCATTAATTGGTTTATAAAATTAATAATATTATTTATAATGTTATTTGTTTTGGCATCTTCTCTTTATTATTATTATAAAAATTACCATAATAGCAATTTTTATAATAATAGCAATTATTTTAATAGTAATCCTAAAGATCGCTCAATAACATAAAACAAAGAGAGTTTAATGGTCGTTGAACTTTAGTTTTATTTAATATAAAAAAAGGATTTTCTGGATTTTTTTTCTTTAAATCATTAAGAACATTTGAATTATTAATGATAAAATTAGTAATGGTTGAATCATTATGCGGGAATGTATAAATTGTTATAAATTCATTTAATTTACTCATTATGATAAATTTAAAAATAATATAAGCATAAATGTTTGCTCTGTCAATCCATTGTTTATTTTTATAAGTTTCTTGTAATTTTAAAAGTTGATAAGTTTTTAACATTGAATATTTAAATTCAACATCAAAAATAGTTTTTAAATTTAAATTATATTCTTTTGATATAAGATATAAATGAACAATCATTGCCCATGTTTCTATGATTGTTTCATTTAAAATTAATTTTGTTGAATGATGAATATTAAAATGATTCATTAATTTTATTTTATTTTCATGTTTAAAATGTTGATTATCAATTAATAATTGATGATGTAATAATTCATGTATGATAACTTTTGGATATTCTTCTTTTCTAAAAATAAATATTTCATTTTTATTATGAAATGTAAATCCACTATTAATATTTTTTTCTGTAAACATTTCATTATACACAAACTCTTTCTTCAAAGGACTCAAAATTAAATTTATAATAAATGATTTTACATTATTATAATTATCTATTACTAAAAATGCTCGTTTTATAGTTCTTTTTATTTTTTTTATATTTAATTGATCAATTTTATCTATATAATAAACTTTAATAGTTAAATTATTATAAGTATAATGATAAATATGTGTTACCTTATCAATATATGATAATACATCTTGAATATTGTAACCACCTGAAAAAAAAGATTTTATTTTTTCTTTTTCATAATCAGTAATTTGAATTATCATAGTCTTCTACTAATGATATAAAAATAATAAATAATTAGTTATTTAAAGCATTATGAGTAAAAACCCCTATAAAATCCTAGGATTACCTATTGATAGTTCTATTGATGAGGTTAAACGCACTTATAAATTAATTGCTTTAAAATCACATCCTGATAAATTAAATAATATTACAGATACTGAAGAAAGAAATAAGAAAATTAAAGATTTTATTGAAGCAACTAATGCATATAATAAAATTTTAAAAGGTGAAGTAAATAATTTTGATAATTTTGATGATTGTGATTTTAATTTTGATTTCAATAATTATAATTATGAAGATTTTAAATTTACATATGAAGATTGGGAAGAAACTTTTAATAATATTCGAAACAGTGATTTAATGAAAAACTTGGTAAATATGTATATGAAATACAAATCAAAACCTGCAAAAAAACATAATATAAATGTTGATATCAAATATAGTGATTATTTCAACACAAATAAGAAAAAATTACGGTTATTTTTAAAAGGGGTTGAGGAACCTGTATATATAAATCTTAATTGTAAGCAATATCCATCATGTACAATTAATTATATTGATGATAATGATAATGAACATGAAATTAATATTAAAATGATTTTTATTAATGACAAATCAGCGAATAATGATTATTATCATTTAGATGAAGATGAAAATAATGAAACAAACAAAATCAACTTATACTACGACTTAAATATTGATACCATTGATTATATTATAGGAGGCACTAAAGAATTATCATTTGTAAACAAAGAAAAATTAATAATTAATATTGAAGAATTTACTGACGAAAAAATAATCGATAATTATGGTATTAATGGGGGATCTTTAATTATTAATTATAACTATAAACCTATAAATAAAGATATTTGGAATAAATTATCAGACGCAGATAAAAGAGAAATGATAAGGATTTTAGAAAAATTAAAAATGATATAAAGAAATGATAATAATTAATAGCATATAAAATCTAATGCCTGTTGCGAAAAAATCTGTTGAGACTAAACCTGTTGAAGTTGCGAAAGAAGTTCCTAAAGAAGCAGCACCTGTACCACCTGTAGAAAAAAAGGCACCTGTCAAAGCACGAACTGCCAAAGTTCAACCTGAAACAAAAGTAGTTGCCAAAAAAGAGGAAGTTGTGGAAACTCCTGTTGTTCCTGTTGCTTCTGATGACAAAGATGCTCCAGTTGCAAATGTTGAAGATCCAATGAAAAATCTTCATGAGAAAATTGTTGCTGTAACTGCATTGTTCAAGGAAATTCAAGCTGGTCTAAAGAGTGCTTCACGTGATTATGACAAACTTAAGAAAGTTGTTGATAAGATCCAAAAGAAACGTGAAAATGCTCGTAAATCACCATCTGGTTTTGCCAAACCAAATAAAATTTCAGATGAACTATGTGATTTCATTGGTGTACCTCGTGGAACAGAGAAATCACGAACAGATATCACCCGATACATCAATAGTTATGTAAAGGAACATAATCTTAATAAACCAACAAATCGACGTGTAATTCTTCCTGATGAAAAACTCAAAGCTATTCTTAATGTAAAAGAAGGCGAAGAAGTAACTTTCTTCATTCTTCAACGTCTAATTTCTCATCATTTCCCTCCCAAAACTACTAAGTGAATATCATAATTAAAATTATTTTTCTATAAATGATTAAAAATAATCATTGATAACAAAAAAAATTTAAATGTTTTCAAAAGTTAAGTCTGATAATTGTTCTTCTTCTTTTTCATCAATAGTAGAACAAATATTTTTATATAAATTAATTAATTTATCATTTAATTTGAATTCTTCAATTAAAGAATTAATTTGATCATTGTTTAATTTATAATTAATAATAACTTTGTTATTTCCTTCACTGGGACTAGTTATAATAACAATTGCTCCTTTTTCAATTAAAATTCTTTTGTTAAATTTACGAAGACTGCCACAAATTGTTCCAATACATTCAACATTATTATTTGATAATACTAAACAACGACAATTACCCAATAACTTAATAACAATTCCATATTCTTCTATTTCTTCATTAATTTTATATTTGACTTCTTTATTTTTATTGAAAGATTTATTTGATTTTTTATTACGAATACTTGATTGATATGACATCTAATATTAAAGATTATTTTATATATTTAAGTATTTAAATAAATCTTTATATAAGCATTTATTTAGATATAAAAATATTTATATTTAATGGTAAATAAAATAATTGATTGTTTTACTTTTTATAATGAACTTAAAATATTAAAATTTCGTCTTGAATATTTATATGATCATGTTGATTATTTTATTTTAGTTGAAGGAACTTTATCACATGCAGGAAAACCCAAAGAGTTATTTTATCAAAATAATAAAGATCAATTTGAAAAATATAAAAATAAAATTATTCATGTAATTGTTTCTGATATGAAAACAGTGGAAGAAGCACCAGATGCATGGGTAAGAGAAAATTATCAAAGAAATTGTATTGATAAAGGAATAAAAGAACTTAATTTAAATGATAATGATATAATTCATATATCAGATGCAGATGAAATACCAGATAAAAAAATATTAATTCATTTTCGATATAATGAATTAAATAATAATTCAAGAATTCAATTATTACAAGATTCATATTGGTATAATTTAAATTGTCGCGGTAAAAAAAAATGGGATTCAGCAAGAATAGTGAATTATCATACCTATATTAATGTATTTAATAGAATTTCTCAAGATATACGACTTAAATATTTACAAACAATTAACACATATCATATTGAAAAAGGAGGATGGCATTTTACATGGCAAGGTGATATAAAATTTTTAATTAATAAATTGGAAAACTTTGCACATCAAGAATATAATAAAGATATATATAAAAACGAAGAAACAATTAATGATCTTATAAAAAAGAATTTATGTTTCATAGATTTGGGTGAAAATAATAGAGATGGTGGATATAAATATCTTGCATTTGAAGAAAATGATTATCTTCCAGAAAATTATCAAATGCTTATATAAGCATAAAATTTTATTTTTATTATTATAATGAGTGATAATTATTTTAATGATGTTTGGAGTCTTTATTTTCATGATCCTTATGATATGAATTGGGAACCATCTAGTTATAAATTTATCACTACTATAAGCAGTGTAGATGATTTTATTCAAACTTATAAGATTTTTAATGATTTATGGTCAAGAGGTATGTTCTTTATAATGAGAGAACATATAACTCCAAGATGGGAAGATGAAAATAATACAAATGGTGGTTGTTTTTCATTTAAGATAAATAAAACTGAAATATCAGATAAATTATTTGAAATTACAGCAATGATGTTAGGAGAAACATTGGGAAAAACAGATGTTATTTCGAATAATATTAATGGTATTTCTATTTGTCCTAAGAAAAATTATCATATCTTAAGAATTTGGATTAAAACAAATCAAAATATTTCAAAAGATAATTATAATTTTCAAATTCCTGCTTATTCAACTCTTATGTATAAATCGCATTTAGATTCTATATAATAATAACTTATTTATTATTAATATAATTATGACCGTTTTTAAAGATTTTATTAGAAATAATAATTCTATTGTTCGAACATTATTTCACGTAGATGATAATTCAATTAAAGTTATAGATAATAATACGCGTGAAATAATTAAAAATTATCGTACAGCAAAGATTTTTATGTTTATGCCATTACTCAAAGATATTTTAAATGAAATTTTAAAAGATATTCCAACCATTCAATTGAAAATAATTGAAAGTTATGATAAAAAAAATAATCAATTTGACTATCAAATTAAATTATGTGAAAATAAATTATTTGAAAATATTACAAATATTTATCGTTTTGATTATTATATTCATCTTAATGAAGATAAAAATGATAAATCTAAAATAAATGTTACTTTATCTATGAATAAAAATAATATTGAAGATGAAAATAATCCTTTAAATAAAATTATAATTATGATAATGCTTAATTATTTTGAAAATGAACACCCTTCTTATTATAAAAAAGTTGTATTACAAGAACAATTAAAACCTCTTATTGATGAAATTAGTCGTCACTCTTTGGTGCTAAACATAATCTAACAGTTCCCATAGATGCAATTGAATATTGAAGAATAATTGGATATGAATTTTTTAAATAAATTTCAACCGTTGTACATAAATTAGTACATTTAGTGAAAATACTTAAATATTTAAGACTAAAAACACCTTGTATTACATCATCCTTATTATTTTCATTTCCATTTTTCTTCATATTAATATTTTGAGATTTTTCTGTTCCTAAAACTGTTTCTTGACAACAAAACTCCCCTTGACAACTTAAAATTAATTTATCATTTATATTTTTAATTTCTATATATTCTGCCAAATTATGCATATCTCTAATTATTTTTTGTAAATATGCAGATGGCATTGTAATGATTGTATTAAAATCTTGTGGTGGTATATCAACATTTACAACATCTATATCTAACATTGAAAGTTTATAAGTTGTCTTAACATTTCTTTCACTATTTTCAATAGTTATTCCCAAAACACTAGGTTCTGATTTTAATATAAATAATGATAATATATCACTATTTGTTATTGTTTTTATTAACATGTGGAATTTTAACATATTAATTCCCACATGTAATTTCTTTTCACAATAATATTTTTCAAATTTCTCTGCTTCTAATTTTAAATGAATCAATACTATATGTGTATTATCAAGTGCAATTATTTTCATACCTGTATCATCAAATTCCAAATTAACATCCATTAATATTTCTTTCATTGCATCTATTACTAGTTTAATTGTTGATGCTTGAACAGTTTTTATATTTAATAAATATTCACTATTATTCATGATAATTAATTAATTAATATTTATTATAAATCTTTCTTTAAATATAAAAAAATAATTAATCATTTGATGCATCTATATATATATATTTAGTTCTATCATCCTTAATTTTTGATTTTTCTTCTGATTGTTTTATTGTTGTTGCTCCAACTTGTAGTAATGTGTCTGTATTAGGAACATTATAAAAATTAGTTAATGCTTTTCCCATATCTCCTTCTGTTAGAAAACTCATCATAGATCCTTGACTGAAATTGAAATTACCCCCTTGACCAAAATTAAGATTATTATTTCCATTTGAAGGAACAGGTCTAGAATATTGCTCTTTTATTGCTCTATTTAATGTATAATAATTATGATATTGCATCTTTATAATTTAATTGTATTTTTTTTTGCATTATCAATGAAAACTTTCATTTCTGAATCAAATGCATCGCATGTTTCTCTAATCTCATTCCATTTTTTTTGACTTTCATTTATTTCATTTTCTACTTTTTCTTTTATTTCCCATAATTCCATCAAAGTTTTTGTCACATTTTCACCATTTCTTTCAAATACCTCTTTTATTACAGATTTTTCAATTCCTTCAGGTGATTGCTTTATTACTTCGTCCATGATTCTTATTATATTTAGGATAATAAATATTTATATATAAATTTTTATTTTAATATTATTAAGAATAAGTAATATATGTCTTCGTTATCATCATCATTAATAAATGATGGTATTATTAATACATATATTAATAATTCATCATGTAATATTGCATTGGGAATCAAGTTATCAGGTAAAGGTTTTAATGATCCTATTAATAATGACAATAATTATGATTGTAATGGTATTGGATTACAATTAATTAGAAATAACAGTAATATCAGAGAATTAGGTATAATTGATACCAATAATTTAAATAAAATTCAATTTTCAATTAATAAATCAAATATTAATTTTAATACTACTGATTCTAATAATAATTCATTACCATTAATAATTAATTCCAATATCTTTCTTAATAATTCAAATATTGGTATCAATATTAATAATCCAATGAATTATTTACATTTACATTATCCATTAGAAGAAAAACAAGAATTATCTGAAATAGGTATTCAAATAACAGATGTAATAACTGGGTCTAATAGTAATAATGGTATCTTATTAAAAAAAGATAGTAATCAAAATTTCCTTATAACCAATAATTTTTCAAATGCAAATATAATTCTAGGGACTGCTTCAAATTCAAGTGCTTTATTTATAACTTCAAATGGATCAATTGGGTTTGGCACAAATAAACCATTGCAATACTTGGATATTACTGGCAATACTCTTTTTAGAAGTAATATAAGTGTTAATGGTTCAATATTTAGACCTAATGGAACACCTTATGTAAGTAGTCATTGGTCAAACTCATCAATTACACCATCAACTATTTTTTATAATACTGGAGGTGTTGGTATTGGAACTACATCTATTTTAGTTCCAACTATTGATAATGCTACTGATATTAGTTTATCAGTCATTAATGGAATTACATGTAGAAAAATTTATATAGATAATCAAAGAGTTGATTCAACGTTTATCACTCGTACAGGTAAAAATGCAAGTGAAATAGATACTGGTATTTTAAAAATTGCTTTTGGTGGCACAGGTTTGAACTTTTTCAATCCAGATGAAGTATTATTTGGTGGTACAATAGGTGTAAATAATGCATTGAAACAATCACCTAATTTTAAATATATTGAAAATACTGCATCATTAATAATAACAGGTAATATAGGTATTAATACAGGAAATCCAAGAAATATTTTAGATGTAAATGGAACAGTTTTTGCATCTGCATATTCAACACCATCAGGTTCTGTTAATTTTCTTTCTGGACCCGCGCAACGGAATAGAATGGTTATTACAAGTGAAGGACTTGTTGGTATTGGAACAATACTTCCTCAATCATTTATACATATTTATAATCCTTCCATCACTGATACAAGAATTCAAATAACAAATGATACAAGTGGTACAGGTATAAATAATGGGTTTATTGTAGGTAAATCACCAAATAATGAATCATATATAACTAATCTTGAAAATGCCAATTTACGTTTAGGAACAAATAAAACAGATAATTTGATTATTACTCCAAATGGTTCAGTTGGAATTAATATTAATAATCCACAATCGATGTTACATATAAATAACACTTCTATTGCTAATACCAGAATTCAAATAACAGATTTTAATAGTGGAAATACAACAAACGATGGTTTTATTATTGGTAAAGATACAAATAATGAGTCTTATATAACTAATTTGGAAAATACATCATTGCGTTTTGGCACCAACGCCATAGATAGAATGATAATTACTTCTAATGGTTTTATTGGTATTGGTATAAGTAATCCTAGATCAACAGTTCATATTAATAATAGCAATAGTAGTATTCTAAGATTTCAATTAACTGATAGTAATAGTGGATCTAATATTAATAATGGTCTTGTTTTAGCAAAAGATACAAATAATGATTGTTATTTAACTAATTATCAAAATGCTAATTTAAGATTAGGAACAAATGGAAATGATCAAATGATTATTAATTCAAATGGTTTTATTGGAATTGGAATAACAAATGCTAAATCATTATTACAATTAAATAGTTCTGTTAGTAGTGATGTAAGAATACAAATAACTGATATTAACAGTGGTTTTGAATCATCAAATGGATTCATAATGGGTAAAGGAATAAATAATCAAGCATATATTACCAATTTACAAAATGCAAGTTTACGTTTAGGTACAAATGGAACAGATAAAATGACTATAACATCTGCTGGTTTTGTTGGTATTGGAATAGCATCACCTCAATCATTATTACAGTTAAATAATTCTAGCGGTGGTGATGTTCGAATTCAATTAACAGACACAAATAGTGGTAGTAGTATTAATGATGGTATTATTTTAAGAAAATCTACAAATAATGAATTATATTTGACAAATCTTGAAAATGCAAATTTAAGATTGGGAACAAATGGATTAGATAGATTAATAGTTTCTCCAACTGGATTTGTAGGTATTGGTATTGATGTTCCCAAATCAATGTTACATATACATAGTCCTCTTGGTGGTGATACTAGAATTCAAATAACAGATCCTTCTAATAGTGGTATCAATACTGGAGATGGTGTTGTATTAGGTAAAACAAGTGATAATCAAGGTTATTTTACTAATTTAGAAAATGCTGGATTACGCTTTGGAACAAATTCAATTGATAGAATGTTTATAACTTCAAATGGATTTATTGGTATTGGAACACAATACCCTAAACAAGCATTACATATATATCATGCAAATAATAGTTTAATTAGAATTGAAAATAATAATGATAATATTAATCAAACCAGTGGTATTGAATTTGGTATTCCTTCATATTCATCTGCAACAAGAAGTAAAATTACATCAACTAGTTTGATAAATAATGCAAATACTTTAGAATTTTATACAGCAATGTCTTTAAATAATTCAACATTAAGATTAATGATATCTAGTAATGGTAATATAGGTATTGGTACCAATAATCCACAATCAATTTTGCATTTGAATAATAATTCAAGCAATAATAGCAATGATGTAAGAATTCATATTACAGATATTAAATCTGGTTTTAATTCTTCAAATGGTGTAATAATTGGTAAAGATGCTATTTCAAACAAAGCATATTTTATTAATCAAAATAATGCTAATTTAACATTAGGTACAAATGGTATTGAATATTTAATAATTAACAGTAATGGTAATATTAATATTGGTAATTCTAATACATCAAATCAAAATTTAAATATTCTTGGTGACGTTACTGTAACAGGAAAAATAACATTTACAAGTATAATTTCAAGTAATGGAGATGAATTGGGATCTCAATGGGAAAATCAAAGAAATGTCTCCAATATCTATTATAATTATGGTAATGTAGGTATTGGAACAAATTCACCAGATGAAAAGTTATCTATAATAGGTAATTCAAAAGTTACTGGAAATTTGATTATATCACCTCCAATAGTTAATTGTAATAATTTACCAATTACTATTTCATATAAAAATCAACAATTTAATTTTAATAGTTTAGGTATTAATATAAATAATAATCAAATTATAAATGCTTATAATACAATAACTACAACTAGTTCTTTAAATACATCATTTAACTTCAGAGAGAATAGCAATTATGGTTATTATTTATTAAATAGTAATGCTTCAATTACTTTTGCGAATTTAACAGATGGTGACATAATCATTGCAGGTGCTGGTGGGACTGGTGGTATAGGTAGTTTTAGTAGTGGTGGTGGAGCAGGTGAATTAATTTATTATCCAAATTTTAAATTTCAAAAAGGAACTTATTCAATCAATATTGGAATTGGAAATACAACTAATATGAATCATAGAACAACCAGTATAAATTTTAGTAATAATACAATTATTTATGCTCGAGGCGGTGGTGATGGTGCAAGTTTTTCTAATAATTTTATTCAATTTCCAACTATTGGAGGAGGAGGTGGTGGAGGTATCAGTTCAAATATATCAAACTTTGACACCTCTGTTTTAAATTTCCCTTTTATTGCACCTTCAAATCTAGTCAATATTAATACAAATATTTTTTCAAAACCAATAACTAATTCAACATCCAATTTTATTTTTACAAATGATGGTGCAATAATAATAACATCTAATAATTATCCATCAATAACAACAAATACTAATCTTAATAATAATAATTATTTTTGGTATCAATTTAATAATAGCACAACAATTGGTTTAGATAGTGGTGGTGCTAATTTGAATATGAATAATGTTGGAAATAATATTATTTTAAGTTCAGATGCAATTAAAGGAAATAGATCTGGGGTTTTTAATGGTTCTAATGCATATCTATTAACTAATGCCAATTTTAATTTAAATGATACAGATTGGTCTATTGCTTTATGGATTAAAAGAAGTGATAATAATCGCGCTGAATCATTATTTTCATTTGGAAATAATCCAATAGAAGATGGTAGTAATTTAGATATAGGTTATACAATTGAAAATAATCTTCAAATAAATTTCACAGGAATCGGAAATAATTATATAACACCTGAAATTTATGGTTCAGATGCTGGTGTTTGGACTCATTTAGCATTTACTTTTAAAAATTCAACTGGAAATAGAAAAATTTATAGAAATGGATTATTAGTAGGTGATTCTGGTGCATCATCTATAAAATTATTTGGTGGAACTTTAATGACTATTGGTTCAAAAGTAAACACCAATTTTTATAAAGGATTAATAAATGATTTTCGTTTATATAAAGATATTGAACTTACACAATCACAAATTAGTGAGTTATTTAATTCAACTATTATTCGTTCTTATCCTATTTTAACTAATATTAATCCAATTGCATGGTATAAATTTAATAATCCCATAAATATTGGTATTGATAGTAGTTCTAATAATTATAATTCAAGTAATTTAGCATCATCTGTTGTTCAATATAACACAAATATTATCACTAAAGAAAATAGTAGTGCATATTTCAATGGTAATAATAATAGTTGGTTATCTGGATTAAATTTTAATTTAAATAATACTAGTTTTACAATTTCTGTTTGGATTAGATTGGGATCTATAAACAATGATAGTATTTCTGCAAATAAAATAATTTTAGGTTATTCAACAGGTAATAATATAACAAGAGGTTCTTTAAATATTGGTTTTAATCAAAATTCATCTGTCTTTTTTGATTTCATGAATGATAATTTAACTTATCCACAAATAAATACAAATGATTTGAATATTTGGAATCATTGGTGTTTTGTTTATAATATAAATGGTAACATAAGACAAATATATAAAAATGGTAATTTAGTTGCAAATGGAATAACAAGTGGTAGTTTAAATGCTTCAGGAGGAACCTATAGAATTGGTTATAGATTTTCATCAGATTCAACCAATACTATTTTCAAAGGTTATATGAATGATTTTAGAATTTATAATATTCCATTATCATTAACACAAATTCAAGAATTATATAAAGGTATTGTTAATGTATTTGGTTATATTCCAAGTAATACTAATTATAATGGTTTTATTGGAAGTAATATAATAATAGATTCATTATTATCATCAAAAAATAATTACGAATTTTCAGGTGTTTCTTCAAATACAATTGAATTTAATTATTCAACTATTTTATCAAATATAACTTCTAATTCAACATCAAATTTTATATTTACAAGCGATAGTGCAATTATAGTTACTTCAAATAATTATCAAACACTTGCAAATATCAGTAGTAATATTAATATCAGTAATTATTTATGGTATCCGTTTGATAATTTTCACACAATTAATTATGGATTAGATAATAGTGGTAATAATTCAAATCTTAATATAATAGGTAATTTAAATTCAAGTACTGATACCATTAAAGGTAATTTATCTTTATCTTTTAATGGTATCAATACTTATCTTGAAAGAGAAAATCTTTTTAATCTTGCAAATAGTGATTGGTCTATTTCAGTATGGTGCAAAAAAACTTTTAATAATAGAGAAGATATAATTTTGTCATATGGTGATCTTTATATAGGTTATAATGATACAAATAACTTAACTGTGAATTTTCCTAATTTTATTTTTAATACTTCTAGAAGTTTTAATGATGCAGGTATTTGGACACATTTAGTATTTACTTTTAATAATTTAACTAAAAATAGGAGTATTTATAGAAATGGTACTCTAATTCAAACGGTTAATGATCAAAATTCATTGACTGAAAATAATTTCTTGAGAGTAGGTGCCAAAGTTATTAATAATTCAATAATATCATATTATTCTGGTCTTTTGAGTGATTTACGTATATTTAAAGAAATTTCCTTAAATCAATCTGAAATAACACAACTTTTCAATTCATATATAGATCGTTCTTATGGTTCTGTTTTAACTCCAATTGCTTGGTATAAATTTGATGATAATTTAAATATAGGTAAAGATTCAATTGATTCATATAATCTTTTAAATTCTTCACCCATAGTTGAATTTAATACTAATAATTATATAAAAGGGGTTGGTTCTGCATTATTTAATGGAACCTTCTTATATAATTTCACAGGTAATCTCAGAAATCAAAGTTATTCAATTTGTTTATGGGCATATTCGACTGATATTAGCGGTAATAAAGGTTGGTTTTTTGGTCCAAACAGTGGTTCTTCAACTTATCCGATTTATGGTATTGTTTTTTCTCAAAATTTATATCAGATACAAGCAAATACTGGCAATGGAACTTTAAATTATGTATTCCCTGAAGGAATAAATATAATTAATAAATGGGTTCATATATGTTTCACATATAATTCAACAACAAAAAGAATGAATATTTATAGAGATGGTCAATTAGGTTCTTTTGGAACTATGACAAATGATATTACATTTAATTATTCATCATTAGCAATTGGTAGAGTTTGGAATAATTCAATTTATGATTTCATAGGTCAATTAGATGATTTCAGAGTTTACGATTTTGATTTATCACCAACACAAGTACAAGAAATTTATCAAGGTAGAGTAAGATTATTCAATTATAATTATTATACACCTACAATAAATACTGGAAATCCTTCCTCTAATTTTGCACTTATACCATCAATACCCACAAATGGAATAATTGGTATAAGTGGTGGTTCAGGTGGTGGTTTTAATTATAATGAAATAATTACAGGATCTAATTTAATAATTGGTGAAAGTGGTAATGGTATAGGAAGTAATTTATCATCTATTTTAAATAAAACTTCACCAGGATCAGGTGGAAATGCTGGTTTTGGTCAAACAGGTACAAATGGAATAGTAATTTTAAAAATTCCATTAGATGCAGGTCAAAAATGCGATTTAAATATTAATGGAACCATTATTTCCCCAAAAATCACAAATAATGATGGAGATATTCAAATTATAAATAACACTAATATCAGATTTATTACAGGTAATAATAATCAAGATAGATTATTAATTAGTAGTAATGGTAATATTGGAATTGGTAAATCAAATCCTTTATATACATTAGATATAAATGGATCAATATTTGCAAGTAATTTAATAATAAATGAAATGAATATATCAAATGATATCAAAACAAATTTATCATTATTAAATAATTATATTTTAAGTAATAATACTAGTAATTCAAACAATTATAATTATTTGAATAATTATAATAATCTTCTAAATCAACCATTTTATAATTCAGGATCTAATATTTATTCATTAAGTAATTTTAGAATAGGTATTGGAATTTCAAATTCAACATCACCTTTTCAAATAGGAAATGGTGGTAGATTATCAATTTCCAGTAATGATATTGATAGAACTATTATTGGTACTAATGATATTAATAATTTGAGTAATACATGTATAATTCTTAATGGTAGAACAAGACCAAATATTAATGGTTCAATTGAATATAATTCTATTAATTCAGGAAATCATATTTGGAATACAAATGATAATGTTACAATTACTGAAAGAATGAGATTAACTAATAATGGTATATTAGCATTAAATATTACAAATCCAAATGCTAATGGAAGATTACAAGTAAGAGGTAAAGTTAATTTTCATGCAGGTAATCCTTTTGCAATTGTTAATAATTATATGCAAGATGGAAGTTTAACAATAGGTGATCAAAATCTTAATTATGGTGGTGGTGTTAATTATAATACAAATATTGCAGGTTTATTATTGGAATGTGCAGATAATACTGAAATTGCTGTTAATGATACAGGTTCTAGAATAAGTTCATTAATTTATTTTTCAGGTGGAGGCAATTATTATCATGAATATGGTCGTAATATGGGTTGGGGCAATCCAAATCAACATTATTTCAGATGTAATTCAATGTTTCAAGTATTTTTAAATAATGGGTTTACTGGTTTTCAAAATTTTACAATAGAACCTTTATCATTATGGGGAGATGGAACAACAACTGCAAGTGAAACAGCAGGAACAAGATATGCAACAATTAGACAAATTGCACTTCAAAATCCTCGTATTGTTTCTCAAACAGTTGGATCAAAAGCAACAATACAAATGGGAAGAGCAGGAGGTATTTCAACAGGTAATTTTTGGGAATTGGCATGTAGAACAGATGGTAAATTTCATATAACTAATAATGGAAATGATACTACAAATGGCATGTTTATAAATATTGATGGCAAAGTTGGAATAAATAATATTTCACCACCTTATCATTTATATGTAGTTGGTGATATTGCAGCAACAGGCAATGTAATAAATAATTTTTCAGATATTAGATTAAAAAATATTGAATCTAATATTGAAAAACCATTAGAAATAATTGATAAATTAAAAGGGTTTTATTATTATCCAAATGAAATAGGAATTTCATATGGAATGAAAAATAAAAAACAAATTGGATTAAGTGCTCAAGATGTAAATGAAGTAATTCCTGAAATAGTTGAAAAAGCACCATTTGATACAATAATAGATGAATTTAATAATCTTAAATCTAAATCAGGAAATGATTATTTAACTATTTCATATGAACGTTTAATACCTGTTTTAATAGAAGCAATTAAGGAATTAAATAATAAAAATAAAAAACTTGAAATTGAAATTAATGAAATTAAAGGAAATCAATAATAATAAACAATATATAAAAATTTTGAATTAAATATGATATCATTTATATTATAATTTTTAAAATTTCTTGTTATTTTTTTTAAATCAATATATGTATCACATTTATATTTATCTTTAACAATTGACAAATGAATATTTTTTATCATTTTAAAATATTTATTTTCATTTAAACATAAATCATATATACTTTTGCCACCAATAATAAAAACTTCATTTATTTTTTCTTTGTTATTTTTACAAAAATCTAATCCATCATCAAATGATTTAAATGCGATTATATCATTATCATTTGTATTTATTGTTTCTGGTTTTGATGTTATTATGATATTTATACGATTTTTTAATGGTTTTAATGGAAGTGAGTTCCATGTATTTTTACCCATAATAACTACATTTTTTTTATCATTACATGTATGAGATGTAACTTTTTTAAATAATAATAATTCATCTTTAATATTCCATGGAATATTATTATTATTTCCAATTCCACCTTCTAATGTACATGCAAGAATTAATGAAAAAAACATCATTTATTTTAAATTATTCTTATAATTTTTAAATAATTATAAATCCATCATATCTCTGATAGCAACTAAATCTAAATCTTTAACTCTGAAAAATTCATATTTATTATTTGGAAGTGGTCGTTTGATTATATAAGGCAATTTATTTTGTTTAAGTTCTTCAATTGCAATTTTTCGCAAATCCATATTTGATTTAATTTTATCTTCAATTTCAATAAATGGAACTGCACCTAATGCTATTTGATTGGTTCGAGAACTTATTAAATTATTGAACTCATATTTAGTCATTATATTTTTACTAACCTTTGGTTTATCTAAACTCGCCAAGATCTTCCCGCATTCATCAAAAGGTTGTTTTGTATAATTCATTAATCTTTGTTCCATAAATCTTTCTTATATAGATATCATTTTTTATTTTCTCGCCAAGTATAACCACAATTATCACATACATAGAAATATTTCATATGTGTTGGATGATATTTAATTGGAATGATTTGACGTTTATCATCTGGAATATCACAATTAGTACATTTAATAGTGTCATCTTTGATTCTTCTTAATGTTGGATCAAATCGCAAATATTGGTTTTTTTGTTGATTATATAATAAATCATCTTCAGTATAGATTGTTTCAGAAACTTTAATAGATATATTTCCTTTTTCTTCTTTTTCATATTTACAATGTTTGCAAAATTTGATTAGTTTTGGATCATCACTTATGACAACCTCTTTATTTCCATCACAATCACTACTTTTGATATAAATCATATTAAAACAAACATCACAGAATTCCATTTTTCTTTTTCTTATATTATTATAATTAATCATTTTTTAAATTAAAAGTTGATTTAATAATGCTTCAATAAAAATAGGTTCTCTTCCTTTATTAGATTCCAATAATAATTGTTCGAATTTAATTGAATTGTTAATAATCAATAATTCTCTGCCTTTTTTTTTATTTAATTTTAATAAATCTAATGTTAATTCCTTTATATTTAAATCATATTGACTATATTTATATGCAAGTTGTCTAATATCATTTAAATCATATTTAGTTTCTAAAAATTTTTTTAAAGGAGGATAGTTTAATTTGCAAAAATCTTCAGTTATTAATAATGGTTCATTTATTTCTGTTTGTGCTATAAAAATAGCAAAAATTATATTACGACAACCTTGATTAGTATCAGTAGTTATTAAAAATTTATTTAATTTAACATTTAAATATTTAAGAAATATTTCTTGTATTTCTTGATTTTTAAAAAGACGAAAACGAAATAATGAAAAACGACTTTTAATAGGATTTTCTATTTTACTTATATGATTACTAGTACATATAAAATAACAATTATTATGATATTTTTCTAAAATAATTCTGAAAGCAAAAAAATATTCATCCAATTTATCTATATTTTTAATTATGATTAAATGTTTGTCTGAATTTACACTTCTTGTTTTAATTATAAAAAGAAGCATATCTTTTAAACAATTGAGTTTTTTAGGCATCATTGGATTATCCAAGTCAATTTCCAAAAAATATTGATTTTCATTATAAATAATAGTTTTGTTCCATATATTTTCAGTTCGATAAATTTGAGTTGTTTTAAATTTTTCTTTTATTACTTCATCTATAAATAAATCAAATGGAAATCCAGATTGTGAATAAAAGAGCATATTATTATTATAATTTACAGCAAAATTAAGAATTTTATTATATTCTTCAATGTCATTAATTATATTTTTGAAATTTTTGCTAAATTCTTGCCATAGTGACATTATAATAGTTATTATTATAAATATAATTATTAAATAGAAATGGCGACAGACCTAAATTCTTATGGTTCTTATATTGGGTCAATTATAATTATGATGGTTTTTTTAATTGGAATTATAATTATAATTGATGAATTATATAATATAACTAAGTTTTGTTATAGATATATCTATTTATATAATTATGGTAAAGCAAATGAAACTGCTTGTAAAGAATCAAAATTGGAATATGAAACTGCTAGATTCAGAATTTATAATGAAATTGTAAATTATAAATTTAATAAGGATTTATTCACAAAATCATGGTTTAATTACAGTTATTTAATTTGTGTTTTAATTATGACCATTCTTTTATGTATTTCATTTGGATATATATTTAAATATTTTTTTATTGATAATAATGCAACATGTTCAATGAAATTTGAAGACAATGATAAAGAAAGTACTGTTGGATGGTCACCTATAAAATTATTAATGAGATGTTTCTGTGGTGATTGTCACAAATATGTTCCAAATTGTTTGACTAATTATATCATGCTTTTTATAATTATATTTATCTATCCTTTGATTTATATTTTAAAAGTTGCCATTAAAATGGATTTAACATGGAGTGGTGGCACTTTTGTAACAAAATTATTTCATACATTTTTCTTTTGTTTATTAATTTTCTATGTTTATTATCTTTATAGTGAGGAAGAATATGGTCAAAATAAAAATAAAGGTTTTATGAAACCTAAATATTTCAATATTATTATTTATTTGATATTTGTGACAGTATTTTATGCAAATAATTATTTATTTGATTCAAAATTTGCTGAATATAATAATCTTTCATTAATGGGAAACACTTATTATAAAACTGATTTTGAAAATGATGATGTTGATACAATGTTTTTTGATATTTATAAACAAGAAGAACCAATTAAACCATTATCTCTAAGCAAACCTGAATTTTTAGCAGATTTTAAATATTGCACCAAAAGTGAATTATCAGTAGATTCTAAAAATTCTTATTGTAGTGATATTAAAAAATTGGAATTAAGTGGTAAACCTTATCCTAGATTAAATGAAAGTTCTTATAAATGTCTCTATAATAGCACAAGTGACCCTACAATGAAAGCACAAATTGATAAATATTTAAGTTCAAGAGATTTTTATGCAATTGACAAATTAATAATAGATGATTATTATAAAAAATTAAAGAAATATGACAGTGATTTACAATCTTATAATATTAAATATAATATTTATAAAAATAATAAAATTGAATTTCCCGAAATTGTTTATTTTTTATTTCACATGTGTCCAAAAATAACAGGTATTGATAAAACTGATGTTCAATTATTATTGATTTTGATAGTTATTGTTGTTTTATTAACCTTTTATTTACGCATGAATAATAATCCACATACTGATTATGTATATTATACTATTTATTTATATTTACTTGGAATGATATCTATAACAGTATTAGTAAATGCAATTTTAACTTATAATACTTATGTAAATAAATATTTAATTTATGAACCAATACATAATTATAAAAATTCACTTTATAATAAAAATATAATTTTTAATATGATTATTAAACAAGATGATAAATTAATTGAACTTTATAAATTAAATTCAAATAAATTTAATGATAAAATATCATCTATTAGTTTATTGCCATCTGAATATAAATATAAGGTTAAAACACAAGATAACAGTGCACCACAAACAGTAACTTTAGGAAATTTTGTAAATAGAATTACAAAAAAACCTACAGATATAGATGAAGCAAATGACTTTTATAATTTAAATAGTCCCGAACCTCCAAAACCACAAGATTTTACCAATAATTTAAATACTCCTACTTCAAATGATTATTTATTTAATATTCAAATTAAATTTTATAAAGTTATTTATTCTTTTATGTTATATCACAATAAAATAGCAAAGGATAATGAACAATTAGTGAATTTAGATGATAAAATAAAATATTATTTTATAATTAATAGATCAAATCCTGCAAGAAATGATAATTATGTTAAATTTAATTATTATAAAAATGCAAATTTAGATACAATCCCTTATATAAGTGTTCCTACTGATCAAAATTTATTGAGAGAAACTAATCAAATTGAACCTAATATTTTATACTTTTTAAGATTAATAATGTCAATGTTTGTTAATAGTGAACAAGAAATTTCAAAAAAAATCAATCAATTAAAATTAAACATGGATTATTATATTTATAATCATAAAGATTATAATTTAGGTGTTTATAATAATTTGTCAACAACAAATATAACTTTTGATAATTTAATAGATAAAGAAATAAATTATAAAGAAGGTGTTGTTCAACGTGACAATAAAGATCCAACTATCATAGATATAATTAAAAATTATAAATATAATTATTCTCTTATTCAAGATGCATTTGCTATTTATGCTGAATTTTTGAAAGATTTTAGAAAACAAATAGTTCGTTTATTTAATACATGTGGCGTTTCATGTGATGATACTAATTATATTGATATCATAAATAAATTTGAACAATTCAAAAGAAAATTATTTGTAATAACAGATAATAAAAATGATTCTAAATTAAGATTTAAATCATCACGTCAAGAACCAAATATTGAAATTTATAAAAGAGTTTTATTAAATACAATGAATTTGACAAATACATCTTTAACTAAAACTATGAATATTATGAAAATTTATATAAGATCTTTTAAAGCAACTAGTTCAAGTAGCATTGGTGATTCTATATTAATTGGCGGTGATTCAATTATAAGTTCTTCTAAAAAATTTACAAATTTCAAAGAAGGAGAAAAATTAAGTCATAAAGATATTATAGATCATATAATACTCAATTATAATATTTACAATATGGATTCAGAAAATCACAATAGTGATAATTTAATTAAAAAAACATTTAATATTGAACCTAATTATAAGAAAAGTAAATATGATAAATTTGATGATATAGATATTAAAAAACTTAAAAAAAGTTCAGATAATATTTCTTTATCGTTTTTAATTCTTATTATTATTTTTGCTATTATCTTAATAGAACCTACAGTAATTTAAATATGTCTTCTTGTGATAAATTAACCAAAGACTTCTATAATTATTTTATAGGAAATGAAGATAATCTAGAAAAAAAAACATTATTTGATTATTTTGATGTTAATTATTTACCATTGAAAAATTTACCAGTTGTTTATTTTTCAATGAATGATATAAATATAACTAAATTAAAATCATTAAATAGTTCAGATGAATCACATGTAAATTTAATAAATAATATTCTTGTAAAATTGAATTCATTAATGGATAATAAAGATAATAATTATAACACTTTCAATATTTATTATATGAGTATTGTATTATTTGTATTTCTCATTATTATTATTGTTTCATTTTTAAGAATTATTCAATATAAATATGCATTTTATTATACATATATTTTAATAGGAATTATTATTATTTTATTAATGGTCACCAGTTTATGGTTTTTATATGTAAATACCTCTCTTCTTTAGTTTTATCTAATCATCTATTAGAAAATAATAATAATTATAAATGTCGAGTTTAGCATTCGGATTTAAAGATTTAGTTAATAGTTATCCAACCGGAAAATCAATATTTGATTTATCATCTTTATTAATAAATGATAAACAAATTAAAACATTTAATCCTACTCGTTATAATTTTTATATTAAATTTATGAATGGTTTATCAAATCCAAAATCTCTTGAACAATTTTTTTATAAAATCAAAGAAGCAAAATTATATAAGGAAGAGTTAAATGACAAACTTGCCAAATTTGCAGATTTAATTAAAAAATTAAATATAAGCGTAAGTGAGTCTGACGCAAAAAAAATTAAAGAAGGTATAATTGATACAGTTAAAAATAGATATAAATTATCTGATAATGTAACTTCAAAATTAAATGATATGATGTTAGGTGGTGCAGAATTTTTAAATAAAGGAGATCAACCAATGCAAAATTTTATAAAAACAGTAAACACTGAATTGCCACAAATATCTTCAAAAAGTATTAAATCAGTAAATGATTTATTAATAGAAACACAAGATGATAATACAAGTGATACCAGAACACAAACAAAAGCAGAAATAATATCAAAAGCAGAAAAAATTTATAATAGTTATAAAGATGATGTTAGTTTAGATAAATTTAAAATTACGACTGCTGATAGAGTTGTTTTTATTATAACAACCTTTATAATTCGATTTTTTACTTTATTAATAATTCAATGGGGATTAGATACAAATTTAATAACTTCTTTTCATACAGCATTTAATTATTATTGTTTTATATATCTATTATTCTTTGCATTTATAACTACTTTTGTTAATGTAATTATAGCATATCCTATTATTGATTTATTTTCGAATTCAAGTATTGCAAATATTCCTAATTTATTTTACTATTTTTATATATATACAAATGGATCAATTAGATTAATATTACATGTTACATTTATATTAATAATCTTATTTATTCCATATATCATAAGTATTGATAAATATATATTAAAACGATCAAATGAACCCGTAAATATAAGTAAAGATCAAGATAAAAAAAAGAAAATTTATGATACAATTTCTTTGTTTTCCATAATTATCTGGATTATGACTAGTATTATAGCATATAAATTTTAGTTGTTAATTTTTTCAATAAATAATTTAGATAGATTAATTAAATGGATAGTTTAAATTTACAAAGACAAGGTCTTTTATTAGAACTTGTTAGAAATATAACTCAAAATAATACTCCAGGTTATTCTGATGAATATATTTATAAGAATATTTTAAAATATAAAGAATTACTTCAAGATTTTAATGTAAGTTATGAATTAAAACAAGTTTTTCCATTTGAAAAAGAAAACGAATTAAATAAACTTCATCGAATTTTTTATGGAGAAGATTTTAATTTTAGTGATCCATCAGAAAATGGTCTTGGTAAAGGTGATAATATTTTTGAAGAATTTAAAAAAGTTTTTACTAAAATTGAAGAATTGGCAACAACAAAAGATCAATTATCAGATAAAATATTAAAATCTTTAAAAGAAATTTTAGGAACTGTTGTTTATTCTAATTCTAAATCAAATGATCAAATTATGAGTTATTTAAATTTAATTGATATGACATTAGCACAATATAAACCAAGTTCTGGTAGTGATAGTAAATCTGCAAATATTGGAAAAACTGCATTTCTAACAAGTGTAAAAAGTTTTAGTGAAAATAAAGTTAAATTAAATGCTAAAATTGCAAAAAAAGAAAAAGATGAAAAAGATGCAGAAATAGAAGCAAAAAACGAATTTACAAAAAATTTGGAAAAAAAACAATCTATACAAACAGAAAAAAATAAAGAAAAACAAAAAAAAAGAAGTGAAGAAGCAGAAAAAGCAGAAAGAAAAAAAGCAGAAGAAGCAGAAAGACAACGAAAAAATAGTGATAACACTGGTAATAAAACTAGTGATAACACACAAAACCCAAGTAATGATAAAAAAAAAAGAGATTATTTAGATTTAAAAACAGTTAAAGAAAAAAAAATATGTGATTTTGGCAGTTTATTACTTGCACTTTCCAGTAAATTTAAAATATCAATAGAAGATAATGATCTCAATAAAATAAAACAAAAATGGGAAAATGACAATTTTAAATGTTCAAAAATATTAAAATTTGAAAACTTAAAAAATAAAAACAAAAATAAAAATACGGATGATTTAATTAAAGAAGTTGACAATGATCATTTAACAGATCAAGAAATTGATATATTAAATGAATATAATAAACAACATGATACTATAGATGACAGTAAATATATTGATAAGACAAAATTTTTAAAAATACAAGAGTTAAAGGTTGATGGTAATGGAAAAGTTAATATATATACATTAATTTTTAAAGTAAATGGTGACATTGAAATGCAACAAAAAGGTGAAAAGGAAAGTTTGGAAGAAATTAGAGAAAATCAACAAAATAAATTGGATAAAAAAAAAGAAGCAAAAAAAGTTACAAATGATGCTCAACAATTAATAGAGCGAATATATAAACAACAAAAAGGTTCTACGCCAAGTATTGACGATTATATTAAAATGTATTTTAATATAAATAGTAATTTATATAGTTTTTTTTTAAATAATTATTTATATATTCAATATTATTTTCAATTAATTCAACATAATGGTAATCGAAAATTAAATGATGAAATTGATAAGTTTACTAATCATTTCAATAAATCTTTGGATTTTTTAAAATTAAATATTGATGATAATGAAAATAACAAACAAATATTAATTGAAAAGTTATTTAAATGTATATCTTTTTTTGTTGAAATATATAAAAGTTTTAGTTTAAAAACTAAAGAAGAAAAAAATGCTGAAAAAACACGATTAACAAAATTAATGGAATCTCTAAATGTTACCAAAGCACCGGGATATATATATAAAACAGTGAAGGGAATTAAACCAGCAGATGAGGTAAATTTAAAAACAGATTTATTAGAAAATGAAGACACAAATAATTTATTTTATCTTATTAATTTATTGTTTAATTTACAACATAAAAAATATTATTATAAAGCATCTGCAATTAGTTTTAGTGAAAGTAAAATACATGAATATAAAGACATTGATGATAATTTGAAAAATGTTTATATTCAATTTCTTCTTGAATTAAATTTATATATTGCAATGGAAAAATTAAAAGTTAAAATAGAAACAAAAGAATTTGAAAAAGATGAAATTGAAAAACAAAAAAAAGAAGGTAAATATCCCAAATTTCATTTAAGTATCAGAAGATATTTGCCAACACGAGTTAAAACATCTAACTTATCTTCTGGTATTAGCGAGTCTGCAGAAGATTTATTAGAAAGAGTAAAAGAAACTATTGAAAAATTATATGTATTGCAATATTTTACACGTGAAACTGATGAAAGTAATAATAATTTACGAACTCAATTGAAAGCAATAAATATAGATGAAGTAAAGAAAAGTAGTGTTAGATATGAATCTACTGTTGAAAAAATTTTTAAATTAAATGAAAAGGGATTTAAACAAGAATTATTTGCAAAAAAAGAAGATAAAAAAACTTCTAAAGATTCAAATAAATTAAAGGAAATTAATAATATTTTAAAAAATGTAAAAAATAAAAATGATTTGAATCAAAAAATATATGACTTATTAATTGCAATTGACAATAGTAATAGTATTCAATCAAATGAAGATGTAATTAATTTAATTAAAAAACATATTAAACTTTATTTGGAAAACAAGGAAAAATGGAATATAAAAGACACAGAAGAAAGAAAAACATTATTTGATTTATTAACTGTTTTATTAAAAATAAAAGAAAAGGAAAAGGAAAAAGAAAAGGAAAAGGAAAAGGAAATTGAAGAATTACATAAAATTGTTACACAAGATTCCGATAGTGATAATTCTAAATTAAAAGAAAATTTAAAAACATATTTAATAAAATTATTATATTATCATGATGGTTTCGATTTATATCTTTATAATGATAATATTTCTATATTACTTAAAACTTATTTTACTTTAACAGAAACAACTGATATTAATGAAAAAAAAAAGTTGATAATAAAATTAATTACAGATTATGAATCAGATTTGATAGCAAAGAGTAAAAGTGAAACAAAAACAACAATAAATGAATATAAGAAAAATCTATTATTTTTCATTTTGAATTGTTTGATTTATTTATATAATTGTAAATTCAATGAAAAACAAAGTGACTATTATACTTATTATAAAAAAGATATATTAAAAACTGATATTACAATGTTTGACGCAATATACAAATATTTATATGGATTATTATATAATAATTTAATAAATTTGGAAGATTTTGAAATATTAAAAAAAATTGTTAATGATTTAATTCCAGAACAAAATATGGTTGAGAATAAAAAAAACACATTTGGTTATTTTGAAATTGCTGATTATGATAAATTATATGATGGTTTTTATAGTAAAAAAGAACTGACAAAAGTATACAGACCACTAAGAAGAATAAAGTCTAATGAAACTAAAGAAGAAAAAACTGAGAGAGAAACTAAAGAAAAAAAAATGTTAGAAATATTTGAAAAAATAATTTTAAATAAAAAATTACCAGAATATTTATATTATGATGAAAACAATAATGATGAAAATTATATGAACTATATACTTTTCATGTATTTATTAAATATATTTATTCCATTATTTGCTTCATTAAATCATCAAGATAATTTAACAAAAGAAATTAAAGAAATATTATATAGCAAAGAAACACAACTTAAAACTGCTAATCAAGGTTTTACTGATTTATTATTTAGTCAATTATTGATTATTCAACAAGAAAAACAAAGTAGTGTTGAAACAATACAACATTTTTTGAGAAATATAAGTAATGATAAAGAAAAAGATGTTGTTAAAGGAAAAAAAGAAAAGGATCATACAACTGTAACTACTACAATAGCGAGTACAACTACTATTACTTCCATAAAAACTGAAGAAGAAGAAGATATATCAATATTAATAGATATTTATTTAGATTATTTTCATACATATAAAAATCCTAATATAGATAAATTTTATTTTAATTATTATGGTATTATTTTGAGTAAATTATTAAATTTTAATATTAATGATATTATAAAAGATGATAAAAATAATAATAATGAAATTGCTAATTTAGTTTTTATGGTTAGAATACTTATGTCAATAGAAAATAATGAAAATTTAAAAAATAGTTATAGTGAAAAAATTAAAGAGGTATTATTTACAAAAATTTTACAATTTACTGAAGATTATGATATAATTATAGATAATTTAGTAACTAAAATTATAAATCTAAACTTTCAAAATGATGATGTATTTACTACAGTATTGAAAAATGGTAAAGAAATAAAAACTTTGAATTTAGATGATGAATTTAAAACAAAATTAAAAGAATTAATTATCAATAAAGTAATATATAAATTAGTTGTTAATGATGATGATTTTAGAAATAATAATGATGATTTAAATATTTTTGAACAAATTAATCAAAAAATTAATCAATTATTAAAAAAAATAAATAAAGATGAAACGTATATAAATGATTTCATTAAAAAAAATATACATGAAAAATATTTACTTAATTATATATATTTTTTAAGTGCTAATCATGAAAAAAATAAAAGTAAAATTAATAAGTTATTTAGAGAACAATATATTAAAAAAGATCAAGATACTAAAGAACAATTTATAACATTTTTAAATGATTTTTCAAACGATAAAAATCAATTATTATTAATAATATTTTTTATTGAATATTTTATAACAGAAATAATACATAAAGAGAGCACCTATAAACTTTTTTTTGAAGATTATTTTAATGAATTAAATAAAAAATTAAAAAGCAATAGTTCATATATATCATCTTTAAATAAACCTAAAAACAATTTTAAAGATATTTTGAATAATGATAGTTTTGTCTTTTTTTCAAAAACAGTCAATTTTGTTTACAATTGTTTATTAATATTAGTAACAGAAAAAAAAATTGATTATAATATTTATTTAAAATTCAAAAAAAAATTAAATAAAGTTTTTATCAAAACATTTAATAATGATAAATATGATTTTGGTATAATTTTTAAAACAGACATTGATACTAAATATTTAAAAGAAAAATTTGAAGAAATATCAAATATAAAAGCAGCAGGTAAAAAAACAGAGATTGAGCAACAAAAAGATAAAATAAATAAATACATTGGATATAATGAATTAAGTGGTACTGAAAAAGTAAAAAAAATATTATTATTTGAAAATTTAATAATTTTAATCATAAGATTATTAAATAATACTGATCATAGTATTCTTATTAATGAAATTTTAACATTATTAAAAGATTTAAATTATATTGATGATACTGAAATTGAAAAAATTAAAGAAAAAATTAGAAATAAACCTTTACATTCAGTAAATTTAAAAGAATTATTTACTAATATAACAGACTACAGTGATATAGATATTAATTTTGAAATTAATCCACAACCATCAGAACCACCACAACCACCACAACCATCAGAACCACCACAACCATCAGAACCACCACAACCAGAACATCAATTTAAGGGTAAAGCAGGTGGTTTTGTGCCAAATTCAATTAAATTGATTGATGTTTTTAAATTATTTTATAATTTTTTGGCAATTAATGATGAATTTAATGAAAGTTCTTCAATAAATGTTTATAAATTATATTTTATGTTAAATGTGTATGGTTATTATAATGATGATCATACATTATTATTAAATTTAAAACGAATAATTGATGAAAATATTCATTCTTATTCAATGATTTCAATGGTACAACATGATATTAATTTAATAAATGAACAAACAAAATTGATATTTTTTGAGTATATTAAAACATTTAATAATTGTGATACAATAATTAAAAATTATTATACATCAGATATTGAATTATTGAGATATTTATTTATAAATTTTATTTATAATTTTTATAAAAATTTGGAAAAAGAAGATATTAATTTAAATTTAACTATTAATGGTGTTGGAACAACAATTAATAAATCATATGAAACTGTTTGTAAAGAAATAACTGATATGATTGCAAATAATGACTTTCTTTATAATTCAGAAGCAATTAATATAATCAAAGGAAGTGGAATTTTAACAGAAGAAGTTCAATATTTCCTTGCATTTGTATATGATTATACTAAAAAACCATCTGGAACAGAAATAATGATTAATAATTCTAATGAATTAAACATTTTTATTGTTATGGAACTATTAAGTAGTGAAGCACCTATTAATTTAACAATAAATGGTATTTCATATCAAATACCAAATATTAAAAATAAACCTTATAAATTTAAATTTAATAATGAAACACCTTTTGTAATTAGTGTAACATTAAACCAAAACCAGAGTTTATTATATGATCACATATTAAAAACTAAAAATTTAAAGGAATTATTTTACATTTTAAGAAAGGATTTTTATTTTATTGATTTTGATGTAACTCAATCATATAAATATAAATTTTATATTAATTCGGAATTGATGGAACTAATTCAACCCACCATTAATTTAAAAAAGACTTTGATTAATTATAACTATTATAATCATTTTTCTATTCAAGATCAATCTAATCCCACTAATATAATTAGATTAATTAAATTATTAAAATTAAATGAGGTAAATTTAATTACTTATATTAATTATAGTTTATATTTATGCACATCATTATTCATCTTAAATTCGCGAAAATTGTTGTCTTTTAATTTTAAATCATTGATATATCTATATGCATTAATAAAAGCAAGTTCACAAGAATTTGCATTATTAAATACATATTCAAACAGTGATCCAATACTTTTAAGATATAAATTATTTATTTCACAAGTAGATATAATTAAATTTATTGAAAAAATTTTATTTTATATGCGATCTTTAATAAATTTTAAAGGAAATATAAATACATTTTTCCATATTATACTTAAATTTAAATCTGAAAATCCTTTTTTTTCAGATAAAACTTTAACATTAGATCAAACTATAATTGAAAAAATATTTAATAATCCATATAAGGACAGTGATTTAGTCAAAGATAATAATATTGAATTTTATGATTATCTTCATAAATCAGTTGAACTTATATTTGATGTTTATAAAGATTCTTCTTTTATTTATGGTTATAAAACATTAATTAATGAATTTTTTATTCCATTATTAAAAGGATTAAATAGAAAAAATTTTGATATAACTAATTTGGAATTAAGTTTGATTGATTTAAATACAATATTATTAATGAAATATTTGAATATTCAACAACAAGGTTTAATTAAAGGTGGAGGTAAAGAACGTAAAGAAAATAAACGAAATCGTGTTATGGATGCATTTGATACAGTTAAAGATACTATTGATGAAACACTTAATTATACTAAAAAATTGGTAGTTGGTGACAAAAATGAAAATAATGATCAAGATGATGAGAATAAACGTGAAGAAACAGTGAAAGATAAAGAAAATAATGATAGATTATTTGTATTGGAAAAATTAAAAAAAATTAATAAATTTATTAAAAATTTTAATAGTTTTACACAAGATAGTGAATTTGAAATAGACACATCAAAACCAAAAAATGAACCAAAAGAAAATGATAATGAACCAGAAGATGTAAAAATAATAAAAAACTATGGAAAGGGTATTTTATCCAAATTTGAAGATAATTATAATAAATATAAAATAATTACAAGTGTAAATGTAAATGGTTTACCAATACCTAAAATGAATATAGATAATATTACTTATCCAGAACCCAGTAAAGAACAAACTTTTTCATCAGAAATAAATGCAATTAAAAATAAAATTGAAAACAATAAATATAAGATTGATAAAATAAATACTGAATTACAATCAAATGATAGTAGTATTCAAATTAAAATAAAAGAATTTAAAAAAGAACTATCAGAAATTCAGGAAACAATTTTGCCAGAATTACAATCTTTTAAAAATTCAGATGACACACTGATTAAATTAAATTTATCAAATTTTTTTACAATAGATGAAAATTCAAATCCTGGTATATTAGATGACATAAGTGATTATATTCAAATATATGAAAATATAATATATGAATATAAGCGAGGAATTGAAGAATTATTAAATAAATATAATAATCAAATAAGAATAATTGCAAGTTTGGAATCATCTTATAATACTGTTTTGCAAAATAAAGGGTATGCAAATATAGGTAAATTTGTACCACCAATTCCCGGAGGTAATAAAAAAGATACTAAATATAAAATGAAGGGTGGTGATCTTTATTTTAATATTAATGAAAATGATATAAATAAGAGAAAGGATAAATTGAAAAAAATAGATAAAATTGAAAATGACTTTAAAAAATTTAAAGCATTAACAACTGCAATAGCAAGTAATGAAGATAATGAAGAAATATTAGACAAATTTTATGATAAAACAGGTGACAATATTTTTGAAAGAATTTTATATCAATATGAGAAAGATAGTAAAAATTCATTGCCTGAAATAGCAAAAGGTAAATTATATGATGCCGCTGTGGATAATAATTTAGATCCTGAAATTGAATTAGAAATAAATTTTTATGATAAATTAATTTTTATTATATTAATTATTGTAATTAGATTTTTTACATTATATATAACTAATTATTATATTGACGGAAATTCAATAACAACTGTTGCACATGCAATGATTTATTATAATTTTATTTATTTAATAATATTTTTATGTTTCTTTGCTGTCATTAATATAGATATTTTTAGATTGAGAGTTATATTTAATTATATGAATATGCATATAAATTCAAGTTTAATTTTTGTTCACATATTTTTATCAATAATAATAGGTTATATAGTATATCTTCTAATAATAAATATAAGTCCTGAAAATAAACCATCGCGATTATCTAAGAACCAAAAAATAAAATTGAAATTACGTATAGATATTCTTACAATAACTATAATGACTCTATTAATTATATTTGTTCTTGTTGTTTAAGATGATATTTAAATATAATTGATATATTATGTTTATAATTGATAATTTTACTGTTTATAAAATCATTCATTTCTAAATTATTTTTATTAATTGTTATTATATTACCATTAATATTATTAATAATATTATCTGATATATAACCATTATTTTTAATTATTTTTATTTTATCATTTATTGAAAAATAATGAGGTTTATTAATATTTAATGTATAATTATTATTAACCATTAAAACATCATTTACAATTCCAATATATTCATTCATATCAATTTGATTATTAAGATAATCAATTAATGTAATATTCCAATTATTATTGCCAAGTGTAATATCAATATAATCATTTATAATTGGTTTCCATGTATCCCATGAAGAATTATAAATATTACTTGGAATATAAGTATAATTTACCTGTTTTATTCCATCATTTATAACTAATATTAGATATGGTGTTTTATATTTAATGTCTGATGGCACACAAATTGATATTGGATAAATTGAATGAAATTTTATATCTATAGAAGGAGTAACTCTAAAATTATTCTTAGTGGTATTTATTATAAATGTTTTACATTGTGTTACATGATTTGTTTTTATAATTGATGGTTGAAAAACAGGCATTTTTACAGATGCCAATTCTATTTCTGTATTATCAATTGGTGGTGCCATAAATGACAATTGAGATTTATCATTAATATTTATTTTTGATATTGATGCACGTAGTGCTTCTGCTTCTTTTATTTTTAGTTCTAAATCTTCATTTTTATTTTCATCTTTGATTTCTTGTTTAGATTCAACCATATTTTTAATTTCAATTAAAACTGCTTTATTTAACTCATTATTTGGAATAACTATTCCTGCTTTTTCATAAATATTTGTATAAGTATTCATAAAAATCTCTTTTGAAAATTCATTTAAATTATACTTATCTTTTAACATTTTTAAACATGATTGATATAACATAGACGAGTCCATTAATAATTATTGATTATTATTGATGAATATTAATTATTAATAATAATTAATATTTAAATAATTATAAAATTGATTTTATACTTGGTCGGAAATATCTAAATCTTAATTTTTTCATTTTATCATCAGTATATTCTGATTCTTTAACAATAGTTTCAAATGTAGTTTGGTTATTTTTATTTAAATAATTTAACCATAATAATTGAAATGCCATAGAAAACATACCACATTCTGTATTACTTTTTTGATGTCTAATTTTATTTATTTGAATAGGAAAACGTTTTTTAAATAATTTTTCTGATTGCTTGCGAATATTTTTGAAAACAGGTTTTAAATCTTTTGGAATATTTCCTGTTGTGCTATCATAATAATATCCACCAAATGAAGGTAAATTGGGATCAAATACAAAAAAACTGGATGTCCAATGTGTTCCTGGTTCATTTGATCGTGATAAATTGGTAATAAAACCCATATATTTAATATTTCCATTTTTTAACATTTCTTGAATATTTATATTACAAAAATCTGAATGTAAACAACCACCATCTTTCTTTTTTAAACCAAAATCTATTGAAAAAACACCCAAAAATTTATACTTATTTTTAGGTAAAATTTGATATTGATTCATTACTTTCATTATATCAAAATTCGATAACCATTCTACTGGATTTTTAACCCATTCTTTTGGTTGAGATGGTCTTAAATCTTGTTTTTCTATTTTATTAAGTTCTGTTATTATGTTTTGTTCTTTTTGAATTTTTGCTTCTTCTTTTAATATATCTATCCATGCCCAATGTTCTATTTTATCATTTTTTTTATATTTTCTAAATTTTGAATTGATATCATCGATTATATTACTTATATCATCATTTGAATTTATATTAATTTTATCACATTTATATGGACATAAATCATTCCATATATTAGCAATTTTCTGTAAAGATTCTATACTATAACAATACTTCCTATCATTTGCACCTGGACTACAAAATGCCATATTTTAATTGTTATTCTATCAATAAATTATTTAAAAATTATTTTTGGTTTAATTGTTATAAAAATGAAAGAATTAAAAAAATTAAAATTTTCATTACATAATGATTTATTAAATGAATGTATTATTTTTTCAACGGATAATTATTTAATTATAGGTTCAATATTAAAGTTTATTCCTAAAAATAATTATTTAAATGAATATAAAAATAGTTGGATTGAATGGTGTTGTAACAGTGGTGTAAATAACAATAGAGAATTTTATGAAAATAAATGGGAATTATTAACTAATGATAATGATAAAATAATAAGGATAAATATAAAGAAATAATTGATAAAAATTTAATTTCACTTGTTGATAATGCATTATTAACAGATGGTTGTGAATATGATATTGCAAAAATCATTTATTATTACTATAACGATAAATATGAAAATTTAACACAAAAAGATGAATATAAAATTAACATAAAATTATCGGAAGTTTTTACCAGAAAATTTACTGAAAGAGCACAATATTATAATCAAAAGATTATTGAAACTTCTGAAGAAGGTCAAAAGGAATTTTATAATAAACGTGCATCATCTGCATTAAAAATTGCTTTAAATCTTAAAAAGAGAAATTATAAAGATAAAATAATAAAGGAACTAAAATTTATGTTCAACTATATAGACTAATATAAAAAAATAAAAATTGATTAATAAATTTTTAATTTAAAAATATATAAAATAAATATAATATGTCAGTAGCTAAAACAGATTTGCAAAGCTTCTTAAATAAATTTAAATCAGAAAAAGGTAAAGCTTTTACTAATACGAGCATTGCAAATCCGAGGATATCTGTAAATATCCCTACTGACAATTATGATACATTCCTAGAATTATATGCACTTGCAATCACTAGTGGAGTATCTGTTCATTTAACCGAAAAACCTTTGGATCCTAGTCCTCTTAGGGTTGATTTAGATTTTAGATTTTCAAAAGATATTACTATGCATGAGGAAAGATTTATTCAACGTAAATATAATGAATCACATGTTCATAAGATAGTTGATGCTTATTTTAAGATAATCAATTACTATTTAATTGTTGATGAAAAATCCAATATTGCTTATATCATGGAAAAACCAGTTCCTACTGAATACAGAGGAAAAATAAAAGATGGAATACATATAATTTTTCCACATATTATTGTTAATAATAATATTCAATACTTTATTCGTACAAAAATTTTAGAAAAATCGCAAGAAATTTTTAATATTACTGATATTTGTGCAATTCCTGATGATATCGTTGACAGGGCAATTATTAGTGCTAATTGTTGGCAAATGTATGGTAGTAAAAAACCAGATTGTGATACATATCGTGTTACCAAGATTTATAAATATAATACTGGTAAATCTGAAACTGTTTTAATTGATCATATACCAACTGCGAAAGATGAAATTGATTATATTCGTTTATTTTCAATGCGTCTTACTGATCGTGTTGAAACTGAACTTAATGAAGATAAATCAAATGATATTCATGAATATATTCGTCATGTATTACCTATGATGGATAAAAAACAAAAAGATAAATTGGATAATAACATATTTTCATCTAAACTTACTAACATTATTAAAAATTATATTAGTGATGATGAATTTGAATTGGCGAAAAATCTAGTCAATGAATGTCTATGTCACAAGCGTGCTGATAGATATGATGATTGGATCAATTTAGGTTGGGCACTCAGAAATATCGACTATCGTCTCTTAAATACTTGGATTGAATTTTCAAAAATTAGTAGTCAATTTGTTGAAGGCGAATGTCAACAATTGTGGGATAAGATGAAAAAGGAGAATTTGAGTATGGGCACACTTAGATGGTGGGCAAAACAAGATAATCCTCAGCGCTATAATGAAGTAATAAATAACTCAATTATTCCGCTTATTGATAATGCTCTAAGTACTGATGGTGCTCATTACGATGTTGCCAAAGTAGTTCAAGCAATTTATAAGGGTGAATATAAAGCAGTTAACAAAGATACATGGTATAAATATGATAAAGATTGCCATAGATGGGTTAAGGCAAGAGAAGGTTTAAAATTGAGAAAGGAGTTAAGTGAAGAAGTATGTAGAAAATTTACTGAAAGAGCACAATATTATAATCAGAAAATTATTGAAACTTCTGAAGAAGGTCAAAAGGAATTTTATAATAAACGTGCATCATCTGCATTAAAAATTGCTTTAAATTTAAAGAAAACAGCATTTAAGGAAAGTATTATGAAAGAATGTAAATGTTTATTTATTGATGAAAAATTTGAAGAGTTATTAGATAATAGAAATTATTTATTAGGGTTTGATAATGGTGTATATGATCTGAAATTACATATTTTCAGAGAAGGAATGCCTGATGATTATATTTCATTATCTACTAATAAAATTTATATTCCATATAATGTTGAATCACATGAAATTGCCGAAATTAATGATTTCTTTCAAAAATTATTCACTAATGAAAATTTGAGAAATTATGTATTAGATATTCTTGCATGTGCTATTGATGGTAGTATTGCACAAGAAAGATTTTACATATTCACAGGACAAGGTAGCAATGGTAAAAGTAGATTGTTAGATTTAATTCAAAAAGCAATAGGTGAATATTATGCAACACTTCCGATTGCTCTATTAACTCAAAAACGTGCAGCATCTAATTCTGCTCAAGGTGAAGTTGAAAGAACAAAAGGAAGAAGATTTGCAGTTCTTCAAGAACCTAGTGAAAATGATAAGATTAATATTGGTTATATGAAAGAATTGTCTGGTAATGATAGAATTCTTACTAGAGGTTTATATAAGGAACCTTATGAATTTAGACCACAATTCAAGATGATTCTTGCTTGTAATGAGTTACCTGAAGTTCCTAGTGATGATGGTGGCACATGGAGAAGAATTAGAGTTATTGAATTTTCATCTAAATTCTGTGAACATCCTGATCCTGAAAAACCAAATGAATTTCCTATGGATCTTCAATTAAATGAAAAATTGGAACGTTATGCCGATGTATTCTTATCAATGTTAATTGAAAGACATAAGACAATAAATCCAGTTAAAATTATTGAACCTCGTGAAGTTATTAATGCAACTCAGAAATATAAACAAAATAATGATGTTATTGGTCAATATATTGCTGATCATATTATCAATGATGCAGCATCTAAAGAAAAGATAGGATTGATGGATGTATTTAATGATTTCAAACAATGGAGTTATAATAATGTTGCTAAAGGTAAGAAGGTACCTGATAGAAGTCAAATTAAATCATACTTTGAGAAAATATATGGGAATTATGATACTAAAGGTTGGAAGGGTTTCCGTTTTAAGGGTGCTGATGAATAAAATAATTTAAATCCTTCTATATTTTGTTTTTCTCGGTTATTATACAATTCATGAACTTTTGTTTTAATTTCATCTATTATTTTTTTTCTAGATTGATTTTTATTCACATTAGATAAAATTGCCATTGCTTTATAAAATTTAGAAGAACTCAATTTCAATTTATTATAACCTGTAAAATTATCTTCAAATGGATTACAAAAAAATGGAAGTTTTGTTTTGTCTGGAGGTTCTTCATTATATAATTCATAATTGGGTAATATAATTGATGCCATACTAATATTTTTGTTTAAATATAACATTGAATCTATTGTTTTTGTTTCAATAATTAAACATAAATATTTCATTGGTATTGCATCATGAAATATAACTTCATTTCCAGGATTATATTTCTTTTCATTTTTTGCATTACTTTTTATTTTTTTAACTGCTTTTTCTAAATTCCATGGAAAATAAGTATTCTTTTCATTTATAAAACCATTATAATCCATTAAATTTATATGATAATTTTCTTGTTCCAATAATTTCTTTGAAAATATAAGTAATGTATCATAACCAAATAAATTTTCTTTTTGTAAATTATCTTTCGTAATTAAAGTAAAATAAACACCTGGAAACTGATCTTTTATTTGTTCTATTGATGATGGTTTTAATTCATTCCAACTTTTATCATAATTCTTTGAAGCATGAACTAAATATAAAATGTCATTCATTTATATATATATAAAAAATGATTAATTAAATTTTAAATAGTGAAAAATATCTATGACTTATTTATCAATCATCAATAAAACTAAAATTTTTATTAATGATTATATGAATAGTCTTAATGATATCAGTCATGATTATAATCATATTATTCTTGTTGTAAAATTAGCACTAAAAATTGCAAAAAAAGAAGGGATATATAAGCAACGTGATTTATTTCATATTACAATGGGTTCATTATTACATGATTACGGTGACAGTAAATATTCAAATGAATCACAAGAATATTTAATCAAAGATTATTTGAAGAGATTTAAAATGTTAAAGAGATATGATAAAACTGAAATTATTCGTTTAGCAAGTAATATTTCATTATCAAAAGATATTGAAAATAATAATGATAATAATTCAACTGATAAAAAACGAAATTTAAAATTATTTATTATTCAAGATGCTGATAGAATTAATAGTTTAGGTGCTATTGGTATTATGAGATATATATCTTATAATATAAATTCAAAAAAAGAATCTTCATTTGATGATATAATTAGTAATATGAAGAATAGAACAAATAAAATCAAAAAATTTATTAAAACAAAAACAGGAATGAAAATTGCAAATTCAAATGGTAATTTTAAATTAATTAAAGATTTTATCAAAAATTATGAAAATTTCTTATGTGATTGATAATAGACAATTAATATTATTCCAATTGACACCAACAGACACCCTATCAGTTGTTTTATATTTAATAATTCATTTAATAATAATGATGATAAAATTATTGTTATTACAGGTGTTAATATAAATATAATTAAAGGAGAAATTATTGTCTCTTTTTTTAATACATGTAAATATAATAAATTACAAATAAATGAAGCAATGAAAAAAACCAATGCCAATATTAAAATATTTTTGTAACTTACATTTTTAAATCCTTCCATAAAGTCTTTATATTTAAAGAAATATGCATAAATAAGTGATGATATAAATAATACCAAACTTTGAAGAGAAATGATAAAAACATGAGGTAAAAATGATAAGTGAAATTTGATTATAATTGGTATAGCACCCCAAACTAAAGCAATTATAAATGGGTAAATCATTTTAATAAAAGTTCTATATAAATACAAATAAAATCAAAAAAATGCAATTAAATACTAACCTTTTTTACAACGTTAAATGTTGTAACTACACTCCGATTTGACTTTCTATTGCGAACATACATGGGATTTCTTGATGACCTACCTGTATGAAAAGAGATCTTAAAAAAACGCACCCTTGCCATAAAGAAAATTCTAATTATAAATGTTTCATTTTCACTATCTAACAAGCAAGGGGTAATATAACAATCCTTCATACGATCAGTCAGAACCTCAACAATAACATTACCGATAATATAAAGATCATCACTAGTGAAATTAACGAAACTATCATAACATTCAAACTTAAGTTCTTCACTAATAATTGCATTTCCGATATCAATAATAACATTTGAATATTTCAGTAAATCATCATAATAATATTTTCTTTTTTTCTCACATATAGTGAATTGATGTATGAGTTTAACCAAATCAATTTTTCCATTGAACTTACGCATCAAAGTCATTGCAAGATCAGTGGAAAATAAAGATTTTCTTCCATAAAAATTTTCCAAATCATTAACTGTAATCATCAATTCAGACATATTGTCAATAAAATGATTAATAATTAAAAATCATTTTTTTCACAGTAAAGATTGAAAAATAACAAAAAAATAATTAAAAGTCAAAAAATGACTTTTTATAATCAACAAGTATTAAACCATTACCTCACGCCCCTCAATAAAAACAGTAGTCTTACTGCGAACATGAATAAACACTCCCTGACTAATTTCCTCCCTAACAATCTCGCGCAAATCAGGATCAACTATCACATGAAACTTCATGGGACAGGTTTTCCTAACACACTTGCAAAACACAATACGCTTCGAAAACTTCTTCATTTTAGGTGTCAAACACAATTTTATAATTAAATATAAAAATCATTTTTATTTAACTTTGTTTAATTTTAATGCATATGTCTATTTATAATTGTCCTAAAAAATATTTTTCATAAGTATTTTTATTAATTGTTTTTATATTATTTAATTTACGATACATATAAGTTCCATGAATTCTTTCATAAGCACATGATAAATCTTTATTATTACATCTTAAATCTAATAATCCTGAGTTTATTAAACTATCCATATAATAATTGTTACAATAAAAACAATTCCATAATACAAGAGGTTCATTATTCCAATCATCAATATTACACATATTTAAATATTTATTAGCATTATATCTAGTTAAATTATCAGTCCATTCATAACCATTTACTGTTAAAAATGCATATGCATCTTCTTTATTTTCATCCAAAACTTCTTGAATTTTATCATTAAAAAAAATGGTGCCTTGAATACATAAATATTTTTCTGCTCTAAAATATTTCAATGCTAAATTATAAGCACCAATTTCATATCTGTAAAGTTCTGAATTATTTCTAATTATATAAATATTCAAAGATTTTGCTAAATCATACCAAGTATTATTTTTAGATTTATTATCTACAATTACAATTGTTTCATTATTATAAATATTTCTTAATTGTTTAATACATTTTATTAAAATATTTAATTTATTTTCATCATCTTCAATATATACTGCCAAAATAATAAGTAAACCTTTTATATAAGTTGGTTTAAATTCATTCAAGAAATTTAGATATTCTTTATATTCATTTATTGTTCCACAATCCCAATATTGACCTTTTATTATTTCATAAGGGATTTTTTCATTATTGGCAATTGCTAATTTCATAGAATATCCCAAATGTAAATCATTTTTATCAATATATTTTTCAAATTCTTTTTTAAATATAATTGATCCCCAACCATAATTATAATTACATTCACTATTTTTATCAATTATATCTATAATATAATCATTATCTATATTACATAAACCTATTTTTTCTTTTTGCGAATTTCTAATATTCCATATAAAAGAACCCACAATGAAATTTTCATTTATTGATACTTTATTAATTAACTGATGAGATAAATAATCAATATGAGTATCAGGCATTCCCATTATTGCTAAATTATAATTTTCATTTTGAATCATTTGTAGTATTGTTTCATTCATAGTTGAAGAATTAGTAATTATTTTAATTATAATTAAAGATTCATAATTTTTTAATTGTGTATTTATTATATGATCAATAAAATTTTTATTTAGTTCCGATGAACCTATTATAATTTTTTCACAACCTTTATCTATTAATAATTTACACCAATATCCAAGTAATGAAAAGTTTGTGTCTTTTAAAGGCAATATAAACTTAGGTAAATTAAAAATTCTATTTGCTGTTCCTGCACAAGGAATTAAACCAATCATTGCTTTTTATATTAATATTTAATATTTATTTTAAAATAAACACAAAAAACGAGTTTTTTTACAATAATTTCTAATTTCTAAATAGATATGGATATAATTCCTGAATTTTATGAATTAAATAAAAAACAATGTGATAAATTTATTAATGCTTCTGATAAAGAAGTTAGAGAAATTTGCAAAAAAATAATTAAAAATACATTACATGTAGATTTTTTTACATTTATATTACAATTAAATATAATAATAAATGATTTTTTAAAATTTTATATAAATGAATCAAATAAAAGACCCATATTTTTATATAGTTATAATGATGAAAAATCTAAATCTAATTTTTGGGTTTTACATTATGTAATTAAATATATCAAAAAAAATTCTAAATTTGAAATAGTTTTAGTTGACAAATCATTAATAAATTCAAATTTACAAAAAGATGATATAATTATATTTGTTGATGATTGTATTTATTTAGGAGAACAAATGGATACTACATTAAAAAGTTTACAACGTTTTCATGATAAATATAAATTTTTTATTATGGTACCTTATATATCATATGAAGCAAAAGTAAGATTGGAAGAATTATTTATTTCTAAAAGTATCGATAATATTGGCAGTAAAAGAACAAGAAAAGAAGAAAAAATAATGTTTTCTGACAATATTATTGAAATTCCATGTATAAATAAATTTTTAAATCATAAAGAATCAGAACTATTAGAAAAATATTATAATGTTGGCGAAGAAGTATTTATAAATGCAAAAAATACCTATTTAGTTTATTTTGATCATAAATTAGCAGATATGTATTCAGTACCTACCATTATTTATTTGGGTGTAGTTCCCAATAAAAAAAACAGTGATTTTTTATCATCAGTTGAAGATGATAATTTAGATAAATTTAAACAACATCTTGATATAATACCTATTATAAATAATTGTCATAAATTTGAAATTTCTCAATTAAAATTAAATTTATTATCACCACAGTGTCCAAATCCTCCATATAAAAGAACTTATGAAGATTTTAATGAAAAATTTAAAAAATTAAAATTAGAAAAAATACAAAGATCATTACCATTATCAATTGGTAATAATAAAAAACAACTTAAAAGTTATTCATTGAAAAAAAATAAATCATTATAAGTATGATAATATATTTATATTTATTTTTAATATTTTTAACAATCATATTTAAAATTCGTGGTTTTATTTTTGCATTTTTATTATTACTTATTTTAGGAATTTTTCATACAATTCCATGGTTTAACAAAAATTCAATTATAAATCACAGTGAATGTTTGATTGGAACAGAAAAAAAAATAAATGGAGTTATATTTAATGGTTGTTTGGATTATTGGCATTTAGCACATGTAATTTTATATATTTTAATAGGGTTATTATATCCCAATGATTATTTATTTGTTTTAGTTATCAGTATAATTTGGGAAGTATATGAACATTTTATGTTCAAATATATAATAAAAAAAAGTAATTGTAATGAAAATAGTTGTTTAAGAATCGAAGACATATTTTTAAATTTATTTGGATATTTTATTGGCAGTTTGTGGAAATAAAAAAATTAAATATCCAACTCATCAATGATACTCTGAGGTAATTTATATTTATCGAAAAAATCACTGAAATCTGGTGCAGGTCTTCCAATAGCAAACCTGCCAAATTTCCTTCCATGATAAGTAACACTTGACGACATACCATTTTCATATGATACAGTTACATTCCTAACACCATGACATGTTTCAAATAATTCTAAAAGAATACCGTTATTATCAAATGTATATTTTGCAAAGTCATCAGACCAACAAGTCATAGTATAAATCACATTGACGATCTTATCATTTACATACACAATGAAAAACCCTTGGGATCGATAAAAAGAAATAATCTTATCATCATCTTTCAAATAATAAGGTTCGCATACAACACCGTCATTTACAATTGCCTTAAAATTTCTATCACCATAGATATATGTATCATCATCAGATTCAATGAAAATATCAACAAACATTGACATAAAACTTTTTAACCACAACTAAAATTGGTAAGTATTATTTTAAATTAAAAATTTCATTATTTTATTTTTTTAATTTAAAAATAATACAATATATAAAAATAAATTTATAATTCATCTTTTATAAAAGTTGCCATTTCTTTTTTATCATCAAAAATATAGACCCAAAATTTATCCATTGGTGCTCTTTCATCATAATTATATAATAAATAACATTCTTTATTTTTTTTGGTTTTTTTATTGACTTTATAAATAAAAAAATGCGAATTTTTGTTATTTTTATATTTTTCAATTGTGAATGATTTTTTTGGATAATTTTCAAATAATAAACTTATACAATTATAAATTAAATATAAATCTGATTTATTTTTAATACTTGTAACAAATGTTGGTATTCTAGTTTCATCTGCATTTGTTTTAATTGCTGTGCAAATTATATTATAACTATTAATTAATAATTGTACATAATCTTTAACTAATTCATAACCACTCATATTTATATCATCATAATTAAGTATTTCCTTTGTATTTAAAGAAACACTCACATTTTTAATTTTAATATTTGATTCTATCACTGCTTTAACTTTTTTTGCATTCATATCTATAAATCAATAAGAATTATATTTATTATAAAAAATGAAATTTTATTTATGATAATAAATATAAATAATGACAAATTATCATGAATCATGGAATGAATTATTTGATCAATATAATTTTAATATAGATGTATTATATTCTGGTAAAGATATTATTTATCCAAAAAAAGAAGACATATTTAAGGTGTTTACAATGGATGTCAATGAAATTCGAGTGTTGTTATTGGGTCAAGATCCATATCATGGTGAAGGTCAAGCACATGGATTGAGTTTTTCAGTTCCTAATGGTATTCAAATTCCACCTTCATTATTAAATATATTCAAAGAATTACAAAATGAATTTCCTGAACGTAATTATGAATTTCAATGTGGAAATTTGGAAAAATGGTTTTATAGGGAAAAAATATTCCTACTAAATGCATCATTATCTGTCATCAAAGGATGTCCAAGTAGTCAAATGAAAATTTGGGAGGAATTTACAAATGATGTAATTAAATTTGTAAGTGAAAAAAACAAAAAATGTGTGTTTTTACTTTTCGGTAATTTTGCAAAAGCAAAAGAAGTTTTTATTGAAGACAAAACTAAAATAGTTAAGTGTAGTCATCCTTCTCCATTAGCAGCAAAATATGGTTTCTTTGGTTCAAATGTATTTATAAAAGTTGAAACAGTTTTAAATGAAAAAATTGATTGGTCCAATTAAAAAGTTTTTAATTTTAATTTGATATGATCAAAAAAATAATTCCATTTTTTTCTATTTACACCTACCATAGGATTATCTATTTTTAATAATTCAAATAATGTTTTGTCATTTTCATTCCAATATTCTTTATTTTCAACATAATTCATTATATTATCATAATTCGTAATATGAAAATTATATTCAAATTTTTTATTAGTCATTATTAATAATTAATTATTTTTCATTTATTTATATAGGATATGTCATCAGACAAAAAAGAAAAAAGATATTATAGAGAATTAAATACATTAATTACACAAATAAAACCGCGAATGAATATCATAATGGATAATTACAATGATCCAATTGGAACTTATATAATACAAATTGATGCAATAATTAAAAGAATAGCAAGTGATTATGAAATTAATAAATTATATAATAGTGTATATTTACTTAAATCTTATTTGAGTTTATTATTACATTTTTATCATTATGAACCAAATAATGATGGAAAATTATTGGGAAATTCTTCAAATTGTCAATTTACAATTGCAAATGTTACAGATAATCATCATGGTAAAGATTATAAAATATTTGTTAAAATAATTCAATATTCAAAACAAAATACAACATCAACAAAAGATTTATTGATTTATGATATAGTTTCAGCAATTGTATTTGATAAAATATTTTCAACTGATACATATAAAATATATAAAGATTTTATTCCTGTTTATAAAGGTTCCTGTTTAAGTTATATTAGACATGAAGTTTTAGAAGAAAAAGGAAAACTAACAACAAAAGATTTTTGGAATTTTAATGAAATCAAAGATTTCGGAAGAAAAGGATTAACTTTTTTTGATCCTTATATATTACAACAAGATATAACAAGACCAATATATAATGATCCTGTAATTATTGCTATGCATGAAGCAATAGATTATCCAATATCAGTAATGGATGTTTTCAGATATTTTAATGAAACAGAATCAAATGCAAGTGATGAAGCAGAATTTTTTAAAGCAATACATTTGGTTAATTTGGTTATTTCAAATGCTTATGATATGTATAAATTTCTTGAAATGATAGGAACTGAATATGGATTTATGCATAATGATCTTCATTTTAGTAATATAATTTTAGATCAAACAAAAAATAAATTAGTTATTATTGATTTTGGCAGATGTTGTTTTTCAAAATTTATACACGAGTCAAATATTGAAATTAATAATAAACTTTTAACAGAATTCAAAAAATTAAATTATAATATAGGTTTAAAAAAAATATATTTAACAGATGACTCTATTGTAAATAAATTTGCATATTTATATGAAAAAAATTTATTTAGATTTAATGTATCAATAAAAGATACTACGACAAATAAATATTTTGGAATAATTTATGATTTAATTACTTATTCATTAAATATGTATATTAAAATTTTATATTTTTCAAAAATAATGTATCCAGATTTTGCAATAGAAATTGAAGAAAATTTTAAATTATTAATAAAAATTAATTATACATATGATCCTATAAAAGATCTAATTGAAAATAGTAAAATAAGAATAAGTAATGGTTCATTAACTTTACATGAATTGATGACTAATTATAAAAAAATTAAAGAAGATTTTGTGACTAAAATTACTGATACTGAAACATTTAATTTTTATACAATGATATTAAATGGTTTATTTTATGCAAGTCTTTTATTTCATTTTATAATTGGAAAATATGGAGAAAATAAAATATATGAACATATTTGGTATTATTTTCAAATAAAAAATGTTGATTTAACTGAATTTTATGATTTTATTCAAACTTATATATTATCCAATGAATCATATGTAGAAGAATTAAAAAATGATACTTTTTTAATGCAATTTGTCAAAAAAGAAGAATCTTCAGTTTCAGGTGGATTTGCTACTAATTCATCAAGATCAACATCAATTAGCAAATATAAAAACACTAGTGTTCATACTCCATTTAAATTAAACTATATATCTAAAATTCAAGAAATGAATGATAAAATATTTGAATTCAAATCTATGTATAATAATCCTAAAAAGTATTTTTCATTATTTTCAAAACCTGTGGAAATTAAATCTGCACATAAAACAACAATGGATGAAACATCGAAAGCATATGAAAAAATATATAATGAAAAAGAATTATGTGATCTCAAAGTTAACAATACTACTATTAAAAGTTTACCTGCTAAAAGAAGTTTAAGAAATTATAAATCACAACCAAATAGATCTTCAATATAATCATAATTTGGATATTTGAATACTCTTGATGGTTTCATTACTTCTTTCATTAAATCTTCATACATTGTTTCATAATCTAATTCAAATATTCTTACACTTGAATATTTTTTTAAATAATATCAATCTTTTTTATCTATATTTTTTATAAATTCAATAGCATTTGGATTCAAACATAAATACGACCAGTTAATTTTATTTTCACTTACCAATTTCTTTAATTTATAAAGTTGAATGATAAAAAACATTTCTCATAATCAAAATAAGCAACAAAAACCCGAAGGTCAATGTCGCATATTCCACCACGTCTCATTCAAAATCATCATCCCGGTCAGACCGATAGTCAAGGGGCACCACAGTTGCCGCGTCCTCATTACCATGGAACACATAAACCTCAGTGTCTACACGAGCAACATCGTTGCCATGTAAAATCGGAAATACGTAGAACCCATCAACAACAGACCAAGTGATGTGAAAGTAAAGATCACGCACTTTGCAAAGGAAGAAAGAATCGCTCAACTCAAAGAACTCATAGTTCTGAAGGGAGGGAACAGTGCTCAGAAGAAACTCAGAAACACTCGAAACCCTCTCAACAGGAACACTAAACTTGCCAAAGTTCACAATATCGAGATCGTGGTAATAATCACACAGCAAATCAATAAAACGATCAATGTCAAATTCATTGTCCTCAACTCTATTCTCACAAACATGAAAGTATTCGGTTGGGGGAGAAGTCATTATAACTAGTCCACAACTATCAAATTAAATTAATATTTCATTTTCATTTAAAAAAGATCTATTTTAATACATTTATGAAATTTCATAAAAATAAAAAGCAACAAAAACCTTCAGGTTTTAATTTTAAATATTTAACTAAAAAACGTTGAGAAAAACTAAACTTACAAAAAGTTCAGGTTATTCAATTGAATTTATAAGATTTTAACTTTCTTTTACCACCCTTCTTTTTTGACTCACCGCCAGCAAGACCAATATTATTTCCATTAGGTAAAAAACTAACATTACCTACAGTACTCAGATGAGCACCTACAGTACTCAGAGGAGCACCTTTAAGGTTCATAGCAATTAGATGATTTTTATCATCCAATATGTTATATTGTGTATCATCGTCATCAATACATAAATCCATATGATCAGCATCAGATTCTTTGTGATTATTATTCATATTCTTTTCTTTGCATAATTCACTGTAGAATTCTTGTTCTATTCTTTGCAAATCATCTAATAAACCAACTGCACTAACTGCAGTGCAATATTTGACTCTGTCAGTATAGTTACTATAATCTTTTTCTTCTTCTTCTTTTCTAATTTTTTCAATTTCTTTCATAAATTTCCTATATTCCTCACTACGATACCATGATGGTTTTATCATAAGACTTTTAATTGTACTATCAGTTGTGTTAAAATAAGTTGAACTTTGTAACATTATAAGAAAAATATGTAAACTACATTTTAGGTTATCAACTAAAACATTTGTATTAAAATACTTAAATTTAGTATATCCTAATGCATATATTGCTCTTAATATCACTAGAAATCTAAGAAAATCTTGTCCATAAGATTCATTAGATACGTAATGTCTATTAAAAATGAGTTTAGAATGTTCGTCTCTAAATTTACTTAACTCTTTATTAAAAATTTGTTTATTTGTTTTTTGATATAACTCTTCAAAATTTGATAATAATTCAATTAATTTAATTTCATTAGAACTATCTGGTTTTTTTCCACCTATTTTAGTTGCCATTCTATAATTTATATATATATATATATTTATTATAAGTTTGATTATAATAAATATTTAATTTATCAATTTTAAGTTGTATCCAATCTCGTATTTTAATTATATGTTTTTTCTTCAACATTTATCAAATCTCATAATTTTTATAAAATCATTTTTTTATTATTTAACATCAATATTAAAAAAAAAGAAAAAATGATATATATAAAATAAAGATAGTTTATATAAATAAATAATGGAAGTTGAAAAGATTGACTATGTCATTCAAAATGTTAAAGATATGCTTATTTCAAGAGGAGATAATATAGATGAATTTGAAGAACATGAAGCAGAATTAGATCGTGAAACATTTTTAAATGAAAATTATCCTGTTAATTTTCATACATCAAATACTGCCATTATATTTGCATTGACTAAAAATTTGAGAAGTTCAATTATTGATGAATTAAAGAAAAATAGCGGTAATATGGATAATTATGTTAAGAAATATAATGGTAAATTGAATATAATACTTATATTTAACAATGATATATTAACAACTCCGTCCGTATCTTCTCTAAGTATTATCGATAAAATTCTTCAAAAAAGAGGTGGTATGTTGCAATACTTTAAAGTTGAAGAGTTATTATTTAATCCAACTAAACATGAATTGGTACCTCCACATCGCAAATTATCAAATTATGAGGCAAAAAATATTATGGATAAATATATGATTAAAAGTAAAGGTCAAATGCCCTTGATTCAACATACAGATGTTATTGCGAAATGGATTGGATTAAAACAAGGAGATTTAGTTGAAATTACCAGATATAATGAAAATAGCGGTGAATATTATTATTATCGCTGTTGTGTATAAGGATAATTTCGCTTTTTTTATTAACTATAATAAATGAGTAATTATAGTCATAAACGTAGAGATAGGGATCATGTTAAATATAATGAATTATTAGTAAAATATTCAAGAGAGGAAGCAAGTTATTTTAAAAGTTTGTCTAATGAAAAAAAGGATCAAATATTGAATATTGAAAAAGATATCAATGATTTTAAAGTTTTTAAAGAACCATTAAGGTTTAAATTTTTAATGATGAATACAATAATTTCAAATAAAATAGCAATTTTGCGTAAATATGAAGATTTTTGTAAATTAAGTCCTTTTTCATCTGAATATTCGAAATTGAGTAAATGGATATCAACTGTTTCACAATTACCATTAGGTATTTATAAAGAATTAGATTATAATAAAAAGGGTATAGGACAATTTTTACAAGAAATTAAAAAAGGTTTGGATAAAAATATTTATGGTCATAATGAAACAAAAGAACAATTAATTAGAATTTTGGCACAATATATATCAAATCCACATGCTAAAGGTTATGTCATTGGAATTCAAGGTTCTATGGGTGTAGGCAAAACTAAATTTATTAAAGATGGAATTGCTAAAGTAATTGGTTATCCCATAGCTTTTATTCCATTGGGTGGAATTTCTGATGCAAGTTATTTAAAAGGACATTCATATACATATGAAGGTTCTACACATGGTAAAATAGTTGAACAATTAATAAAAACAAAAATAATGAATCCTATTTTTTTCTTTGATGAATTAGATAAGGTTTCACATAGTAGATATGGTGAAGAAATAATAAATACATTAATTCATATTACTGACAGTACACAAAATGATAAATTTAGTGATAAATATATTGAAGAACTTGAATTAGATTTATCAAAATCTATCATATTTTTTACTTTTAATAATATTGAAAATATTAATCCTATTTTAAGAGATCGGATGATTATTATTAATATTGATAAATATGATAGAGAAGATAAATTAAAATTAGTCAAACATAGTTTATTAGAAGTAATTTATAAATCTTATAATTTTAGTGATAAAGATGTTATTTTAAATGATGATATGATTTATTATATTATAGATAATACAACACAAGAAGATGGAGTGAGAAATTTACAAAGAAATATTAATAACATTTATAGTTATATAAATATGAATAAATATATGTCAATAGATTCAAAAAGTGATAAAATTATAAAATTTCCATTTACAGTTACAAAAGAATTTATTGATAAATATATGATTCTAAAGAAAAAAGATGATAACCCTACTTTATCAATGTATTTATAAAAATTAATATAAATAAATAATTACTATGATTACATAATAATGAATGAATACAGAAATATTTTAGTTACAGGTGGATGTGGATTTATAGGTTCTAATTTTATTAATTATTTAAAGGATAAATATCCAGAAATTTTTATTGTTAATTTAGATAAAATAGATTATTGTTCAAATACTGAAGGTATTAAATATGATAAATTTATAATTGGTAATATTGGTGATTTAGATTTAGTTTCATCAATTTTAAATAAATATGAAATAGATGTAGTGATTAATTTTGCAGCTCAAACACATATAGATAATTCATTTTTAGTTCCATTAGAATTTACCAAAGATAATATATTAGGAACTCATGTATTAATTGAAGCAGTTAGATTATATGGGAAAATTAAAAAATTTGTTCATATTTCTACTGATGAAGTTTATGGTGATGTCAATATTGAACATTTAGGATGTTGTGAAAATGATATATTAAATCCAACTACTCCATATTCAGCAACAAAAGCAGGTGCAGAACATATAATAAGATCTTATTATTATTCTTTTAAATTACCAATTGTAATAATTAGATGTAATAATGTATATGGAAATAGACAATATAAAGAAAAATTAATACCAAAATTTATAAATCTTTTATTGGAAAATAAAAAATGTACTATTCATGGTGAAGGAATTACTAGACGAAATTTTATTCATATTAATGATGTATGTAATGCAGTTATTACAGTTCTAACAAAAGGAGATTTAAATAATGTTTATAATATTGGTTGTACTAATGAATATTCCGTGATGGATATAGCATCTATGTTAATTAATATTCTTAAACCAAATGAAGATATAAATAAATGGATTACATTTGTATCAGATAGAAATTATAATGATTTTAGATATTCAATTAACACTGATAAATTGACTAAATTAGGATGGAAAGAAGAAATAGATTTTAATCATGGATTAAATAATACAATTGAATATTATAAATCAACATTTATAAATAAAATTAATCTCTGATATTATTTTTAAATGATAAAATCAGGAAAAAATAAAAATTATTTGTTTTTTTCAATTGGTTTTGGAATAACATTAATAGTTTTTATATTATTTATATTTATTTATAAAGGTTCATATGAAAATTTTGCAAACACAATTAATTTCATGACTAAAGAAGAATCACAAATTTTTATGCAAAAAGATGAAGACTATTATATAAGAAATTTAAGTATATATGATTTACGTGCAAGAAAAGTTGCAACAAATGACGATTATCTTAAAATAGCAATTAATAGTTGTATGGATTTTAATGAAAGTCAAAAAGAAAAATTAACATATTGTTGTAATGAGGCAATTAAATTTTTCAATAATAATTATAGTTGGACATTTGCATTGACTAATAATACATATGAAGAAGGATTTCCACATACAAGAGGAACAGTTATTTTTTTATCTCCATTAATTATTAATTATACTCATACTGAATTAACTAAAACTTTAATTCATGAAAGTATTCATGTATTTCAACGATATAATAAAGAAGAAATGAATAAATATCTCACAAATAATGGTTATTATATTTCAAGATTACGAAATAAAAATTCATTGATTAGATCAAATCCTGATTTAGATGAATATATTTATAAAAATAAAAATGGTGATGAATTAGTTGCTTATTATAGATCTGAATTTCCATCAAGTATTAATGATGTTCACATGTCAGTTATGTCAGAAGAACATCCATATGAAAAAATGGCATATGAAATAGCAGATGAATATATAAAAAGTTTAATGAGTAAATATAAGAATATATAATTAATGATGTAGGTAATAAAACCGGTAATATTATTGCCAAAGAAAAGAAAATTAAAATTAATCATTAATTATTTTAATGATTGTTAAAATGAAATTCATTTTTTATATTACATATATTTTTAACTTTGGTAATATCATGCATTAAATCTTTGATTCTTACTTTCTCATAATCACTCATATAAGAATTCAAATTATTTTTGTCTATACCTCTCATTTTTAAAGATTGGTATTTATTATTTAAATCATATACAAATATATCAATTATTTGTGAATATAAACGTTCACTCATTATAAATTACTTATAATTTGTTTAAATATAATATCATTTTTTATTGTAAAAGAATGTCTTCATTAGTTATTAAAGGTTCTTCAAATTCAACATTTAAATTAATTTCAAATTCGAATGTAAATTATAAATCAATCATAATTAATAATAATAAAACAATTGATTTTATAAATTATAATTCTAATGGATTTATTGGAATTGGCACAGAAAATCCTTCTGAAAGATTAGAACTTAAAAATGGACAATTAAAATTAAGTTCAAATGATACATCTTTGTCTTCAATTATTCTAAATAATAATAATTTTAGTTTTTATAATTCCAATAATAAAATAATCTCTTTATTTGGATTAAATAACAATCATTATTATTATAACTCATATAATCAAAATTCAAATTATCTATATTTATTAACATCAAATGATATAAATGGATATTACTTTAATGGTGAATTTTTAATTAATGAAATCAGACCTGAAAATGATATATGGCACAGATCTATAGATAATAATCATCGTTTTTATTTTTCAAATAATTCATCAACGATATTTAAAAGTCCAAATGGATTTAAATGGAATAATAATGATAATCAAGAAATTGCATATTTATCAAACAATGGTTTTTTTGGTATAGGTATTACAAATCCCAAAACTACTCTTCATATATCTTCAGTTTCATTTAATCAATACCCTTTAAAAATTTCAACTGTTTCAAATAATGATACTGGTTCTTTTATTGCATTTAATACTTCAAATGTTGAATGGTGTAAATGTGCTATAGGTCATATAAAAACTGGTGATTATGATACAGGTGATTTAATTTTTTTAAATAGAAATACACTTGATAATTTAAATGCAAATTTTAATGATGATGAAATTATGCGAATTAAAAATAATGGTAATATTGGAATTGGTATTAAAAATCCAACTGCTAATTTACATATAAATAATTCAAATATAAATCAAACAGTTCTTTTAAAAATCAGTGACAGTATTAATTCAAATGGATTATTATTATTCAAAAGTTCAAATAATAACAGTTATTTAATCAATAATGAAAATAATGATTTATTTATTGGTGTTAATAATAATGATGATATTAGTAATCAAAACAGAAAATTAGGAATAAGAATAGACAATTCTAATAATTTAAATTTTAATAATAATATAAATTTTGATTCTTATAGTAATTCTGAATTTACAATTAGTGTTAAAAATAATTTAGGTATTATTAATCATAAAACATCTTTATTATTTTATGAAAATAATAATTATAATAATAGCAATCTTATTAATATAGGTAGAGATATAGGATGGGGTATTACAGATACTTATATTCATTCCAAATTAGGAATTGGCACAAATCCAATAGAAAAATTACATGTTCAAGGAATAATTGCAAGTATTAATAAAGATACTAGTAATTTTATTCGGATTTTTAATGAAAATTCAACTGCATTTATTGATTCTGGTAGTTGTGAAAATGGTTTAGTTTTCAGAATAAATAAAAATACTTCTAATTATGGAAATACAGATTTTAATGAAGTATTGCGAATTAAATCAAATGGAAATATAGGTATTGGAAATAGTACACCTATAACAACCTTAAATACTGATACTAACCTTTGTATAGGTAATAGTTTATCATTAAATAATGCAGGTTTTTTAATATTAAGTAGAAATAATGGTAATACTTTTCAACGTAATTTTAAAATGGGTTATGGTGATTTAAATTTTATGACATTTGGAGATTTTGGCAGTAATAATAATCCTATTACATGGAAACAACAAATAAGAATTCATTGGAATTGTCCCAATAATACATTCCTTATATATGAAAATGGTGATGCAAATTTATACGGTCGTCTATATCAAGCAAGTGATATTAAAATTAAAAAAAATATTAAAACAATTGAAAATGCATTAGAAAAAGTAAATAAATTAAATGGTATTCATTACTCATTTATTACTAATGATAATGATAATGATAATGATAATAATAATCATATTGGATTAATAGCACAAGAAGTAGAAAAAATAATTCCTGAAGTTGTTCATTATAATAATGAAACTGATTTAAAATCAGTTGCATATGGAAATTTAACACCTTTATTAATAAATGCTATAAAGGAATTAACAAAAAAAATAAATGTTTTAGAAGAAAAATTAAAAATTTATGAATAAACACCATTTAATTTAAGTACATTATCAATATCTGATTGTTCAAATTGATGCATATTTATACAATTATTTAATGTTTCATTTTGTTGACTTATATAACCATCTGCTTTTTTTAAATTTAAAACAGCATCTATAAGCATTTCTTTTGCACGTTTATAATCCTTATTTTTATAATAAATAAGTCCCATTGTATGTTGAAAATCTGGATTATTTTTACCACTGGAATTATAAATTAATTCTGCTTGTTTAACAACTGAATCTTCAATATATTCATTATTCCCAACTATTTGTGTAAGTTTAATATATTCACCATTTTGATATAAAAAATTATTACTATTTGTATTTGATGTAAATAAACCTATTTTTGAACCTTCAAATAATAAATTTTTGTTATACACATAACTTTTAATATCATTTTTATTTTCCCATATGAAATATGATAAACTCAATTTATAAGTAAATTTTATTTTATTTAAATATTCAAATAATTTTTCTGCACATTTATTTGTAATAAAATATGAACTTTTCGCTATTAAAATTTTAAAACAATCATATGAATTTAAAAATTTATCTTCATTTGTAGTATCATTTATGGCAATTGCTGTTAATAATATATCAAAATCCAATGTTTTTATTTTTTCCAATAATTTTATAAAATTTTCAATAAAATCATCTATTATCATTATATCATCTTCAATTATATAATTAATTTTAACATTACTATTTTTAATCATTTCTAATGCTTTTTGTTGTTTGCTGAAATTTGATAATTGATTAGTATTTAAAGGGGTTATTAAATTTTTGAAATCATCGTCTGCTATTTCATCTTTATTTAAATTAACCCTTTCTTTATATTTATCAATTGCATTTTCTATTTCTTTATTTGTAGGTGTATTAATTTGAATGAAATTATAATTAATATCTAATTTATCAAAAATTCCTTTTAATTTTACTATTTGATGATTCAAATGATTAAATCTGATTTTTAAATGTTCGCTAGTTATCAAATAAATATTAATATCTGTTTTCATTCTTAAAATTATAATTATATATCATTGTTTTTTCCTTAAATTTATATAAAGACATTAAAAGCAAAACTTCATTTATCTTTATTTCCCCTTTTACATTTTTAAACTAGCAACGGTTGATTCAAGAGCATTTAAACGTTCAGTTAAATCAGGTCGTTTTTCCATGTCATTTACACGATAAGTTAAATCAGGTATTTGATTGCTATATTGTTCAACTGGAAATAATCGAGATTCTAAAGCAGTTATTCTTTCATTATAATCAGTATTCTCTATTTGAGTTAGACGTTGTGTTAATGGTTCTAATTGAACTTTAGGTTCTGTTTCAAGATTATAAAGACGGTTTTCAATATTTTCAAATTTATTCACTGCTTCTAATTTTAATTTTAATTGTTCATTTTCACGCTTTAAAACTTCAACTGAACTTACTAAATCATTTACAATTGAATCATTTGTAGGACGATTTTCTAAAGTTCTTAATCGAACAATTAATTCACTTACATCTGGTGAATTGCCAGAACCTCCCACATTTCCTTGTGATGATAAAACATCAACTCTGTCTTTTAATTGTAAATATAAACGATATAAAGGGTTATTTTCCATTATCTAATATTTAGACAATAAAAAAAAAATGATATATTTATTTTATAAGTATAATTATAAATGATAGTTCCTATACGCTGTTTTACATGTGCTAAAATCATTGCGGATAAATATGATTATTATAATGCAGAAGTTGCTAAATTAGAAAAAGAGGGCAAAACAAATCAAGATCCTGATTATAAGTATTTCAGCAAAATTCACACTAAAGAAATATTAGATAATTTAGGTTTAGATCGATATTGTTGTAGAAGAATGATATTATCTGCAAGTGATATGATGCATATTATTTAATATTATTATAATAGTAATAATAATATGAGTGTTATTAACAGTAACAATAAAATTATTGAAAAAGAGATTGAAAATAAATTTAATCAATTATTAGAGAAATTGCCAAATATCATCAAAAAAGAAGAAATTAAAGACAATTCCGATTTTTTTAATTTATCAGTTATAGATATTTATCATAACACACTTCAAACTGTTATTGATATTATTAATGATATTATGATAGTTATTGATAATGCTGATCAAAGCAATTATCTTAAATCAATTTTGGGAATATTTATGTTCAATGAACAAAGATTTTTTTATTTGGGTATTATTTTAATTATTTTATCTTTTGTTATATATTTTATAGACGGAGCAACTATTTAAATGTTAATTTATAATTACTATTTTGCCATTTTAATTTTAGCTTTAATTTTTTATTTTATTTCTGACAAAAATCCATCTATATTAATAGCAATTATTATCATTATTATAATTGGTTATAATTATTTCAATAAAATAGATATTTATAATTCTACTATTGCCAATAATTATAATAATAAAATAGCAACTCTTGAAAAAGATCAAAATAATCAGAAAATTAATTATCTCAAAAATGATAAAACTTTGGTTGAAATTATTTTAAATGTTAGATTTATTAAAGTATTTGATAATGATAAATATAGTAATATCATTTTAAAAACAGAAGAATTAATGAAAATTTATGTTTTTATGTTAGGTGATAGATATGATATATCTACACATTTTACATCTTTTTTAAATACCAGAAATGAAATTTTAAATGAATTATATTCAAGTTATTTAATTATTCCATCAAAATTAAAATATATTTATAATCTTAATCCTTATGAAGAACTCAAAAAAACAATTAAAAATTTTATGAAATATACACGAAAAATGATAATCATAATTGAAAAATATGCTTTTGAAAAAAAAGGAATCAAATATCTCCAAGATACCAAATATAAACCATATAATTATAGTTATAATAATATTACACCAATTGATATGTCATTTAATGTTTATTAAAATACAAAAGAACGTTGCATTGATTGTACCTCAGGATATTCAAATGTATTTTTTACCATATCAACTAAATTAGTAACATTTGTAAATTCTTGACTTGGTTTAGTTACATAAAAGAAGTTTGAAGCATCACCTGAATTTTGAGTATCACCTGCTTTAGCAGTAGAAGTTGCTAAATTTTCACCACCGCCTTTTTTACTTTTCTTCATCATTCTTTTTCCTCCCTTTTTTTTTTCATCTTGATAATTTAAATCATTAACATGATTCATTAAATCTTCATTTAAATTCACACCACCATTTTTGTATTGTTCTTCAACAAATGTAACATCTGATATTAATTGATCTACAGTGACATTTCCTCCACCAAAACTGATTTTTTTATCAGTAAAATTATTATATATATCCTCGAATTCTTTTAAATTAATATTCATATTCATAAATGACTCTAACGAAACCATTGATTATAAAGTATTATTCTAATTAAATATAAAGTTTTTTATTTATTAATTATAATAAAATTCTTAATTAAAATAATGAGTAAAATATTGCCTGATGGTTTTGTAAATACAGATATTCTTAGTGATTTTTCTGTATTTTCATTAAACAATACCGTTATTGGACAATATGCAGGTAAGGTTATTAAAGGTAATGATAATCTTATTATTGGTAATAATGCAGGTAAAATAGGCATTGATATTAATAATTCTATTTTTTTAGGTGCTAATTCTGGCACTAAATTAACTGGTTCTGAACGCGTAATATCTATAGGTGACGAAAATTCTAAATTTCGAGTTCTTAAAAATGTTGTAAATATTGGTTATGATAATAATATTAATGAATCTTCAAATTTTATTAAAATTACAAATGATAGACCATTAATAACTACAAATAATATTGGACTCCAAAATAAGGGATTTTCTGAAATTTCTATTGGTAATTATAATTCTAATGTTAATGGTGCTATTAATATTGGAACTTCCAATATATCTTCAATAAATGATTCAATTACAATTGGAAATAAATTAAATAATAATTTTAATTTAAATATTGATAATGTTTTATGTTCAAGTAATTTTAATAATAATGAATATATTTATTTGGCATGCGGTGCTTATAAAGATTTTCCAGTAATTTTAGGATCTTCTAATAACTTTGATTTAGTATCTAATACTAATCTTAGTTTTAGTGGTAATTTTATTACATCACAATTTAAACTTAAAAATTCTGAAAATTATTCAATTTTATTTAACACCAATACAAATATTAATTTAATTTATAATTTTCCAACTTTACCTAATTATGAATATTCATATTTATCTACTGATAATGATGGTAATTTACTATGGTTACCTGTCAATAATGACATGATTAGATATATTATATCATCTGGAACAATTATTTGTAACAATTTTGAAGGTGTTAATTTAATAGGTGATGGTAGTTTTATTACAAATGTTAATATTAGTATTGGTAGCAATACCACAGATGATTTAAAACAAGGAGTAAAAAGATTTTATTTTAATAATTCACTTCTTAGTACTGTTTTTTATGATTATATCAAAGGAATTAGCACAGATGATTTAAATGAAGGATCATATAATCAATTCTTTGAATTAGAAAGATATAAAAAAAATTTTAAAATAAATTTAAATACTTATACAACTGATGATTTGAAAAAAGGAAATTTAAATTCAAATAGTCAAAGATTCTATTTATTTAAAGATTTTGATGATATTGCTTATAAATATCTCACATCTCCTAATATTAAATCAGATGATATTAAAGAAGGAAATAAAAATATTTATTATGATTCAAATAAAATAGATTTTACTTTTGATTCAATTAAACAAGGAACATCAAATATTTATCTTAATCAATCAAATTATATTTATTTGATTAATTCAACTTTGAATACAAAAACAACTGATAATTATAAACAAGGATGTAATAATATATTTTATAATAATGAAACTGCTAATTCTAATATTATTTTTAATTTTAATAATTTAACAACTGATGATATATATCAAGGAAGTAATTTATTTTTAAACACATTTAACTTATTTAATTATCTCACAAAAAATTATCCAAATTCAGATGAAATTAATGAAGGAAATAATAATCAATATTTCAATTCAATTACAAATACTGATAAATATGAATTAATATCTGATGGTATTTCACAAGGTAATAGTAATTATTATTTTACTAATCCTAGAGATTTAGCAGTTCGTATTGCAACATATTCAACTACTGATGTTTTTCCAGAAGGAGAAAAACAAAAATTCTTCAATGAAAAAATCGTTGTTAATAATTATATTTCTAAAATTCATCAAGTAACTGATACTGATATAAATGCAAAAGGAACTTCAAATAAATTTATTGAAAATAATTTTTATAATAATAATCTTGAAATTCAAGGATTTTTACAAGCAAATGATATTGATATTATTGATAATGATGTAAATTTTCTTGTTGGTATTAATGAAGAAGATTTAGAACCTAAAATTGGTTCAAATACTGAAGTTTTTAACGCTTTCGATTTTAGTCATTTATATATTGCCAGTAGATTATCAAACATTGAAATTTCTTATTGTAATGCATGTGGTTCTGCTAAATGTTATGATCCAACAGCAGTTCCTTTTATTGTTCGTGATAACAATGTTGGAATTAATATGACAAATCCTAAATTTACATTAGATGTAAATGGTACAACAAATACAACATCTCTTATTTGTAGTAATATAAAATCATATAACTTTGTTTATTATAATCCTAGTAATACTGATAAATTAAATATTATTAATAATGGTACTGATATTGCTTTTAGTGTTAGACAATTAGATAATTGTGATTGTAATATAGCAGAATTTTATAATAATGATCAATTAATTTTAAATATTACATCTAATAATAATGTTGGAATCAATAAAATAAATCCAGATTCTAATTATAAATTAGATATTGAAGGTTTTTTACAATCAACAGATGTTTATATTAAAAATACCAATATTTCAAATATATTCATCAGTTCAAATATATTATTAAATTCACCCAATCTATTGAATTATTATAATATTAGCAATATTCCTTGGAATATTTTGTCAAATAATATTTTTAATACAAATACAGGAAATATAGGCATTGGAACTAATATTAATATTAATAGTTTTGTAAAAATTGTTAAAAATACTATTGGCGATGATTCTAGTAATAATGGTAATAATAGTGTTTTATATGTAGAACAATTAAATAAATTAACTCAAAATAATGCATGGGCATTATATGTAAAAGGTAACACTTATTTAGATGGATTTTCTATTGATGGTTTAAATGGTCAAAAAGCAATTACTTTATTAGATGCAAAAGGAAAAGAATTGGGTTTATGTGCAGAAAACTCTGAAGGTTTTATAACATTTACAACCGGAAATAATCTTGAAAGAATGAGAATTAATAATAATGGAAATATTGGTATCGGTATTACTGAACCTACTGAAAGACTTGATATTGGAACTGGATCACTCAAAACATCAAGAATAATTAATAATAATAATATAAATATTGTTACTTCCAGTGAAAATGATATAGTTTTTAGTACTTTTAATATTCAACGTCTCAAAATAAGCAGATTTGGTAATATTGGTATTGGTGTTGATATTCCTGTTGCAAATCTTGATGTTGGAACTGGTTCCATCAAAACTAAAAATTTAATTAATAATGAAAATTTATATATAAATACTATAAATCAAAATGACGTTGTATTATGTACTAATAATATTGAAAGATTTATAGTTAAATATAATGGTAATATTGGAATTGGTAATGAAAATCCCAGATTTAATTTGGATGTTAATGGAACTATTAATACAATTAATCTTATTTCTTCTAATGCAAATATATCGAATTTAAATCTTCTTGGCAATATAACAAATATTAGAACACCAGTCAATGTAACAAAACAATTTCAAATCATAAATGAAACTTCATTAACTTCATTATTAATTACTCAAGCAAACAATAATCAAAATTTTGGTGAACTATATGATAATTGCAATAATTTAAAATTGATTATTGATAAAAATGGAAATGTTGGCATTGGAAGTTCTACACCTATTACTAATCTTGATATTGGATCTGGAACCATCAAAACAACTATTTTGAGTAATAATTCTAAATTAAATATACATTCATATGATGATATTTTATTGAGTACTAATGAATTAGTGCGATTAAAAATTACTTCATCTGGAACTGTAAATACTAATGATAATGATATTGAAACTGGTTTAGGATCTATATATACTAATAATATCACAAGTAAATATGCAATTATACAAACTGCTATATTAGCACCATTATTTAGTTATCCAGGTGAAATAAAAATAAAAACAAATTCTGATAACAGTATTACTTTTAATACAAATGATATTGATAGACTAAAAATTAATAATTTTGGTAATGTTGGTATTGGAACTGATAACCCCCAATTTCTATTAGATGTCAATGGAATTATTAATACTAATCAATTAATTTCATCAAATATCATTACTTCAAATTTAAATGTTATTGGAACTATTACAGATATCAAAACCCCTTTAATTCAAAGTAATCAATTTCAAATTATTAATGAAACTAATAAAACTTCTATGATTGTAAAACAATTAAATTCAAATCAAAATATAGCGGAATTCTATAATTATAATAATTCAAATTCAAATTTAAGTTTCATTATAAATAGTAATGGTAATATTGGTATTGCTACAAGTAATCCCAGATTTTTATTTGATGTCAATGGAATTATTAACACCAATCAATTGATTTCATCAAATATTATCACCTCAAATTTAAATGTTATTGGAACAATTACAGATATAAAAACTCCTTTAATTCAAAGCAATCAATTTCAGATAATTAATCAAACCAATCGAATTTCTATGATTGTAAAACAATTAAATTCAAATCAAAATGTTGCTGAATTTTATAATTATAATAATTTAAATTCAAATTTATGTTTCATTATAAATAGTAATGGTAATTTAGGTATTGGTATTACTAATCCCATAACGAATTTAGATATAGGATTAGGAACAATAAAAACAACTATTTTAAGCAATAATTCAAATTTAAATATAACTACTTCTACAAGTAATGATATTATTTTTAATACAAATGGTTTAGAGAGATTACGAATTACATCTCTTGGATTAATAACAACTAATAGTAATATTAATGCAAGTAATTTAAATACATCATTTTTATTTGCAACTAATGCAATAATTACATCAAATATTTCTAATTTAGGAAACATAATTATAAATACAAGTAACACTGAAAGATTAAGAATTAGTAGCAACGGTAATATTGGTATTGCCACAAATAATCCTAGATTTTTATTTGACGTCAATGGTATTATTAACACTAATCAATTAATTTCATCAAATATCATTAGTTCAAATTTAAATGTTATTGGAACTATTACAGATATCAAAACCCCTTTAATTCTAAGTAATCAATTTCAAATTATCAATCAAACCGATAAAACTTCTATGATTGTAAAACAATTAAATTCAAATCAAAATGTAGCAGAATTTTATGATAATAATTCAAATTTAAATTTAATTATTAATAAAAATGGTAATGTGGGTATTGGTATTACTAATCCCATCACTAATTTAGATGTTGGATTAGGAACAATAAAAACTACAAATTTAAGTAATAATGCTAATTTAAATATAAGTACAATAAATGCAAATGATATTATTTTTAATACTAATGGTTTTGAAAGATTACGAATTAATTCATCTGGAAATATAACAACTAATGATAATAGTTTTTCAACTGGTACAGGTGAATTATCAGGATATATTATAAGAGGAAATAGTATAATTGGTTTAAATGGTATTATTACACCTGTAATTACCAATATTGGTGATTTTATCATTCAAACTTCCACAGAAAGTGATATAATATTTAAAATAAATTATGATGAAAAACTCAGATTAAGTAAAACTGGTAATTTTGGAATAGGAACAAATGAACCAATGCATAAATTACATGTTGTTGGAAAAATTAATTCTGATGAACTTTATTCAACTGATATCATAACATCAAATATAAATATATTGGGAAGTATAACTACTAATAATACTACTTTTAATACAGGAACTGGTAATATTATAGGTGCTAGTATTACAGGTAATCAATCTGTATCAACGCCACTTTTAACAAATAGTTCAAATTTAATTATCAGAACTGAAAGCAATAATGATATTATTTTAAATACTAGTAATATTGAAAGACTCAGAATTACTGGTAATGGCAATATTGGTATTGGTAGCACTGTTCCAATAGTTGCTCTTGATGTAGGATTAGGAACTATTAAAACAACTGTTTTAAGTAATAATTCAGATTTAATTTTTAATACTAATAATATTCAAAGATTAAGAATAAGTTCTTCGGGTCTCATAAATACAAGTAATAATAATCTTGAAATTGGAACTGGAACAATAAATGTAAGTAATATTATTACCTCTAATATTTATGTGAATAATTTATCAAATCAAGGTGATATTAACGTAAGTGCTTTAGGCAAAAATAGAATTGTTTTTAATACTGATGATAATCAAAGATTAACAATTACTAGTAATGGTAATATTGGTATTGGAACTATAAATCCCAATTTTTTATTAGATGTCAATGGTATTATAAATACTAATCAATTATTTAGTTCTAATATTATCACTTCTAATTTGAATGTCATAGGTGATACCACTATTTTAAATACCACGATTTATCAAACTGAACAATTACAAGTTGTAAATGATACAACTGCTACTTCAATGATCATTAAACAAATAAATAATAATCAAAATATTGCTGAGTTTTATAGTGGCGAAACTAATTTGAAAGTTATTATTGATAAAAATGGAAATATAGGTATTGGTAGCACCATTCCAATTACTAGTCTTGATGTAGGAATAGGAACTATTAAAACAACTATTTTAAGTAATAATTCAGATTTAATTTTTAATACTAATAGTATTCAACGATTACGTATCAGTTCTTCAGGTCTTATAAATACAAGTAATAATAATCTTGAAATAGGAACAGGAACTCTTAATGTAAGTAATATAAATAGTAGTAATTTTAATGTCAATAATATAAATACTAGTAATATTATTACTAATAATCTTATTGTTTCAAATTTATCAAATCAAGGTAATATTAACGTAAGTGCTTTAGGCAAAAATAGAATTGTTTTTAATACTGATGATAATCAAAGATTAACTATTACTAGTAATGGTAATATTGGTATTGGAACTATAAATCCAAATTTTTTATTAGATGTCAATGGTATTATAAACACTAATCAATTATTTAGTTCAAATATAATCACTTCTAATTTAAGTGTTATAGGTGATACTACTATTTTAAATACCACGATTTATCAAACTGAACAATTACAAGTTGTAAATGATACAACTGCTACTTCAATGATCATTAAACAAATAAATAATAATCAAAATATTGCTGAGTTTTATAGTGGCGAAACTAATTTGAAAGTTATTATTGATAAAAATGGAAATATAGGTATTGGTAGCACCATTCCAATTACTAATCTTGATGTAGGAATAGGAACTATTAAAACAACTATTTTAAGTAATAATTCAGATTTAATTTTTAATACAAATAGTATTCAGCGATTACGTATCAGTTCTTCAGGTCTTATAAATACAAGTAATAATAATCTTGAAATAGGAACAGGAACTCTTAATGTAAGTAATATAAATAGCAGTAATATCAATAGCAGTAATTTTAATGTCAATAATATAAATACTAGTAATATTATTACTAATAATCTTATTGTTTCAAATTTATCAAATCAAGGTAATATTAACGTAAGTGCTTTAGGCAAAAATAGAATTGTTTTTAATACTGATGATAATCAAAGATTAACTATTACTAGTAATGGTAATATTGGTATTGGAACTATAA